CTTGTTCAGTCCCCTTAACTGAATACTTCTCCTTGAGCTTTTTAATTTCTTTTCTTCTCTTTCGATAGAAGATCGCAATGTCTCTGATCTTGGCAGAGAAAATAGGAATAGCCGAAATTAATTGAAGATCGTCGTCCAAATCTAAATTAGATAACTTCTTGATGTCTGGATCATCGTCATAAATGACCGTCAGTCTCCGTAGGAAGCTCTTATAGGATTCCTTTTGTTGGTTCGCCTCTTCCACCGAAGCCTCCTTAACATCCGTGATTAAGGTCGATTGTAGGTAATCCTGATACATCACCATCTTCTTATCAAATGGGATGCTGGGATTAGCTACATTCCATTGCTTGAAAGATAGTAATGAATTTTGTGCAGACATCACTTATAATTAGGATTCCCAACCCCTAATAGCTCTTAATCAATTTTCCGATCTTTGTTTTTAAGGGTTTGATCTTACCCAATTCATTTTTAATGAACTTCTTTTGGTCTGGGTCTTCATTGATATCTTCGAGATGGGTCAAAGTATCAAGTTGGATTTCGACCAAAGCTTGGATAGTGGTTAGTTCTTGGAACTTAAAAGACAAATCGCTCATAAAATTAATTATGAGCGATTCGATAAATTACAAGAAGTTAGGATCTAATATAAGTTGTTAGATTTCTTCTTCGTCTTCTTCTGGCTTGAGTGCTTCAAACTCATCCACAGTTTTCTCATCAATAAGTCCAGAGTCTTTTGCTTGAATCAAGATCACCTCATCGGCTGCGGTGATCTGGTTTGTTCTACACTTGACCATAACTTCTCCTGACGTTGATACTGGGTAAGCATCTAATTGACGAAACGAGCTAATCGTATGGATCTGGTCAAGATTTCGTTGACCTTCGATAGCATCTGAGACATTACTGAAATGTTCTAACGAAACTAGGAAACATCTGACTCCTGTTTGTTGGGAGAGTTGTAGTTCTGTTAATGGTATATTTTCTTCTTCAATCATATTAATATTAGGTTAGTCTATTACTGCATCTACAGGCAAATCTTCTGGTTTTATAAGGAGGTCGAATACAGGAACAAGCTCTGAGATCTTGAGGTAATCTTTTCCGTCTGATAGTTCTATGAAATTACGTGAGTCTCTTACGAGGATTGTCCTCCATTGTTCCCAAGTCTTTACGGTCTCTACCCCTTCCTCGTCTGTGGTTGCTCTTCCTCGGATTCCTTCAGGAACAAGGTCTGTTGGCACTACTTCGGCAAAGAGTTGAAACCCCTCAACTTCTCCACCAACGGAAGCTATAAACTTCGCAACGTCTACTGAAAGCTTTGTATCTCCTACTATGTAAACAGCGTTGTCCCCATCAGGTTTAACGTCTGCTCCTTTTGTGACAGCGTTGATTGCAAGTTCTTGGACTTGTTCGTTTGTGTCGATTGTTTCTTGTGCGATTGTAATTTTAGCCATAATTTTAAATGTTATCTGTTTTTAAATGTTATCTGTGTAAGTCTCTGACTTTGTGAGGTCAGTTCCTGTGAGTCCTGCTTCATAAATCAAGAAGCGGTCTTCTTTAGTTGTTGATACATCACGTTTGAACACTGGGTTAGTTACAGTGTCGCCAAAAGCATATGTATCTGGTAGCGTTACTTTGGGAAATGTTACACCCTCCACAATTCCATTATTACCATTACCTGATGTGTCGAGAGCGTCTTTGATTAGAGGGTAGTGAGCTACTAGATTAGTAGTTATGTTCGTACCATTGTGAATAGATAACATTTGTGCCGCAGTTAATACAGTAGTGTTGTAGATTCTAGCATCAAGTATATTACCTTCCCAATGATATTCCCTTGAAGCACCGTTGTCTATAATACCTATTCTCAAAGGAGTATCGCTGAGGTATAAGGTCGAGGGAATAGTTCCAGTTGTAACAGAGCCTGCAACCTCTGCACCATTAACATAAACTTTCAAGTCTCCGCTTGCAAAAGTAAATCCGTAAGTGTTTGTTAAGTTTACTACAACGTCATCATTAGATTTCCAAATAGCTTGAAGACTTCCATCAGAGGGGTCGCCAAAAGCCATAGCCATCTTTTCTCTTTCAAAATACATAAGCCATTCACGTTTGCTGTTTCCATAGTCGTACTTAGCAATAATACTTTCAGAACCTGCAATTGCTGCATTATCATTTTTCGCCCTAGCTGTAACCGACAAGTTGTTGGTAATATCTAAATCCGTGTTGTCAGGAACTGATATATAATCATTCGACCCATCGAAAAGAGCATAGCCCTCATAGACATTAGCTGTGCTTGGTGATACAACACCACCTAGCGCAACGTTCTTAAAATCGAATGTTGATTCTGCATCGTTGTGTCCTGCCACTGGAATGTTTCTTAGTGTGTTACCAAGAGCATCAGTGTCAGCTGAAGTTAATTTAGGGATTCTTATGTTCGCTGGTGAACCTGCAACTGTTCCATCATTAGGAAAGTTAAGTGTTGAACCATCAAGAAACACTCTACGAGGTGAACCTACAACTGTACCGTTATTTGAACCAGTTTGGTCCAGCCATTTTGCATCTGTGTTTCCATAGCCTCCAACACTCCATGCTACTGTATCGCTCAAATTAGTAATAGACACGTCTGAAATAATTCCTATAAAACGTCCAGCATTGGTATTATACGCACCGACAGTTAGAGGGGAGGCATTAGCCATTGAATCAATAACTGTTGGGTCAGATTGTGGGGAATAAGTAGATTCCGCCCCATCAATAAATATTTTAGTAGCAGTGCTGTTTGAATTAGATATTATAAAAATAAGTTCGTGTTCCAGACCGTCAGTTACGTCAATATTACCTGAAATTACTACTTGGTCTGTACCATCCCCTAGGAGAATAGTTGGTTGTCCTGAGTTTAAGTAGCACAACCACCTAGCTGTTCCACTACCGCCAGCTTTTGAAGCTAAAGCTTTCACACCATCATCGTCTGAGGTAGCAATAGTGACTTTTACTTTAAACCCTGCGTCATAATCTAAAACATCAATATCACCGTAGAGAACAGCATCATCAGCACCATCAAAATACATACGTTCATCACCTACTGGTATTACTGTATCAAGCCAGTCTTCATCTGTGTTTCCATAGCCATTCCAACCTGCAACACCATTGACGGTAATATTAGATATTGACCCCTCAAAAGTGAGTGTAAAAGCGTCGATGGTATTGTTGTATCTTCCCCCAAACATTAAAGGGAAATTATTATTTATTGTTGTTTGGTCAATACTAGAAGTTCCTTCTGATATTGTATCGAAGAATACTTCATAAGTAGTTCCATCAGATATTATTCTAATAGTATGAAAGTCTCCATCATTAGCACCTGCTATTGTAATAGGTGTGCTTGAACCAGCACTAAGAGTGACGACTACATTAGAGTCATTAGCTAATATCGAAATAGTTTTAGCTGAAGTCCCTCCACCATTTCCTTGATGAGCTATATACGCTGTTTGATTAGCTGTTCCTATATAACTAACAGTCATATCGAAAGCACCACTAATATCTTGGACTGTTTCTGTTGTCACTAAATTATCCACACCATCAAAGTGCATATACTTATTAAACCCAGTGTTAATATTGTAATGGAAAACATCTTGTGTGCTACCCCAGAATGTACTTTCTGTGATGTTTGTTGCTGTCCCATGATTTCCATTGCCTGAAACGTCATTGATTCTTGTTCCTGCTCCTTCTGAGAATGGGTAATTCAATTGAAGAACTCCTGCTTTGTAGATTTTAACTCCCCACATTTTACCATCGAATGTCTCCCATGAAGTTGCTGTCCCACGTTCAAGCATTGCACTGTTGAGTTCAATATCTCCAGATAGGGTTTGAGTATCGTTTAAAGTTCCGTTTATTTTGAATGTGACGCTTGTTCCTACACGAACCAACGATATTTTATAGTCTGTTCCTGTCAAGAATGTAAATCCATTGAAGTTTACATACCCACCAGCATTATCATAAATTGCAAGCCTCCCAGAGTCATTTAATGTAACCCGTGAAGTCGAACCACCACCATCACTGTTGGCTAATATATGTCTTCCTGTAACATCATCAGCATTTATATTAACCTCAATCTCAAAATCGCCATCAAGAACAATCGCTGTTGTGAATGTTACACCGTCGTCATTACCATCGCCATGACCACAATTACTCCCCTCAATTAAAGCATAAGGTTTAACGAGTCCAGAGTTTTGCAAAGTGTTTCCGAATACATCAAGAGTTGGGAGTGCTTCGTCTCGTGGAACGTATGTTGTTCCCTCAATTGCAACACCGTTTACGATTACGTTTGAGATGTATTGTGAAGTGATGTCCCAATTTGTATCAGGAGAGTAACCTCCTAAATAAACAGGGTCTGTTCTTGTGATGTTTGATATAACAATCTCATGGTTTTCATCGTCAGTAAGCAAAGTATAAAGTTCAGCACGCGTCCCACTAAAGGCTACACCGTCGATTGTAACTACAAGCGTTCCGTAGCTACCAGAAATAGCAGTGCTGGTAGAGCCAGAATCCATAGCGAGTAGGAAAACGGTAGCAGAGTTACTAATAATGATAAATTGAGTTGTCGCACCGTTATTATTAAATGTGAATGATAAATCGGTCAAAGCAATGCTTGGAGAGATAAGCGTGTCATTTCCTATAAAGTAATTACTATACCCAACTTGATTTTGGTAACTATAAACATCTTGTGTTGCGTGGAAAGTTGAGAGTGTAGCATTTGTAATTACACCGTGGTTACCGTTTCCAGAACTGTCAAAAGATGTTGTACCATCGACCTCGTCCATTTTGTAGAACACTTGAAGAACTCCAGCTTTGTATATTTTAACTCCCCACATTTTACCATCGAATGTCTCCCATGAAGTTGCTGTTCCACGAAGAAGCATCGCACTATTTAGAGTAATATCCCCAGTTACGGGTTGGGTATCTTCTAAAACATCGTTTACTGTGAGGGTTACGCTTGTCCCTGTACGAACCAAAAACACTTTATAGTCAGTTCCTGTTAGGAAAGTGAATCCAGTAAAGTTTACAACAGTATTACTATCATTAGAGATATTAAGATATCCAACATAAGTAAAAGAGATACGTCCATTACCCGATACAGCAGAATTAGCAAATATATGACGTTCAGTAACGTCGTCACCGTTCATATTAAACTCAATCTCAAAGTCTCCGTCAAGAACAATTGCTGTTGTGAATGTGATTCCATCATCTGTACCATCACCATCAAAACACTTCCCTTCTAACAGAGGTCGTTTAGATGTCCCAGTCTGATTTCTTGTTTTACTGTAGAATTTGTTTCCTTCTATCTCGGCACCCTGATACAATAACCCAGAGAGAGATAGAGAGTCAAGTTCCCCGTATCCCGCACGCTGGACCATATTTGGTTGTAATGTAACTGAGTCCATAGATTAAGCTGGCTGTAAAACTAAATAAACACGATATTCACTTGCAGCTACACGATCAATCGATAAAGTCCATCCTTTGTTTGCTGCCTGATTCGCAACTTCTGTAAAATCAGCCCACGGTGTCATACCAGAAGCTACAGACAAAGCTCTACCCCCTGTTGCATCCTGAGTTCCTGAGATAGTCCCTGACTGACCTATTGGTAAGTTAGTTGGGATTTGAATCTCCGTGTCAGAATCATGGACGAGTGTTGCCTTTTTACCTGAAGAAACATCCCAATCGGTCTCATTAGTGACAATTGATAGAGCTTGGGTAGAGAGATAGTTCGCAAACTTTGTGGCATCGCTTGTGTCTTCGGCATTTCCTAGAGCAAGGCTGGATCGGAATATGGCAGCATCTAATATATCAGACCCGTTATTACCTCTAAGCATTGCACCTGATAGACCACTAGAGACCCCGCCTTGGATTCCTAAAGTATATTCTACGAAACTTGTTAGAGTTGTTCCGCTCGTGTTAGTAGCGGTTGATTCAATAATCCACCAACCTAGAAAAGTGGCATTTTTTAGAATTGGATTTAGAACATAATCTTCTGTTAACACCCCTGCTTTTGCAAGTGACATGTTAGCGTAATTTCCCTGCCCATACTGCATTACCACATTACCGTTATCATCACTGAAACGGTATAGTCTATGCCCTACCAAAGTAGTAGATCCTATTGCTGTAAGAGTTCCGGCGTTATCCCAAAATTTAGGTATATCGGTATTTCCCCCTGCATCATATGTAGTTCGGTCTGCCAAGTAAAACTCTGCATTCTCTACTAAACCAAAAGGAGCAACGTGGGGTCTGTGGATATTCCCCGTGCCGCCATACTCCAAAAAGCTTCCAGCCGCCAAATCGAAACCAAGGTCTGCCCTACCCGTAACCTCCATGTCTTTTTTAAATGGCACACCCTGTGCAAGCAAGTATGAATAAATAGTTCTTGTATTATTAGCATAATTGCCAATAGGGTTATTCAAATATTCAAAGCCAACTATTTGGTTAGTGGTGAGGTTAACCGCAATACGCATCGTGAAAATCTTCCTAACCCAATCTTCGTCAGTTGGAATAGTAATCTGTTGCTGTATTGTATTATCCTTATCAAGGTAAACAAACGTCGAGGGTGCTGTTAAATTTGCAACTGTAACTCCGGATTCGCCTCCGAAATGCTGATGAACATACCCTTGGTCTGATTGGATCTCCCCTCCAACTGCGCCGTGTGTAAAGGTAGCTCCCCCAACTGTGACAGAACATACATAAGTTGTATTGACCCCTGTCCCACGAGCTGCTAACAAAGAGTGATCAACACCCTCAACAAAATCTTGGAGGTTGGCTTTCTCAACCACCTGCAACTCCGTAGTATCTATCGTGATGTTGTTGGATGAACGATCAATAGGTAGTTTTCCGTCTATAGGCATAATTATAAGTAGTGTAAAATGTAAATATTAGATGTTAAGAAGAAACCATATACTCGACAATAAAGGTATCGCCAGAAGCAACAGTGAGAATAACACCAGAACCTAGTTCGTTTTTACCATTCTGTTCTGCCGTATAATTGACGGTCTCTCCAGTGATGATAGGTGTAACTACAGAATCAATATCAGTGAGTGTCGAACTGTCTGATAGTATTGCTTTTAGATTGAATGATACGATAGTAGCATCAGTAGTCCATGTTGTAGGTCCACTAAGCTCCACTCGCTTAACATCTAAAGTATTAACCATAGCATCTTCCACTGTGGTAATGAGGGTTGCCCAATCGGGGAACTCTGTGCTACTCGGCGGTGTGCTTACAGAGTATGGTCCTAGGCGATTACTAAGCAATACGCCCGAATCATCCTTTAGAATGACAATTTCAAGCTCACCAGAAACGGTGTATCTCTTGGCGAATCTACTACTAATACTCATACTTTTAATTAGTCTCCACTCAAGATTTTTCTCTAAAGGAAAGGAACCTTATTATCTTTAAGATGTTTTTCACTAACAATCATAAACTTCCAACCTTTCTTTTTAGCGAAGTCATTTGCAGCTTCCCATTTAGATTTGTTAATTATCCACATTTTAGTTTCGTAAAGGAGAGTTGATCTCTTCTTTTTCTTGGTAGCTTTGGGTCTTTTGTTCTCTTTGATTGCTTTGATCTCCCTCTCGGGTTTAATCTCAACAATTATGATTCCTTGATTTTTTGTTTCGACATATAAATCCACCCAATATTGACAAACCCTTTTCTTGACTTTGTTATAATAAGGAACCCAAATAGTCTCACTACCCCATTTGAGGATATTGGATGATTTTTCAACTCTCCACATATATTCAAACTCCAATTGAGAACGATACTCGATTGGAGTTTGGTTTATATTCTTTTCGGGGTATCTTGGTTTGTAGATACCTTGGTGATATGATGGTCTTGGTTTTCTGTTCTTAGCCATCTACTATTATATTACATCAATTCTGGGCGTATGCTGAATCTCCATCCCATTCTTAACGCATATCCCTTAAATATTAATTATAGTGTACGTTACGTTAGAAGTTAATTATTTAATCGGAGTATACACACCACCAATCAAGGTGGTGTGGTTGATATTCTTTTAGAGGATCTATGGTAGCAAGAGTGCGGCTAAGTGAGCTGCACCGATATCACCGAAGTGTGTGGACGCGACCGAGAATCTGTCATCACGGCATGAGCGAGGTACGATTCCTTTGCCTTGGTCCATGCTGTCGTCAGAGTCGAGAGGCGTGTAGTTGTCAGAGTTGACGAACCAGTCTTGGGTGTCGAAGTAAGTGACATACGGTGTGGCATCACAGAAAGGCTTTACGATAGCTTGGATTTGGGCTCCGTATGCGGTGCGGTCGTCTATGGTGGCGTCGGTGGCGTCGGTGACTGTGCGGTTAGGTATGCCTAGGACAAGGATGTTCTGGTTTCCAGCCAGAAGGAAGCGATTGATTGCGTCAAGGGTGTTTTGGGCGGCGGTTGCCATGGCGCTATTACCGTCGTTGTTACCCATGAATATGATGGTGTATTTGCGGCGCAGGTCAGCTAGTGACGTTCCGTTGATACGGGAAATTATAGATACTGAAGTTTCTCCACCAACACCGTTCAGGTCGTGGTCGTGTAGTCCCATTCCCGTGGCGAAACCTTTGACATAAGACGGGTCCGCGAAGGACGCGGTGGTGAGTGAGTCTCCCCATGCACCTACGCCGAGGTTGACTCGTATATATTCCCGCCAGTGTGCTGGTTTAAGTTGTTCAACAAGGGGGTAGTAGTCCGACCCGATTGCTTTTTTGTAGTAAAGAACTCCTCCCGATTCCCCGTCAAGTAACGTGGAAGCAGCAGCGGCAGTCTGAAAGGATTTACCGATGTGAAGAGGTTGGTCCGTGGTCTCGGTATAGGATGAATACAGTGCGGCATCCGTGTCAAGAAGGCCGACTCCGCTTACTAACAAAGTCATTTTAGCTCCGTCATTTTGCATGAGGGTAGTGTATCCCACACCGGCTTCGATAGGGCTGATACGAAGTTGGTCGAAGTTACCAGTGCTGTTAGCACGACGGCAATAGAAAGTGATTTCATCGCTTGCGGCCCATGTCATCCAGTTAACCTCGGAGAAGTCGGAAGAAGTGGCGGTTGACTTGGCACTACTAAGCAATCCGTCAGAGGTAAGCGCGTCATGTCGATGTGTGATGATCGCTGTGAATGCGTTGCGTGCATTACCTAGGTCGCCTGTCACGGCTGACATGGTTGTGCCGTCAAAAGTGCGGGCTTTGTAGAACGATTGGTCGGATGTAGGGTCAGGCAAGGAACCAACGATGGTGGCGTTGTTACTGCCTCGGATGTCCGTGATGGTCGCGCCGTCTTCGCCCATGATCCAGACATTGTCGGCCAAAGGGATTAACGTGTCTAGCGGGTTACTGGTTAAATCAATATCAGTAGTTGAAGCATCAGAACCTGTTAGGGTTAAGGTTGATCCGGTTAAACTTTGCGTGTATGTGGTATCAACTGCTCCTATCTGATTCCTGATAGCTGTCTTTTCTTCTTCTGAATTGGCATCACCCAAAACAAATTTAGTCGCAGCTAATGACATTTCTCTACCTTCGTATCCCATAAATATTAATTATAGCATAAGCTACGTTAAAAGTTAATTATTTAATCGGAGTATACGCCACAAGACCCATCACTATACATCGACCCAGCCTCATCAAAGTATAATACCTCATTACAACTCGGCTCTGTGGAATATATTCCACAAGGCCCGCCAGTATATCTCGCACCGTCCCCACCGAAGTATAATACCTCATTACAACTCGGCTCTGTGGAATATACAACACAAGGCCCGCCAGTATATCTAGCACCGTCCCCACCAAAGTATAGTGCGTCAATACATTCACAAAGAGAATGACAACTTAACTCGGGTATACTCAACTCCTCAAGAGATAGTGGTGTGAAATTGGGGTTAAATAGTTGAGGCTCTATACCTTCACACGACTGTGAACCCAAACTCCAGTTAATTTTAGTAACAAAACTAACATCGTTTGCGGGTAGACTATCGGGGATTCCCGAGTCAACATTAAACACCTCGACACCGATCAATCTATTTTTGATATAAGTTATTATATCAAAAACAACATCCAAAGTTCTATCCCATGCATGGCAAGAAACAATCTCATCATGTCGGTGGAAGGCTTGATGGTTTAGCACAATGACATCACTTCCGGTGAACTCGGGTGTTTGGCCGATTACTATGAATTGTCTTTCGCCCGAAATGTCTACAATTTCATATAATAAATGTCCGCCTCCTATTATAACCCCTTCGCTTTCTAGTTTAGTATAAACGTCTTCTATGGTTAACCCGTCACCCTCGATTTCTAAAAAGTCATCTTCGATAGGGTATAAAACCCCTACATCGACAGAAACGTAATTACTTTCGGCGTCTAGTGTTGATACAAACTTCCCAACAATCTTTTGGTTAAACGAGTTAAGCAGAGTGTAAAGCTTTTGAATACTGTCGTTCACCACCATATCACTATTCAGTTCATCAGGATGAATCAATATAGTCTCTTTGGGAAACGCCAACCCGTCCTCGCTTAAAATAGTAGTAACGAATTGGTATTCGATTTCCCTAACCACAGAACCGCCATCAATAACCATCAAAGATGTCCCGTAACGATCAATAGAAATTAGATCCTCTCTGGTATTGGAATATATCTCCAGACCATTAAAGGCATACTTCTTCAGTAATGTGGTTGACCCAACCCATAAGAATCCTTCTTGGGTTTTGTCAACAAGAATCTTATCCACTTCGGGTATCCCGTGTCTGATAACTTGGTCTTTAAAAATTAATTCGGAAGTGGTTACTTTGTAAATTACACCATCCACAACATCAACATCAACTACCCCCGCTACATCTATATTCACTACAAAAGATAGAAACTCATTATAGTGTTTTAAAACTTGGGTGTCTTGATCGAAAATATAAAGCTGACCCTTATCTAAAATAATCTTGACAGGATCTTTGAATTTATATTCGGAAGATTTGGAGCCAACCCCACCGAAGAAAGTTAGGAACTTGAAAGGATTAGATTCGATGTCCAGCTTTAAAACAAAATTACCATCCAATACAAACAAAACATCACCATTTAAAGCAACATCTCGGATATCAAAGAATCGCCCAAACTGGGTTTGTGTTATAGTCTGTTGTAAAACACCTTTCTGATAAATTGTTATTTCATTTTTGGTGAACGTTACCTCAAATTTATCGGAAGTTTTCAAACCCAATATATCGTCACCATATTCGGGGCATGTTAAAGTTTCTAACGGTAGGACCGAATTGTATATTTTAGCGAAGCCCTCCAAGTATTCGACATTAGCGTATACCTTTTCGAATAGAGGGTTAATATTCTCTGAAAAGTAGAAATCATAAGGAACTCTGAGATCTTCCTCTTGAAAAGGGAGAATGAAAGAACTTCTAATAGTTCTAAAAACACCAGAATCATACGCCTCTAAATCGTCAAGGAGTATGTCGGAATCTAATGGGGTAATGATGCTCACTTACTTATTTAGTTTACCAACCCAGAAAGTTATAACCACCATCTTTACCCCATGCCATTTCATGTAGATGTTTAGCGGTATCCAGTTGCGCTCTGTGGTCGATTCTAGACTGTCTCATGTCATTCCTGACTTCATTCATGACAATCTCAGTAGAGGGCGTGAACATGGCTTGTGGGAACATTCTGGCTACTTCTGGGTTCACCGAGTGTTCGGAGTAGCTAACGCCATTGGTCGAGTCTATCTTGTCTAGGAAATTATCAACCATTCCCTCTAGGGCTTGCACACTATTAAACTGTTTTGATGAAACTTGTGGATTAAAATTATTTAATCTAGAATCAATTTTAGATATACCTTCATCTGATATATCAACAATAGGGGAAGGTGCATTGGAATTAAATGCTCGCAGAAAATCCTCTTTGATGTCGTCAAAAGTAACGAACTTCAAAATAGGCTTACCTTCAGATGTGACTTCGCCTGTTGGTATATCTGGAATCACTGCATTCATATTATGGATTAGTATTGTTCAATCGATTCTGTAAATTCTTTCCAGACACCTCTAACATCGTGAGAGACTATACCGTGGTCCCATTCGTTAGAGGTTCTTCTTTTGAATCTAGCGTTGTATAGTGATTCTCTTTCGAAAAATTGGCTAAATGCCATAAAGTCTTTATCATCATCACCTTGGTCATCATAATAACCATCATCACCTTGGTCATCATAATAACCATCATAACCATCGAGTTCCACCTCTTCTACTATATCCGTGTTTACTGAAAAATGTAAGAATACTCCAACACCCCTTTTGGCCACAGAAACGCCAAAATAATATTCGTCTTTATTATCAATTACATTTATACTATAATTGTCTTTATCTTCATAAGCAAGTTTCAAATCTTCATAAGAAGATTCTAACCACTGTTGTATGTCCGGTCCCATGATATTATGAATTATTAAAGATAATCTGCTTAAGCATTCCTTGAACAGCTGGATAAATCTCCTCTGCAAGTTCCTCGTCGATGGCGTGATCATTTATATCTTTACATTGCTTTGTCTCTCCGTGCATCAAAACATAAGGTCTGTAACCACCATCACCTTTTTTGCGAACCATGTAGTATGGATACTTAAAATCCCCTTTATCGTCCGGCTCACCGTATTGATCACGATACTCACCACTGTCGCCAGCTACACACCATTTATTAGAAGCATTACCTGTAACATCAAACTTAATCGAAAGCCAGTCCTTCTTAACAGTAGGATCTAAACTACAAACAGTTCCGATAGAATTCCATTTATACAAACGCATGTTGTTAACTTCTCGGATGAAAGAGAAGCCATCGGGTTTATTATAGTCGGGATCTCCACCACTCTTTTTAGTATCATCCCCTTCTCCATTTTGTTCGGCTAATGCCTTATCAACTCCCGCTTCGAGTGTTCCGAAGTCAATCTTCGATCTTAAACTTTTGGGAACATCGTTATCTTTATTTCTAAATACGAACCAGTTTGTGAGGGTTCCTTTGATCTGGGAAGCATCTTCGAAAACTGGTCTAACGGTTAAGCCATTGTAGAACTTATTAATTTTACCAGATTTCTTATCGTCGCCTTTAGCCAACTCAATAACTTTATCCCTAACCTCTTTATCCATTTTGAATACGAATGGTAGGATTTCCTCATAGTCTTTTTCCGTAAGTTCAATCATCTCAAGTCCTGTTCTGTCGGACTTCCTAGTATTAAGTCTTTCTGTGGGAACTACTCCTTTTGTTTTATACTCTTCAAATCTCTGTTGAATGAAATCCTCACCTAAAGCACCGAAAACATTAGAGCCAACCAACTCGTCGATTCTAGACTGTAAACTTTCTTCTAGAATAGAATTTCTGAAATGTTCGAAAAACAATTTAAAACTTTGCATATTCTTATTTATAGTTACTGCTTGTCAATAATGGACATCATCTGCCCTAATACAGGCTTCTTTAGGATTTTGATAGTTTCACCCACCATATCCCCCAACTGGAAAGGGTCATCTATGTTGTTGGTAATAGCTACAGCCCACCACAAGTTATAGGTTTCGTAAAACTTCTTGGCGATACTAAACAAAGTATCATTGGATTGAACATCATACTCAACGTAATAGGTCGGGTTCATCCCCTCCGTTTCAACATAGATGGTATCCGAAAGATCGTAGAAATAGTTACCCTCTTCATCTTGATCAACATAAAACAAGGTCTCTAAATTGTTATTACTGAGGTTTGGTAATTGTGGTAAATCTTTTTGTTTCTCCTTCACAAGGATAATTACTTAACATGAGTCAGTTTGAAGATATTTTTAAAAAAGAAGTTCTCGAAGAAGAAAGCAGGGTAGAAAAGAAACGAGTTTTCTATCCTCGAAAGATTAAAAAGGCTGGAGGATTTGATCCCAAGTTTATTGATTGTTTAGGCGAAGAACTCAAAAGACTCCAATCACTTGACGAAACAATCACAATTTCACACATATTAAAATCCCTAGACTTCGAAGTCAAAAAAAGCTCTAAAGGGACTAACCTTTAGAGCTTTAGGGAATTTAAGAATAAGCAAGGTTTTTAATTTTCAACTTAAAAGTTCCGCAACCAGTCTAAATCCGAATCTTCGGGGTTATTTATAGGCGTGTTTGAAGAGCCAAAATAAATTGATACATTGACTGTAGTATTATTTGCAGGTAAAGCCATTTGTTCCCTCCGTGTATCGCCGTTACCCTTCATCTTTTCGGAAACAATATGAAACGGTTTCATAGCATCGTCAAATTTCGGTTCCGATAAATTGAAATATCTTTCCACAATATCGTGATGTAGTGGGAATAACGAATAACAAAACGCATCAACCCTATCGTCATAAACACTTTGGGATTCTCGTTTCCAATTACCATTACCCGAACCAGAACCTTCGTGCCTGATGAAAGTATCCATTTCTTCTAGAAGTTTTTCGGATCTGATAGTAATAGTTTTTACCCTGATACCTCCTCGTTTTCGGCTATTAATGAAGTGGCGAACATTGGATATAACTTTCTTTTTAGTGTTATGGTGATTGGTAATACCAACTTGTCCGTTTTTATTCATGGCATCTCTCGCTTTTTCATCATGATGGTAGCATATCAATTTAGGATACTGGTGGAACTTCTTCAGCAGTGTGATCAACTCACCACCACCTTTACCGTTGTTCTCTACAGTGGCATAGCATTGGTTATATCTGTTGAAAATATCAATACATACTAGTGCGAAGTCTTCGACCAAAATAGAATCACAAGCATACTCCGCAACTTGCTTGGTGTCATATAGGTCGGTGATGTCGGTGATGCATATAGTAGAAGAACATCCGCCAACACCTTCTGCCACATCAACACCCGCAGAGTAAATGTGGTTTGGTTCCGCATATTCCCATACCTTTAATGATTTATCTCTAGGGTCATTTACATCTGATAGATCTTTAGTTTGGGTGAACATCGGATCTTCTTTATCAGACTCCACCTCTTTCTTAAAGTCATTATCATAGAGCTTCTTTTGATTACTACCGAGATCGAACGAGCCGCCGAATTCAACAAAAAATGCTTGCTCCGAACCCATCTCAATAATCCTGTCATCATACCAGTCTTGGTCTCGTTTTGGGTGGTCACTCCATAAAATCTCAAAGGGTTTGTATTTTGTTTTTATACCCTTCTTGTCTTCATCCGTTGCATCGGGTTTGTCTCGCAAAAGTTTTTGATATTTCTTGGCTTTGAAGAAGTATCTAGCAAAAACATTATTCATACCAAAGGGTGTTGATATTAGAATACAAAAAGAATCATCTCCTGCTGCTTCCAATGTAGGCGTTAGTGATTGCATAATCTCCTCATCAAGACCCGATTGTCCATTTGCATTAATGAATGCCGCTTCATCAATAATAAGACTAGTGATAGTAGATCCTCGAAATGCAGTAGAAGAAGTAGAGGTAATTCGGCATAGACATTTGTTATCCAATATAATAACACTTTCGTTACATTTCTCAACGAAAGGTTTAAGGAAATACGGTAGATCTTCGAAACTTTCTTGAACCTTTTTAAGGTTTAGTTTTGCCAATTCATACTTGTTTCCCAACAATCCGATCTGTTGGATACCGTCAGAGAATATCAATTTCCATAAAATGAATAGGACAACCATTGTAGTTTTAGATGTCTGCCTAGACGCATTGAGAACCACCCTGTTGTGGTCTTGGAAGAATTGTAGTGCCTCTCTTTGGATAGGCCAAAGCTGCATGAGTTCCTTCTGTGTGCCCTTTACAAGGATGGTATAATAGTTCTCCGCGAAGTATTCAATGGACTCTCTACATCGCTTATACTCCAAAATATGTTCGGGTAATAACTCCATCACCGAACCTTTCTGTAGCAACTTTTCGTTACCTAGATAATTATTTTGTGTTATAATTTTGGCATCGGGTATCTGGCTTTTTCCCCACAGTCTATCATCTTCCATATAAATTATATATGGAATTTATAGTTTTTTTTAAAAACTATACTATTTACCCCAACTCAACTCTAAGGAATGTATTCAAGCCACCCAGTTGTAGAATACGTTCATTCACAACTTTACTTCCTTCGGAAAAGGTGGATACGTTACCTTTGAATAGTGGAACTTTACATTGATGCCACCCCTCCGATTTTAATAATGCAGGGTGATGTTTAATATAACCACCGACCATAAATATACTACCACCACTATGAGTAACAGCGGGGGTTATGTTTTGTAGGATTTCTGTGTAGGTAGACTCACATTCTATGTGATCATACTCTTCCCAAATTAAGTTATCCAAAGAAAGACCTCTAACCGAGTTTGTATTTGGTGTGAATAGTATTAATCGAGATCTATCTTTGGTTTCTATTAATTTCTCTCCAACAAACACGATGCTTGATTTTAGGAACGATGGAAGTTCCCCTATCACATTCCTGATATTATTAAATAGCAAGTGGTTTATATGACTATTATGACCCACAAACCCTGTGTTGTGGTTCATTTGGAAAATTAAATTCCAAATCATCCAGACCATATTAACGGTGGACTTACCTCTTCTTCGAGGGCATTCAACCAAAACTCTGGCGTGGTTCTGGTATGAGTCAACGATACTTTCCTGATTCGGAGTTAGTTTTATTTTCAATTATTTCTCGGAGAAATAAAATATATCATCTCTACATTTCACATACTCCTCGATTTCATCTAACTCATAAGAATGGCCCATAAAATTAATTATGAGCCATTTTTATAAAAACAAGAAGATATTCTATAGGAACATGGATTGCTCTGGTGTGGGGTTTGGGAACACAAATCCCGATTTTGGTTTATAAGGCTTATATAATAAACCCAATTCAATAACACCCATTTTATCCAGAATACTCTTAGGAATTTCACCCAAGAGCCAATCGGATTTCAGGGAGTTTATTTTTCTAGATGTGGTGACGAGATTGGTCCAAGAGGTTTTTCCATTACGGGATATCGGAATTATATGATCAACAGACAACTCACTTTTTTTAAGTTTAACTCCGGTGTAAACGCATGTATGGTTGTCCCTTTCCCATATACGAGACTTGGTTAACGTAGGTGTTTTTACTACAGTTTTCTTGTAATTCTCAGCTACTATAATTTGTGGTATTTCTATACTACGATCAACAGTTCCTATGTATTTAGCTTCTCTGTTGTTCGCGACAGGTTTCATGATCCATTGAGACCAATCCATTCTACCCAACCCCGATGTAGACCCGTCTGGCTCTAGGTTTATATCAAATGCCGTGAAACTACCCTTGAAAAGGCCGTGCATAGCGTCTTGCCAATAACACATACCACAAGGTATATAGTTTTTGTTTAATTTTAGGATCATAATGATGATGCATGCTACCTTACTTATTTGTAGATGTCAAGAATTTTTATACCGCTACGGGTGCTTTAATCGAAGGTTGGGGTTTATAATTAAACAAGCTTGATTTGGTATGATCCCAATCAAAAATTCCACCACTCTCTGTTTCGAGTTGGGGGGTGGTCTTATCAATATGTCGTTCTAGTTGAATCTTTGCTTGATCGATGTGATTGTCATACAAGTGAACATCTACAAAATGACCTACCAGCTCACCCTCTTCTAGCCCAGCTTCTTTGGCCAACAGATGTAAGAGCATACCGTAGAAAGCTGCATTTAGAGGAACCCCTAAGAACCAATCTGCGCTGCGTTGTAACCATGTTAGATTTAATTTACCGCCCAACGCATTGACAATAAAACAGAGATGGCATGCGGGAAGTGCTGTGTGTTTCAAGCCTAGTGGATTCCATGCTAAACAAACCATCCGCCTATCGTCTGGATTGGTTTTTAGAGTGTCAACAATATTTTTAAATTGATCTACGGATTCACCATTATCAATCAAAAGCTCTTTACCTGATTCATCTATACCCCAAGACAACTCAACCTGTGGATCATGAAAGCCTCGCCACGAAGCACCATAGATACAGGGGCCAAGATCATCTTCAGCCAACATTTTAGCTTTGGTTTCTTCGTCAGTTCCATAGGGGACTTTCTGTGGATTGCACCACTCATCCCAGATATGACAACCTCTTTCCTGATACCATCCTTTAGATGTGATACCTTTGATAAAGCCTTCTAGCTCAACCTTCAGAGTTTTGAACGCGATTCTCTTAGTGGTCAGGGCAGGAAAACCTAGAGACATATCATGCCTAATAGATCTATCGAACAAGGCATATGTATTGGTGCCTGTTCTATTTTCTTTTAGAACTCCATAATCGACAAGTTCTCCAAGGATATCCAGATATTGATTTTCGAAATTATGTTTCATATTAAGAAATTGCCCTTGACCAAATTTCACTTGAAACAGAATGAACGATTTCGACCTTATAACTCCGATTCTTTTTATGTTCACCATACTTTGAAGGCGTTCCTTCAAATTGGGGTTTAATATACGCACCTAGGTTCTGGACAAACCGAGGTGGGAAATTGCGAACAAGTTCTTCAATCCGTTCAATAGAGACCCCTTTTTTTGGGTATGGTAATTCTCGTTTAAGTCGCATAAGTTCAACGCATCTAGGGTGGGTATCACGAGAAAAGTTATGCCACCATATATGGGAAACAATCACGGATTTCTCGTTCAAGTCTGTGATTGATTCTATTTCTTGCAATAATTTATTTGTTTCTTCTTCTAGGTATTTGTTCATATTAGAATTTTGGATAACCTGTAGTCGGCCATACCAAGATTCTTACCGAATTTTGAATTTTTGTCAACAAAAAACCCTCCTTAATTTTTAAGGAGGGTTTTGTTGAATTTTAACTAGGATCTAATCTTAAAAAACTTCTTGGAAGTTTTGATCCAACCTAAGGAGGTTAAGGTTAAGTTTGATCTGATTAACGATTCCGGTAATGGTGATGCCGATATCAGCAACTAAGCAACCGTCCTGTTGTGTGGCTAGAGTATTCTTTTTCAAACTTACATTGAAATCTTCAATCGCCCCATTTTGAAGCAGGGTGTTCAAGTAGAGTTCAATGTTATTCTTGAAACGAATTCTGGTCTGAAGGTTATTCTGCTCAAATAAGAACGGTCTAAGCGCGGACTGAAGATTTCCTTCAAGCCAAATAAGTAGTCTTCTCGCAGAGTTTTCTTTTAGTTGGTGGTTATCATTCTTAAGCATTGTTCTATCTGCGAAACGAAGGAAACCGTCGTAGTTCTTGTCGAAGAATACCGCGTTTTGCTGGATCTTGAACAAGTAATCTCGGTCGCGAAGAACCGGATCGATTGCTGCATCAACAACATTTCGGATCAAACCTCTTTGAACACCAGCAGCAGCCAACCAAGGGAAGTCTGTTTGTGCGAACAGTGCCGCAGTAACAGGTGAACTCGGAATCCAAACTGGAGAAGAACTATAAACGTTGCTCGACTTATACCATTGGGCATCGATAGTCGTGATAGTGTTGCTCAATCCTTTAGTAAGGTTTTTCAAGGGCCAGTAAACTTCGGTCTGGAAAACTCCAGCATTTTTACATTTGGTCTTCGAATCATAAACTTTACAATCCCTACCATTAACCAGAGAATGTCTGAGGTTATCTGCAATATGTAAGTGATGTATACCGCCGTTAACCACTCTAGTCGATTCGGTGAAAGTGAGGAAAGTGTCGTAGATCTGTCTCCAGTTAGTTCTCATGTTTCCTGTTTCAGAACCTTCGGGAACTGTTCTACCAAGATCTTCAACGACATTAAGGAATACTTTATCATTGAAGCAGAAAGAGTTGTCCGCCTGTGTGCTTGTGAGCCATTGATCTCGGTCTTCCTTAACCGTGTTCCAGATGGTTCCTAAACCCGCTTCAATCGAAAGGTCGAGGCTTACACGCTCGGGATTATCAACGGTGCAAAGAGCGTTTCTCAGTTTAGCCGGAATATTACCCACGTCACAAGCTTTTTCTGGTTGTTTCGCTACATACTGACTAACGGAATACATCCCGTTGGAATACCCCTTAAAGTTAGCTTCTGAAAGAGAAAGGAAGCTAGACCCTAAACCATTAGTGTTACCTCTCCACATTCTAACATTCTTGATTTTCTGTCCATCAGTGCCTACGTAACTATCATCTGCGATATTGGGATTTACTAATACCGTCAGTCTACTTGAATCGCCTTCAACTTTACTCTCCAAAAAGATATTTTGTTGGAAGCCACCTTCGGTGATAGTCTTCTCGATTTCAGAAATAGAACCAGTGTGGGATTCAACAACACTGGGAATTAGTTGATTAGAACCATTTTGAACATCTTTACGAAGTCTCCATAGGGTAACATTCAAGAAGTTTCTATGATCTGGGTCTGACCATGATCCATTGATATGCTGTTCGGAAAGAGCAGAAACTGCTTGCGATATACTGGGGACAGGTTCTCCGAAAGGAGCTTTCAAATTAAAGTCGTAAGTGTCTGTTGACAGGTCGTCCCAAATAACTTCACCCGTAGTGGATGTGCTGGTCTTGATATTAGTGATAGAATCCCAATCAGACGCTGGGTCGCCATCGGTATTGTCTGTTACGGTGATATAGTAACCTTCGCGAGCATCCTTGGTTTTGGAGCGACCGCTATCTAATACAATAAGACCTACCTTACCAAACTCGACAGGGTCAAACGTAGTAATAGTATCATCAAAAATAGTGTAACTGGTTGACCAGTCAATAAGGCCGCATTGGATCTTATCGTAGCCATTTTCATCAAGATCGATACGAACAGGTTGTCCGAGAACATAGCCTACACTGTCGGTTACTGTAAACACTTCCGTAAGGAGTGATGGTTCGAACGAACTATCATCCATAATTAGGAGCATTGCGAGATACTCTGTTGTGGTTAATTCTTGGTTGGCTACAAGCCCCGAAACAAATACAACTTCCAAATCTATAGTTCCGGCTGAAACGCCCACACCATCATATAATTCATAAGCCCCTAGATCCACAATAGCAGGGTATGAAGCCCCAACATAAACCCACTCGGCAGTTGCCCCGCTACGGGGGATAACGGCTTTAAATTTATCTGCTTCTAATGGATTTTCCTCGACCATTAACTTATATTGATAATCACTGATAGGAACACGTTCGGAACCGGCCCCTACCGCTCCAATATAACCAGAATCGTTTACCGAAAATGCTGATTGGATTGCGGATTCCAGTCCAGTCAACTGAACTCCGTTAGTGGCATTTAAGTCGCCGCTTGTTACTACGTATGTGTATTCAGTTTTAAGACCACCCGAATTAGAATTATATACAAAGTCATCAATAGTGATCGCTGGATCAAATGTGGTAGTTGCTGCAATGATCTGAGTATACTCATACGCACTCAGTAATCCACCTTCAGCCAAACCAGTATCAAACGGTTTGACCGTTTTGAGATCTCCGAATTCTTCTGGAGTAATATCTTGAGTAGCCTTGTAATTTAAAATAACCGACTCGGAGACTGTGTCCTCAAGTGCTGGGTAAAGGAGGGCTGAGTATTCATCACCAACATCGAAACCTTCTTCAGGTCCATATGGAAGTTTAACAAAAACTAAGTTGGCTCCAGACTCAATAATCCTTTTAGCAGACTCGAATGAGTAGATCTGTTCGGTTCGTGACGGATCTGGCTCACCAAAGAGAGTAATAAACTCGGGTAAGCTTCTTAGGATAAATGGCTCGTTCGCTACACCTTCGGATGTGAAACCTAAACATAGCACATTATATCCTTCTGGGATTAAAGGTCTAGCATCAAAATTCTCATTGATGATAATCGCTGGTGAGATTGGCTGTGACATGATAGTAATTATAGCAACTCCTATATGATTTTTAAATGAGGTCGGAGACTAATTAATGTATATGAATGAGATTTCAAACACTTATAATCTTCGTGAAGGTGAAAGACAATTCAGAAAGCACGGATTTTCCCGTCAAAACTTTCTGAAACCAGTGAAGATTGGTCCAGAACCTTTCAGCTCGCAGATCTTAAGAGGTCTACATTATATCAGCACCGCCGCTCTACCTGCTCTCACTAGAGATGCTAAAGATGTGCCTTACCAAGGCAGTATGCTTAAGGAGATGGGTCAATTGCAATTTGGCAATGAAACCACTATCGGTTTTAGAACTCCTGCAAACTTTCTCGCATATAACTCACTCCTGCAATGGTCAACCGAATTAGGAAACCCTCTTGATGGTTCATCTAAATATTGTGTTGGTGATGATTCCACCATTCAATATGTCGTCACTGACAAGTCTAATAGAGTTGTGAGAGGTGTTGAGTTTATCGGCGTATTCCCTAGTAGTGTTGGTGAAATTGCTTATGATAATATGAGTGACGATATCACAAACTTTGATGTTACGTTCACCTATAACTACTGGCAACCAATTCCTCTTGAAGGTATTGACTTAGATTCCTTCGGCAATAATGCTAATGATTCGGACTCAGCACAGACCAACCAATCGGTGATATATGACGAGTATGAAGCTTTGATTGCAACCAGAGATTCTAAATCATCTATTGACTGTTAATGTCTTTCGAAGATATAGGCTTCCAGCCATTCTGGAGAAGTTGCATTCTCCATAGAGAATAGAGCATCCTCGTAACGATCTGCGATATATTCTATTAGATTATTCCTTTCGTTCGAGGGTTTTTCGTTTTTCGCCTTCATGCGAGAAATCTTTTCTGTATTCGCTTCTAAACAATCCTCCCACATATTATGCCCATTAATAAGGCATAGCCAACTAGCTAGATGCTTTTTGTTATTGTTTTTGCTACTACCCCAACCCCTAACATTTGACTTGATTACATGTTTTTTGAAAAAGTCTGCGTAATCTACATAATACGCCCCAGTTTCATTTTCGCATAAAAAACAATTCATTTCAGAATCCCAGATAACCTCCGTAGGGTATTCTAAGTGAACAGTTTTCCAAATTTCTGTGTGGACTTCATCAATATAATCTTCTTTAGTTTTCTTCATTTTAAATTTAGGTGTGTTTGTCTATTTTCCTCTCGGTGTATATTGCGATATACAATTCACCGATAAATGGGAACTCGGTTACGGTAATTCCTATCAATTTTCCGTTCCCGCTTACACTCTTATGGAACAGTATCTTCATCGGGTCAATACCGTTTTTAATAAAAATAGTATCCACACCTTTTCGAAGCTTATTTACGTCGTTTGTTGTGTAAAACGCAGACAACTCCCTTCGAACATCGGCTTTGATGCGCTTGATATGTTTTCCATACTGTAATTGGTATATTAATGGATCTTCTCTCTCCAATTTCTTACATTTCTTACACCGGAATCTTCTCTTTACTTTTTTGGGGCTACCCTCTTCCGCCACCTTAACCCTAAATTGATTTTGAGAGAGCCACTTAGCCTCACCACAGTCTATACAAGGTATATGTCTGTTGGGCATTCTTAAATATAGTGAATATAGTGTGTCGCGAAGATTGCGAACAACTCCAAAAGTTCTTTTTTATTATCACCTTCAGGCTCAAGCTCTTGTCTATGTTTGATTTTTCCAACCATTCTATCCAACCTTTCAGCCAGTATCCCCGAAGACTTGGGGAACCGTTCACCGGAAAGAATGGATATATGCTGCCTAACTAGATGCTGGTCTGCCGAAGGTAGCCTATTTAAAACGTCATCTAAGCATGGTCTGAAAGGATTTGCCGCTGGTTCGGCCATAAGCTCCACCGGAATAGGACCGACCGTGTTTGGCCCTTGGTATGTAGTTATTCCCTTTATACCTCTAGGTATCCCTAAATCATTACCTTTAATTGCTTTATCTAAATCGCTATCCATTGCTTTTTGAGTTTTCGGTTTCTCCTATTGCTGTGAAATGTATGAATAGCTTGTTGTAGCCATTACATTTCTTACATTTAAATCCTTGGACCTCTAATCCAAAATCTATTTCCTCAATAGATGAACAATGCCTACAACGCATCTCAATTGGAATGTCCCAGATTCTATCTGAAATCCTTTGGTGTATTTGTTTCTGGTGGTCTATCTCAGCTCGTCTGGTTTCTTCCCGAAACTTAGTGTTACTAGTTATTGCTTCTTCTTGAAATATTTTATTACTTAGTTTTATGTTATAAATCAAAACCGAAATTACAGTTAATAATAAGGCCAAGATCGAAAGCTTCGCCACCAATCCAACCACATAAAACACCAAAAGACTTAACACAACCCCACCAACAAGCCATGCTTTCGTTTTATTCAATATTTGTTTCGGTTCCATTATAGATATAACTCTTTTAGGGTGTTGAAGTTATCCCACATCTCTCTGGTCTTGTAGGTGACATGGTAGTTGTCCAGAATCCGAGTCAATTCCCAATCTTTCTTTTTTTCTTTAGGCTCGATCTGCCTCTTAATGAAGCACACCTCTTTATCAGATAAAGGTTTAAAATTAAGATCAATTAAACTTTTAGTTTCCTCAATAATATCTATTTGCTCCTCTGTCAGTTTAGGTGAAAGCTCGTCCCAGTTCTCGACCAGCTTTTTAGCTTTCTTCTCACCATAACGGAACAACCCTTTGATGTTATCAGAGGGGTCGCCCTTAATTGATTTCCATAAAACATAGTGTTCTTTAGATACTGGGGCATATTCATCCCAGTTATCAAGTTCCAGAAGCATTCTTTTCTGGGGGTTATAAATACTGCAATCCTCAGATATACATTGGAAGAAGTCATGGTCGGAAGAAATAATCAAACTACCGCCTTCTAGGTTTTTATTGAGATAATGTATTAGGTCGTCTGCTTCGGAGCAGAGGGGAAATACTGAATGAAACCCGTAGGCATCTGCTATATATTTGGCATGTTTACATAGGCTATACACTTGCTTCTTCGGACCATTAGTATCTATAGATCCTCTGTTTGCTTTATAAAGTGGGTTAACTGTGGTTCTCCAGTTGATCGCTTCTGGGTCGATCTTCCTATCCCACACCATATAAATTTCTGTGTCTGCATCAAGAAAATCTGAGGAGGTATAGTATATATCCGAAAAAAACTTCTGCAAAGCAGTGACATCGTTTCCTTTATTGTCCAGCTTTCTAGTTGCTCTCGAATTTTTTTCTAGATACTTCTCGGTGTTGCCTATGCTCCTGTGTAGCATATTGTTGGCATCTATTAGGATGTTCTTCATAAGATGAGATTACTATAAAAATTCCTCTTTTCAAGTTTTATATTATTAATAAGACGTGAGAGAGTGACGTTCTACCGCTAGCTTAGTTTATTTTTATATCAGATCGCGTTTCAATTCCGAACGGAGTTCGGTTTAGATCGCGCCTCCACATTGACGTTCTGCAATAAATTACCTACTAGATAATTATGATCCAGCAATACACCGTAACCAACTCACAAGGACCAGAATATTATATTTGGTCATTCCAAACACCAAATCAATCAGAAATGGAGTGGTGTGAGAAACAATCTAAAATTACTAAACGAACAAATGAGGGGTTACCGCTTGTGATTTTAAACAATATTGAAATTAGGGACGAGAAGCTTCCTTGGTAAAGGGTTGGAATAATTCAACAAACTCCGCATCCGTAAGTTTTGAACCATCTTTGTTTCTGATTTTGTTTCTGGCTTCGTCTAGAGTTAGTTCACCATCATACACCAAAGTTTTTTGTTCGTTCATTACTTTAATTAGTAATCACATCAAACTTTTCAAATCCAGATGCAGAACAAGACGTGGGAGGACGACGATCTACCGCTAACTTAGTTTATTTTTATATTAGATCGCGTTTTAATCCCGAACTACGTTCGGTTTAGATCGCGCCTCCACATTGACGTTCTGCTAGAAACTAAGAATCCATGAGTAAACCTACATATTTTAGACTGTATTATAGTGATCCCGACGAAGAACTTGATCTAAGTAATTTTCTTGATGCGAAAATGGTATATCAAAGCTCCGAAAGGATTATTTTCATTTGCAACGATTTTGATCTTCGTGGTGGATCTTATGTCGGTAGATTTTGGTATAGTCTGAGAACTGATCTCGAAAACCTAATGTTGCCACTGGACCTTGTAAGGTGTCAAATTTTTCCCCAGCACCGAATGTTTGAAGCACTCTGTCTTTTAGATGGGAACCGACAAACACAAGGTGAGATAAAACAAGAAGAAGTCGCCCTAGTTCAAATCTCACAAGACGAAAGGGGGTATTTGGAACTGACAGGTCAAGTTGAGTGATCGCTTGGGTCCAGATGCGATGATGCCATGAATTTAGGTAATCTTGGATTGTTTGGTTTATTAGGATTCGTTCTTGTTCATAGGTCATATTCATACTTAGGCCCAGATGCAGAACAAGGCGTGAGAGGGCGACGATCTACCGCTAGCTTAGTTATGTTTATGTATTATCGCGTTTTAATTCCGAACGGAGTTCGGTTTAGATCGCGCCTCCACATTGACGTTAGCCCGAGAATCTAAGAAATCATGTCAGAACCAAATAACTATAATCTTAGACTAAACCCAAAAAGAGAACTGGAAACCGAAATCTTAAAGAAAATAAACTCTGAAGATTTTGGAGAATGGCATATCACTGAACAAGAAAAAGGGAATCTAACGGCTTCTCAGATTGAAGTAGCTCTAAATTCACTGAAAGATAAAGATAAGATACAAGATTTTGCCAAACGAATTGAAACTGACGGAACTATATTTTCTCTAGATTAGCTTTTCGGGGAAGGGGGCATTCTTTATTTCGTGCATCTAGATTATTCCACCATTCATCCATACAATCTGCAAAATAATTTAGTAGATCATCACAGCTATCGGGATTTTTTATTTCCTGCATGTATGGCTTAAGGAGCTTATCCATTGTTCTTAGTGGGCTGTTTGGTTTTCTCATGCTTATATTTATCCCTAAAACCATTTGAAGGGCTAACAAGACGTGAGAGAGCGACGATCTACCGCTAACTTAGTTTATTTTTATATTAGATCGCGTTTTAATCCCGAACGGAGTTCGGTTTAGATCGCGCCTCCACATTGACGTTCACCTAGAAATAGGACATGCCCGATCCAACAAAAGCACAATGCCTAGAAATACTAGAATCATTACACCACAGGAAGAAACAGCTTCAATATATTATACCGAAGCTGAAATCTGATCTTCGGAATTTACCAATCTACAAACCAAATCTTTATAAGGTTCCCAATCAAAATTGGGATTCTGAGGTTTCACGTAACCAAGCTCAAGAGCGTCTTGATAACTCTTTGATAGAGCTTGCGGGGATTGATCTGGATATACCTCTTTTTTCAGAGCTAGTTGTTTCTGCTTCAAAGTAGGGGATTCGTAATTTGATTCTTGTTCAACCATTTCTGGTGTTGTCTTAGTCAGATCAAAAAGACGGAGAGGTGAACAAGGCGCAGTATCTAACTCACTACCGCTACCTTGGTTGGTTTTGGAGGAGTCATTAGTTGTTTGTTTATTATTTTTTGTATTCATATTGAAATTGGTATTGATTAGATATGCTCCATCGTTGTCTTAGAAAATCATGAATAGATTCTCAAAACACCACGAATTAGATTACACGTTTTCCAACTTATCATCCGTTAGGATTGTGATCAAGGAGAAACTCTCAGATGAATCGTATGATGAGAAATTCAGTGGAAAAACTTTTCAACCAAACGGAGAAGTAATAGAAGAATCTTTTATTAGTGGTGAATTGGAGGCTATCCTTCGTGATTTTCAGGACCGTCTTTCTGCTTTTGTTGATTATTCTTCATATTTTGACGATTGTAATATCGCTCCGCATCCCGACGATTCAGCTCCTCGCGCTGTTTACTCTGCCACGACAACACTTGACTTGTAGAAGCAGGGACATATTTGAACCAAAATGTTTCCCACCATGCTTTGATTTTACTTTTCATCACATTTAATTAGATGTCGAAATCAATAGTTCAAGTTTTACTTGAAGAGACAACAAGGCGTGGGAGAGCGACGATCTACCGCTAACTTAGTTGAGTTTTATATTAGATCGCGTTTTAATCCCGAACGGAGTTCGGTTTAGATCGCGCCTCCACTTTGACGTTCATAAAATAATTGTTTAAAACCAATCTCCCGATAATTAAAAATATGGATGAAAAATTATTTGTTATTGAGGAATCTAAATTAACCCAATTAATCGATCTTCTCAATGATGCCCCTCATAGATGGGTTGAATACCCTATCTTAATTCTCAAAAACTTGGACCAACTAAAAATAGAAGAAAGCATCGAACCGGATGGAGAAAAGCAATTACTAGAAGGTTAATCTATTAGTAATCTAGTTACCTCTTCTTTGTGTTGTTCCAAAGTAACAACATCGGTATCTTCGGGTAATGTGAATACCTTCCCTTTAAATACCACTTTACTATTCGCTGGAACTTGGAAGCGTTTTGGCTTCGAGAAGTTTGATGATGTTTCTATTGGCTTCAAGCCTATGCTTGAGTTGCAAGATGTAAGAACCATCAGGGCTAAAATCGAGAGACCCGTGAGCTTCGCTAATTTTTGATATAAGTTTTTCTTCTTCATTATAGAGTTCTATGATTGTTCTAACGTTCGAATTTAATTCGCGAGCAGCTAGGAATTTTAGCAGGTTAACAAAAATAGCCGCAATCGTTGTTTTCATATGTTATACTTAGTAATAACAAACCCACAACATAAGTAAATTCAGTGAGTAATATTTGTAACCCCATCGCCGCAGCAGAGATTGTTGGTCGCGAATATTTAGAGTCCCAAATGCCGAGTCGAGATGGTTACAAAACACGTAAAGTTTTTGATAACATTTCTCTCATAAATCAATCCGTTGGTAGTGTTGAGGATTCTGTAGCCAAAGTTGCGAAGCTGCACGGGCCTTATAGGGGTCCAAGCACAGAATTAGTATCATTCACTAAAAACCTATTCGGTAGAGATGAGGGATTTAGATCCTCAATTTTGGAGATTGAAAATACGGTTATAGGTATACAGCGTATTGTAAAGGATGTGAGTGAGCTGGGCGATCTTATCGGGGACATTACTCTTCAGGATGTGTCTGCAACTCTTTTGCGTGGTTACCTTAAAAATGTAGATATACTCCTACCTGATGGTGTTAGAACGGCTATAACCTCTAGTCTGAATAAGATGCCGTTGTTTACGGAAGTTTCAGAAGCTCTAGGAACGATCTATTCTAACATCATAATTCCTGACAATGCAATAAATATGGTTGACGGTATTATAGGTAATGTATTGGACAGCACAGGACTTAGTAGTGTTCTAGGACAACACACATGGATTCGTATGCTACCTGAATATGCTGAAAACTTCCACGACAATATCAGACTATTCCAAAGACTAGGTTCGAGAGTTTTACCTAAATGCACATATGGTAAAATATTTAATATTATGGACGAACCTTTGGCGCATCTATATAATTTAGCACAAGATACTTTTAGCTTCTTGGATGTTTTGGATAACAGAAAAAAATATCTAGGAATTCTATTCCAACAATACGGGGATCTGGTTAAAAAGATTAACAATCTATATCCTATGTGTCATGAATATAGCGTTTCCAACGAACCTTTAAATATTTCTATCGGTCGAGAAACCGCATTTGTTGATATACTCGGAGACAAGATCAATAAAACCGAGAACAATGCAAGCAACAATTCAAAACCTCCGTTATCCGGTGGGTCTAGTGATACGACTAATATCATTGCTGCTGAAAAGGCGTGGGCTAAACAACTAGATGCAGCTATTGCCGATTTAGACACCAGATTGGAAACACCAATAACTTAATATTATGCAACATTTAGGAAATTTTAGAGGGATCGTTTTTAAGAGAGCCGATCCTAGTCGTGCGGGTAAAGTGAAGGTTTGGGTTCCTGCGGTCCATAAAGAAATATATCAACAAGATATAGATGCTAATGGAGGTAGTGAAAAGGGATTGGTTGATGGTTATAGTAAAAAATTAGTCGATACTGTTTCTAAAAATTTGCCTTGGGCTGAAGTTGCACAACCAGTGATGGCTGGTGGTGGATCGTCTTATGGTTACGGTGGGGTTGAAACTTTTGGGGATGGCTACACTGGATTTGATGGTTCGGTTTCCGCAGATGATGAAGGTAGAGTTGATCCCGAAGAGGTTAGGTCTTATTTCATAGGAGCTATTAGGAACTCACAACTTAATGGAAAGATTCCTTCGGATGCTGCTCAGTTTAATATTGACGGTTCCCCTGAAAGTTGGGCTAATTTCTTCGTCACTTTAGGATATAAGGAATCAAGCTTCAAAACAGGGACTGTTGGCGATCAAGGCCGTGCCGACATACCTAGTGGATCACATGGACTATATCAACTGTCTCCGGAAGATGGGCAGAATAAAGGCTACAACCCTTCAGGGGAAGCGTATACATTGGAGCAACTTTATGACCCCCAATTTAATATTGATCAAACTATTAGCATTGCAGAAAAATTACTTAGTGATGATAATATTATCGCGGGTGGTCGGACTAGGGGCTTATCTCGTTACTGGGGTCCGCTTAGAAGGGGTGATGTCAAACCACCGCCCGTTCCCGCTTCGACACCGCAGCCAACTATATCGAAGCCAACACAATCTGCTGCGAATGCATTTTCTTCAGGATCTTGTGATGGGGGATTTTCTGTTAATTCTGGTGTAAGAATCTTCTGTGGCTCTAGGAATGATATCAAAGCCAAGATGGGTAAATTTGAATCCAGAGTTGGTGATCGAAAGATTTCATTAGACTTCAATGCCGCTAGTGCAAGCGCCAAAGGGTTTGAAGTCTTGATACCCTCGGGTGCTTCTTCGGATGAAGAAAATAGAGCCACCCAATACCTGCAAAGGTTGGGGCAGTTCTTCGCTAGTCACGGAGTTCCGAGGAAAAACCGAGGTGTCAAGAGGAAAAACTTCCCTTCTAGTAATCCTGTAATATTCACAGAACCCTTCTTTAATAAAGATGTGGCGGCTATCAATTGTGTTGTTCAAAACATAGGAGAATATAATAAGATTCTTCTTGAGACTTTAGGGCAAATCCAAGGTGCTGTTTTGATGGCTCCGCATGAAAATACTAGCATCTCAACCAATGTCGGTGGTGATAGAACGGGTGCTGTATTGAGGTATAATGGCGAAACTATTGGCGAAAGGGAATTTGCCATGAGGTATATTATCAGACCTTTGGCTAGCGGTAAGGTTGTAACCACCAGAGATGCTTTTGGTGCTGTCGGTAACAAACACCCCGAAGAAACTCGTGATGAGGCTTTTCTGAGTAGTATAGATATCTCCGATACTGATATTAAAAAAACTGTGGATTTTGGTAAAAAGATCTATGAAGCTTCCGAGTTGGCAAGAACCAAACCAACGACCGAAAATGTCGAGGCGGCAAATTCACTTCGAGAGGAGAGAGATTTGTTCTGGGCTAATTTAGAGATTGACGAATCCGATACCGAGAAAAAGGCAGAAGCGCAAGCTAAACTGGATACATACATCTCAAACAACAATAAAGACTACACCGATAAACCTGAAAACAATAAAGTAAATCCTGCTTCGAACTCTATTGCGCATACCCCTTACAATAACGTTTCCCGTGGCTCTTTTTCAACACCCGATGTGGGGGCTAATGTGTGGGTTTTCTTCGAAGGTGGAGATATAGATTACCCTGTCGTTTTTGCAAACAATCCTAAACCCCAAGACTATGCGGGGGTTTATGATATTAGTTCGCCATCTCCAGATAATCCCGAACCAATGGAAGGTGATGAATCAAATATATATAGGGGTAAAACCGTAATAAATGGTAGGGGTGGATATGCGGAAATAGTCGATACCACTGGCCGTGAAAGATATAAAATTGGCTCTGCTCATGGCGGTTCCTATGAGATGAATCAAATGGGGACTACCGAATTTGCGGTTGGCGGTAAAACTCGTTTGATTAAAGGTGATGAATTCTCAACTGTTAGGGGTGATGGCTCATTCTTTATTCAAGGTGATAAGGAGCTTATAGTTAAGGGTGATGTTTATAATAAATTCGGTAATGTTAAAGGTGATGCCGACATATCAAAAAGAATTAAAGAACTACACCAACCCATCCATGATACGCAACAACTCTTTGATTTACAAAGGGCTGGTTCTGGTCATGAATTGGATACCTCGCCTCTACAGACGCAGGATGGGGACACTACGGATTGTCCTGTATGCAACGGAAAAAACAAATTCCCAACTAGGACAACTACACCGTCTACATTCACTCCCGCTATGCCTAATGGTGCTGGCGGTATTTCCGAAAGTTTATCCGCTGGTAAATCTACTGTTTCGGAAACAAGTGAAGCTCGTGAGAATTGTTTCAACTGCCAAGGTAGCGGTAAAGTTCCTTGGTCTGCCGAAGGTGTCTTTAAAAGAGATCCTAGGAAAAAAGAGATCCCTGATATGATCAATGCGAATTCTGATAAGATGTCAGAACTCGAAAATCGTTTGAGTAAAGGTGGTAATGTAACAGACTACATCTCTAGATCCCATACAATCTTTGTAGGTTCTAATATGAATGATTTGAATTCTATCAGAGTCGATCCTGTGGGGAAGAGGAAGCTTATGGGTCAGATGCCTTCCAAGTCTGGCAAAGGTGTATTCCCGATGTATGTCCCAACTCCACACGTTGAGCCCGTCGCCACTAATAGTTTGTCTGGCGGTGATTACTCTATGATGGTATCAAACAAATATGCTTTATTTGTGGGTGCGAATGGTATTAGTCAGAAGACTCTTGGTATGTTTGAGCTACAAGGTAGAATCATGACTATCTCGGCTGATCAAGTTAATATATCTTCTAACAATGAGGTGGTGCTTGATGGTGGTAAGTCTCTGGAACTTACCGCTGATGTCATTACCATCAAACCTAGAGTCAATCTAATCGGCGGGGAGTCGTATAAAACGGTAGCACTAGATTCTAGTGTAGCAATTAGCTCTAATATGGTGGTTAAGGGTGGAATCCACAACGAAGGTGGTATGACTACTCAACATATTACAGCGCCTCTACAATACTCGGAAACCGAAACCACTATAAGCTATAGCGATCTACCCGCAGGTATTATTATGGGTAAAGATTCTATGGGTGGTGATGTGGTGTCTGTTGCAGTGTCCAGTTTAACCAATTCATCCCATTCGCATACAGTTGCTACTATATCTTCTACATTATTGGATACTAATGATGATGTCCGTCAATGTGGTGCTGCGGCGGCTGGTGCGGAACCTATTTTAGCCCCAGAGGTTGTCCATAAAAAATCAAGACTGAGGGGCAAACAAACCCCTATCAGATATCAAGATCCCAATCTTTTCAAGTTATTTGAAGACTGCAATGAAAACAGTTCCAACTTCGATAAGATTACCGATCTTATCGCAGATCCTAATACAGATATAGACGACATTATGGAACTTCTTACTAGAGCTTCCGACAGCGAACTTTCAGTGACAAAGAACTCTAATTGTATTCCCTGTGAGTAGATCTAACTACTCTTCATCATCTTCATAATCTTCCGGATCTTCATCGGATGCTTGATTTAAGATTTGGAATAGGCCCGATTCTTGAATAGCTCTCTGCTGACTTAATTCTTGGAACTTTTTATCCAACGCGGTATGCGTTAGTGAGTTAGGGGCAAAGTGGTAATACATATCATTGCCTGACATATCATACCCAAATACAACAAAACAACTGAAGAATTCTTGAAGAATATTAAATAGAACTGTTTTCTGTTCAAGGGTTTTCTTTTCGGCATCTAATGGAATATAGTATTTTTCCTCCAGTGCTTCTGATACTGCGCGGAAATCTTTAGATTTAAAATCTACCGCCTCTAAAAACTTCTCAACACCCTTTTGTTCTTCGGTATTAAGATCGAGCTGGTCGATTATGTTCTGATCTTCATTCTCCATTACTATAGTTAGCGAATTTATTTAGGATACCAAGTGCATTTAATTCCTTAACTATTACTTCAAATGAATGAGTGTTTAACTTTTTTCTGATAGGTTTGACATATTGATCGCCGTCATATATCTCAAAGTAATCACTACCAAAGCTTTCATACTTTTCGTCTACATCTTTTGAATTTTCGAAGAAAGTTAAAAAAACATTCCCTCTACCACCATCGATAATGATCGTCCACTTCCTAGAATCAAATTCGGTATAGCTATTTGTCAAATAAGTATATCTAAGAAATTCAGTTCTAAACTCTTTTAGAACGGTTTTAATATCTTTATTATAGAACGGCCTCTCTTCAGGAAAGACCTTATCCAAAAACTTTTCGAAATCAATCTCCAAGCTTCTTGGGTCACTGTTACCTATAAGTTTATCTGCTTTGTATCCAGAACCCCTTAAACGTTTTAACATATAAGAAAGTCGGGTGATGTTTGATTCGATTTTACCCATTACTTTAACGTTCCACTATAGTTTTCAAACGACCAAATCTCAATTCATCCAAAGTAGTGTCCATCTTGGCTGCTAGTTGTGAAAGCACAATCAAAGAATCACCAATCTCATCTTTGAGATCTTGTTCTGTTGCTCTACCTTCAGGAATCTTAACTATAGCACCTTGGATTTCTCCGCATTCCTCACCTAGCTTCAGACCGATACCACATAGATCTTTTTCACCCCAGTTGTTTGTGGCAAATTCCAATATTTCTTTTTCCAAATTATGCATTCTTAGTTTTGGTTACGATGTAATATTTTACATTAGTTTCATTCTCTTCTCTGAATCCAATTACTTTCTCGTCTTCAGTTTCATAAAGGGTTGCATCAGACTTACCAACATAATGGAAAATATTCTTGATGAACTTACTATGTTCTGAGAAGTGATCGATATAGGGGAGTTTGGTGCTCACCGAGTTAGCCTTACTGCTCCCTACGGTTAATAACATTTCATCATCTTTGTTTTCGATAGTAACTGTATCGATATCAACCACGTTGCAAGCAGTCTTAATCTTAGCAATCAAATCCTTTTCCAAAAGAACTCCTACCTTAAATGATTTTTTAATACTATTAAACTTCTCAGGTTTCCAGAAAGTTTTATCTCTCTTGGCTAGAATAGGATCATATAAAGTGAATGTGAACTGAAAATCATCAGTTTTACATACAATCTGGTGATCTATAATCTTAAGCAGGATACGTTCGTCACTTAGCATTTTAACCGCACTGAGTAGCTTCTGAGGGTCTTTGATGTAAATTACGTCACCCTCATCCAAATTGTGGTGAAGTGGTGTGTGTTCTAAATATAAAGCCAGTGTCCCGTTTTCTTGCCTATTGGCACAAAAAGTAACGAGTTTTCCCCTAATCATATAGATGGGGAAGAACTCGCACTTGGGAACAAAAGACTTTATGGCTTCTAAAAAATTCTTTTCGAATTCTTTTCGATTGACCATAATCTTTTTACTCATGTATTAAATGTTATCAGTAGTTTTTTGTTTTTCAACTAATTTGTTAACAGAAGTTTCAATCGAAATCAATTTCCTCAAAATACTAGTTAAAATACTCGGAGGTAATAGAGATGTAGATTCAACAAACTGTTGCTGTGAAGGGTGTTGTTTCCGTATTTGTTGGGCTTGGTGTGTAGTTGCAGGAAATTCTGCCATATCACCAAAACCATCATTGGCATTTGGTTGATATAGCGGAACCTTATCACCACTTCCTTCACTGTGGGCATCAGGTCTACCATGTCGAGCAAGCTGGGTTAGAGCTTGTCTCTTATCAATTCGATTTGATTCAACTCGACTGTCAACGGTTGGCGCTTTTTCCATTTGACGATTTAATTGATTGTCGAATATATTAATATGATCGACCATCCCCGCCAAAATTTCTAATTCTTCAGGTGTTTGTGACATAGCCCTAATTATTCATCCTCCATATCGAATTCTTTCATCAGATTATCGAATTCTGCATCATCAGATTCATTACCCTTCGAAGAAGTTTCGGACGATTCGCTCACTGTGTCTTCCGACGAGCCGTGGGACATCGGGATGTCATCATCATCCTCGTCATCATCGAAACCTACAGGAGCTTCTGTTCTGGCTGAAGTTTGGGCACCTACCGAAACACCGAGAAGCCTTGTCTTAAGAATCTTATCCAGCTCTGCATCAATCTTGGGCTGTTCCAACATAGACAGAAGATCGGAACCCTTCTCTTTTTGAAGAATACCTGCCTTTTCTGGTGTAATCTTCTTAAAGAAGTCGTCCTTCTTTCCTGTATATATAGAGAATTTGAACTCGGGCCAAGGATCGTCCCCTTTGGTGATAACCATTTTAATAGTAACTCCAGAAAAATCTAGTGAAAATAGTTGACGTTTGGTGACCTCGTTTTCGGGATCGTCAAAGATTTCTTTAAGGAACTTATTAAAGGGAGAACCCGTTCTTGGTCTTTCGGCATCTACCGGTTTATTGCTGTATTCCCAAACCTTGAAAGTCTTTTCTGCTGCCTCGTCTGAGGAATCACTAAGACAGAAAATATTAACTCTACTTCTCTCTTTTGGGTAAAGGAGTTTCGCTAGGTCGTTCTGCCCGTTGCCCCATAGTTCAGTCTGAAACTTTTTGATATAATCCGGCTCACCATCCCAGAGAGTTCTAGAAATTCCGAGAGGAACATTCTTACCATCAATAGGTGACTTGAAAGAGTTGAAATTGTAGGGAAGGTTCAGAACCTTACCTTTGGTATCCATAAACATTCTGAATAGAACCGTTTTGGGTTTATTACAGTCAAGTAATCTCACATCGCGAGATTTTTTACTTTTCGATTGATCATCAATCTTGTCGGTTTTTGCTTCTGCTTCCGCAAATAATGCGTCTAGTTCGTCTTTTTTCATATTAATTTAGTTTTGTTTTGTTTTGTTTTGTTTTGTTTTAGTCCCTACCCCACACCAAAATTCAGGAATATTGGTAGGGAAGTCCTGCCAGATATCTTTCGCTTTATCTTGGTTATGTCTAGCTTCTTTGGCCGTTTTAATAAACGGCTCGAATAAAGTTTCGATGTCAATTTCGGGCTTTTCTTCTTCGGGTTTATTTCTCGATACCGCATTTTGAAGTTCTTGAATCAAGGTTTCGACCTCGTCTTCAGTTAGTTCAAATTGCTGACCTTTAATTATTAAATTAAAGGTCTTATAAGCTGAAATTTCATCACTATTTTCAGTGGAGTTTGGGAACCATTCTGATTCGATGTATGTGTCTTCGTTCATATCTTTATACTAGCTTGTGGGTGGTGTGTTTTCAACTTTTAATTTGATTTCTTTTGATAGTTTCTTATACTTTTTTGACGCATCATATCTTTGTTTGAAAAAGAAGGGTGAGAAATCTCCACTACCTAAATACATTCCCCACAACTCTTGCTCTCGGTATAACCTCTTCAATTTTGTATCATAGTCTGGAAATGGAAACAACGAATATCTACAAATATTATGTCCTTTTATATGAATCCAGAAATGAGGTTGGCAACCCGCTTCGCGATACTCTAAATACTCCGATAGTTTAACCCCCTTCTCTTTGCAGAATTTCCTGATAAACTTATACGACTCCATACAGAACCTTAAAGACTTAGGATTGTCAAGATCTAAACCATCTATAATTTTACAATACTGTACGTAGTTTGTTAGTGCCTGTGACTTGGTTGCATACTCTTTGATATGGATAAACTCTTCTTCCTTGTGGAAATACAGAGTAGCCTCGAAGAACATCTGCCTGTTGATGTCAGAATGCTTCCTGAACCACTTCGTTAGAAAAAGGTAGTGTGGATATCTTGGATCTTCTTCAAAGTCCTCAAACTTCTTCCTAGCCCTGAATGGCTTTCTTCTGAATGTCCGTGATGTATGGAGATGTAAGTTATACAACTCTTTTACTTCCGTTGAAACGTTATCCATGTTTTGTTTATTGGCTATAAACACCTCTTTCTGAGATAATCGATGATGTTGTTTTGGTGTCGCATTCTATTTTTAGAGTTCTTTCGGGTCTACCTCTACCGTCAACCGATGAATAATAAATCTTTAAATCACCACTAACATCATACCCTAGCCTATTTTCAAAATTAGGTCTGTATGTCATAGTAAAACTATCCATACCATAGTTGTCTGCTAATGCTGCAATCGCCTTTGCAAATTGGCCATGTGCCTCGGGTATTTCTACCGCATCGATTGTCAATAAGGGGGTTTGTTTTTTCATATTATTTGTTGTTGTCTACTACTTTCTTTAGTCTTCTAGATTTAGACACATTTGGAAAATTCCTAATGAATTGAATGATAAAATTATATCTATTATACCCCGTGTGTTGTTCAATCAACAATTGAAGATTAGCATTTTCAATATATTCAATCAAGAACGAAACGGGAGAATAGAAAACTTTATTCAAAAGAGACGTAAGGGTGACCATGTGAATGAAGTTCTTGTTGTTCTCCCTATCAGAAATTTTTTCATGTGAGTTTCTAAGGGAATCGTGTTGATCGAATAAGTTCATTCAGATATTTATTAGAATAACTTATTTTTTCAACTAGTAAATACCCAAGGCATCTAACAGATCAAAACTAAATGTCTTTGTTCGGAATCCGCCGAAAAAATATTCAGCAATAACGGCATACTCGTATCTGTAGTTTCGGCCTATTTGTAGAAGATTATATTGATCTAAACCAATCTCAGAAACAACCTTAGTTTTAAATTCTTCGCTAGGGTAGATGTATTCGCTTGTGTGCGTCACAGAAATTATAATAAACTCGTTGTCCAAATACTGGAACTTTTTACCTAAAGTAAAATTTGTTGAGTCTGGTTTATCTTCCAGAGTCTCTGTGAAAAACTTGGTCTGGTCATCTAGTTCTTCCTCAAGAAGAGCCGTATACAGTTCAATCTTTTTATCAAAATCCTCTTTATTGAGTTCTATCGTTTTTGTCTGTTTTTCGTATTGGTTCATATCTTTTTCGTTTAATAATTCTGCATTATGTAGTGATAAAATTGTTGCGTCGATTCTATCTCTTTCCACTACATCTACCATTTTCTTGACAATTTCTGCATCAACTAGATTGTGAAAAACCTCTTGTGATTGCCCTGCGAGGTCTACAGGTAATTTACCAAACTTAAAGTTATCGGTATAATAGTGGTCCATCTTACCGCCTCTAATTTTTCCTTGGTTAAAAAATTTTGTCATATTAGTCATATTAGTCATATTAGTCATATTAGTCTTTCATTAGATCCTCGAAGAAATCTTCCGCCTCTTCGGTTTCATCCTCTAAAGGCTCGATAGACATGCTATCTCCTTCCTGCATTCTAGACTCGGAAATTTTTAAAGTCAAGGGGTCAGTGTTAAATCTGTGAACTTTATTTACAGGACCGAATCTGCTCTTACCTACAATGAAACCAAACTGGTTAATCTCCTTCATGTCATCAGTTGCGTAGAGGAAACCACAGAAATCGGAACAAGTGGCGATACCAATTGAGCTACCTAGATTAGACATGCTAGGTTTTTCGGTGTCGTATCCGGCTCTGTTAAGCTGTGATACGACAACGAAGGGAATTCCGTGGTTGAATGATAGTGCTCGGGTCTCAACATACAGGCTTGATACCAACAAATGGTGTTGTGTATATGTCTTACTTGGTTTGAGTAGTTCAGGGTAATCAACAAAAACACAGTCAAACTTAATCCCTAAATGATTTTCGGCCCGTTTGATGAATGCCGACAATCCTTGGGGTGTTAGCGATCCAGTTGCAAAGTCTTTGATCAGAATATCCCCGTAACCCTTATCGGTAGCAGAAGTTAGAAACTGCCCAATCTTTTCAGATTCACTTTTAAGATTAAAGATTGCCACATCTGCCAATTCGGCTACGAATCTATCGGCGTAAATATAACGAGGCATCTCCAATGATACAACCAAGCAGTTCTTACCTTGTTTTGAAAGGTTGCAAGCAAGAGACTTGATGAAGTTGGACTTACCGATATTAGATGCAGCACAAATGTTATACATCGCAGAACCCTTTGCCAGTAGCCCACCTCCAATTTGCTGATCCAACCAAGCAAAGCCTGTTGGAAGGCGGTTAGTTTCGTCGTTAAGCTCTCTAATGTAGTCTTCTCGACCAGTCTTCTCAAACAATCGTAGACCAAGATCGTCAACCATATAGATTGACATGGCCTTTTCCATCTCTCCGTAAACCTCTCCAATATCAAGAGGTTCACCCGCCATACCTTTAGCGAATCCATCATCAATTAATCCTTGAATAATTCTCTGCCTGAAAAACTCTTCAGCAGAATTTAATAAAATCTTTGTATCAAATTTTGACTTCTGAAAAGATTTATACCCTTTCAAGAAAACTCTGAAACTATCCCTTTGCTCCTCCGTTTTGAGATATTGTTTAATCTCCGCAGGACTTGGAACTTGGTTATGTTTTAGAAAAAACTCCTTTGCTATGTTTAGTGCAAGAAAGTTATTCTCATCAATGATTGTTTTTTTGGAGACGAATTCGATAATAGCAGGACAGAAAATCTCACGGTCCTTACCGAAAATCGACGAATATGCTAATGCCTTTTCTATGTATCCTAAATTAAGCTCTTCCATTAATATGATTATACCCCTCTGTTTTTACGATACAACTAAGTTTTGATATAAATGTTCGGAGCTATTATGGATAATATTCCGACGTTTTCTTGCATTAACAATTAATTGGGTCGCATCTGCAATACGCCTATCCGTCTCTTTGTTGACTTCATTAAAAACACCATCTAAGACATCGGTTTCTATAGCTTTATTTTTTTCGGGATTATTCATAATCATATTAATATGAACCGAGTTTTCATTCGTATTTTTCCTCAGAACCAAAGTGCCTAGGGTTGCCTCCACTTCATGAATATCCATTTTGATGCTATCCAATATTACCATATGTGGTGTATATGGTTTGGGAAAATGTAATTTTTTTGTCCATACATTTTTCCTAAAGGTTTTAACAAACCAGTTTTTAACTTTACCCAAAAATCTTACATTTTCTATAGATTCTATGTGGTTCTTTTTTTGGCAGTTATACTCATTATAGTAGTTTTCAACGCTTCGTTTTTCGCCTGTGTTGACAAGTAGCATAGTGTAATCATCTTCCGTATTGTCAACACGCCAGCCCTTAGCTAATTTACAACCACGAATAACAACGTTCATGTTGGTAGAAAGTGTGTGCGTGAAAAATCCTAATTCATCAGTTTCCTCGGAATTTGGGTCTCCCATTTCAATCATTGTGTCAGGCTGTATGCATATGTTGTATGGTAAAAAATCGCCCCCTGTTAATTCCATTTTTACCATATTATCTTTGATGATATCTTTTAGTTTTACATCAGCTTCGTAATCACTTTCCGATATTTTAAACTCAAAACTCTCCATGCCTAATATCTCCGATAACGGAACCGGAAACAGACCTCCTGTAATTTTAATAGCAGGTTTCAGTGCTTTCTCAACCACCCCCGATTCCAAACACACCTGTTCAAACATTTTGTTAATTTCTTTCTCTTTTCTGTCTTTCATATTCTTCTAGTATTTCTATCTTTTTACGACACTCTTCTTCAAATCTATCTATGACAGTATTGGGTTTTGCTTCATCACATTCCCTATCAAGGAACACGCCATCGGTCCTAGCCTTTTCAAACTTTATTCGGAAAGCTTCTTGCTTCTCTGAAAGTTCTTCCATACGTTTTGATTCTGGGGATTGAATATTTTCTACATCAATCCCCAGAGATTTGTCATCTTTACTACACATCTTGTTCTACTTCAATCTCTACAGGTTCTCCTTTAAGACTGCCCAAAGAATAACGATCTTTGACTGCTTTTTGGAATGTTACATCGTCGATGATAGAACCCCAGAATTCAGCAGTATTGGTATCCTTATTCCTTAGTTTAGTCTCACCGCCATCTTTGGAATACCAACCCTGTGTCGGGACAGTAACATGACCAGTTGCCCTTGCAATGTCTAATAGCGAAGAATATTTATCCAGACCACCTTCAAAGGTAACTTTGATTGGAAACTTTGATTTCTCTTTAGTTAGGCGACTTTTGTGAACGTTAACTATGAAGTTACTCCCGACGAATTCTTTTCCGTCTTTTTCTTGTTGCTTTCCGATTACCCAAATGTTGTTCGGTGTAAGCTCCATACCTTTACCTCCTGCGATAACGGTCTTAGAATACAACTCCTGAGTCTCATAAGTTTTGGCGATAGCAACTAGAGGGATTTTCTTAACGTTTAGGTGCGGGTTAATAATTCTCCAGAAAGAGCCAATCTCTTTTGCTCTGGTCATATCCACTTTAACATTTCCGTCTTCCGCATCAGTCATTTCTTTTTTGGATGCAATCTGACCTAAAGAATCAATTCCGATGAATACTTTATCTTCTTCGGTAAGATCTTTAAGGGTTTTTGCTATATCCAATTTAAGGTCTTCGATGGACATAATAGGCTTGTGATATACTCTCGAAGTATCAATCCCCACAGACTCCATTGTATCGCTACTACAACCATACTCTGCATCAAAAAAGATGAAGATGGATTCGGGACAAGAATCCATATATTCTTTGGCCAAGATTAGCATAAACAATGTTTTGAATGTCTTGGAGTTACCCGCAATAACCAAAGATCCTCTTGAGAATCCACCACCTTTTACTCTAGCCGATAGAGCAATATCCAAAGCTGGAACCCCTGTCGTATAGAACTCCTCAACAAAAAACTTAGAGTTTTTGATTGTATCCGCACCTTCAATTGTGTTGCTCTTTTTGAGCTTTTTTAGTAGTTCGTTCATTACTTTAGCTAGTTACAATTTGGGATTCGGTATCAGCTTCATTCTTCTTCTCTTTAGATTCCTCTAATGTAGAATATAGATCGGGGATGCTGTTGCTAAACTGACTGGTCACATCTTGATATGTGCCTACTTTGTAGGCCACTCTGAAACCTCGGGCTGGGTCTTCGAGTAGAGCTTCATACACAAGCGGTAGCAACTGAATATTGAGTTCGGCTTTTTGGGTTTGTTCGTTCCTATGGGGATAGGCTTGGACCAATTTGGGATTCTTAACACCCCAGCCATCTTCATTACTATACATCACTTGTGCTACGATGATAGCACCTTCTTTTTCAAATACGTTAATTTCCATTACGGTTTCATCATAACAGACTGTTAAAACTTTTTCAAGTGAGTAAATAAAAAAAATACCATAAGTTATGGTGAAATAACCTATGGTATTTTGAAAGCTTAAAAAATGTTTTACTCTTCGGTGGCTTTTGGTTCTTCTTTAACAACCTTTTTCTTTTTAGTTTTGGTAGGTTCTTTAACAACCTCTTCAATAGCAGGTTCAAGTTCTTTAACAACCTTTTTCTTTTTAGGTTTGATTAGCTGCGAACCCTTTTCTTTTGTTACATCATATTTTTGGATAAACTTTTCTCCGTCAGGTTTTTCTACCTCAATTTGGAAAATAGTTCCATCAACTTTAGTCAGTCTATAAACACTGCCATCTTCTTGCTCAAGTCTTAATTTGTTAGCCATAATATTAATTATCCAAAAAGCTCTTCGAAATCGACTTCTTCATCATGCTTCAGATTGGGGAAGATCCAACCAACCGTATCGAACAATTGTTTGGCCACGGTTAGATACATTTTTTCCCATTGCTTTTCGTAATCTATCTCCAAACCAAACTCTTCAGGTAGTTTCTGATTACTGCCCGCGATAGACTCGATACCATATTCATTAGGTTTAATATAACACCACAGAGCTTTAACACCTCCTTGATGTAATTGATACTTCCCTTTTAGTCCCAAGTCTTCGACGATCCTATTATGAAATACACAAGACTTGACTTGGGCAGGACAACGACTCCCTGCGACATAACGTTCTCTAAAACCTTCGGTAATAACAGTCGATCCTTCTTTATTAACTCTAGAACCACCATTCTCGTATAGGGACAGGTTGTTTGCTCTCTGTCTTTTAGACACGTCTGAAAAACTTGCCTTGAAAAACTGCTCCTTATGTTTCGCTAAAATTTTACATAAATGAATCCTATTAAACTTATGACCCATCTCCAGATATTTGGCGAGAGTTTCAAAATACAGCTCGTTGAACAAACCCTTCACCATAGGCGAATATTCGGATTTGATAACCTTCAACCCAGTGTATTTCATCCTCTTCTTTTCGGGGAGAGGAAAGCCTTCGTTATCTAGGACGTAGTATGCATATTGCTTTTTAGCAAAGAACAAAGCGGTTGGTGCTGCTTTTTCCCTACCAAAGTTATACGTAGGTTTGGTGCAAGCCATCGTATCTCTAGCCCAATCATTAGTGATCTTATTAAGAAAATCACCAATCTTATCAGAATAGATTTTACCGAAAGGGGTTAGTGCTTCATTTTCAAAGAATTCTTTACCGTAGTGTTTAACTACGGAATCGAACGTAACCATAACACTATCCGTGTCCCCGCCCACAACCGGATCTTCTTCACAACCATAACTTTTTTTAAACAACTTTTGTATCTCATCAATCGCATTCTTAGTAACACCTTGTCCAGTTAAAGTAATTGAACGGGCAATATCCAAATCATAAAGAGGTGAAGCTGCTGCTGAAATCATCCCATAACAACTATTAAGAAAAATCTTGGTGATCTTCGCTTTTCTCTGCCAGTATTTAGCACCCTCAAAATCATCTTTTGAGAGACATTGGTCGGCTTTTTTCGTATACAGGCTTTTGTTATCAAACTGCTTTTGAATAAATTCGATAACAATACCTGATTTGTTCAAGTCAAAAATAACATCAGCTTTTGAAACACAATAGCCCTTTTCTCTCATCTCATCTAGGAATCGATCTTCCCTGACTTTACAGGAAGTTCCGTAGTCGGTGTAAATGATAAACTCGCCGTCTTGACCTTGGACAGATCCAACTTTGGTTTCCAATGAAGTGTTCAATGAAATCATATTCGTTGGATATAGTGATGTGATATCGTAAGAAAATAGATTTGTTGTCAGCCCCACAGTTGGTTCTTTAACAAACCCACCCTCAAAGGATACTGGTTGCGATCTTTTAGCCGAAGGAACAAACACACCTTTGTTAACAGCACTTGCCGCAATAGATCCATTAATAACCTTGATCTTACCCAAGCTCTCGACATAGTTGGAGAACCCCTCATATGCCGTCTGGCGAGACGTTTCAAGGAATTCCAACTCGGCATCCATAGAAACTAGAAGAGCTACGTCAACCAAGTTATAGAGGCTGTATTTGGGCCAATCTTTTATGGATAGATCGTAGAGAGACATCCCAGCATCGACCTTACCGCATTCTAGGATATCGCTAGCAACTGCATCCAGAGACCAACTTTCTCTCTCAGCCTTAAAGGTGAAAGTAGAAAACACATCCATATAATCCATAACGTTAATGCCGTGGATATTATAACGAATTTCGGGGTTTCCGAATTTATCGAAACCTTCTTTGGCTGTAACCTTACCGTAAGGTGAAAGCTTCTGGTAGTGTTTTCCACCCAATACAAGCTTCAATCTATTAATGATATAGACTGTATCGAAACCATTACAGTTCCAGCCTGTGTAAATATCGGGATAATTCTTAACCCAAAAATTGAGCATATGGGTAAGTCGTTCCTTCTCATCTTCTATCTCATAATACACAATATCATCAATAGAAATAGGGAGTAGTTTTCCTTCCTCACCCTTTTCCTTGTTGAGTTTATCTAGGGTCTCTTCAACTCCACTTCTATCCCAAGCTTTCTTACCCCACATATAATACTTCCCTGTCAGGGAATCATAGATGGACATAAGATCGATTTCATACTTGGCATCTTTCGGTGCAGGAAATTCAGATTTGGCTGGTGCTTCAATATCCAGAAAGAAAGTTCTGATTGGATTTACCGAAAATTCCTCCTGCGGAACCTTTCGATAGTTTGCAATTAGGTATTGCTGCTCTGGTGGAAGATTGTAGAAAATCTTCTCATCCTTATTCTCAACAAACCAGTAACGCTTACTATCATTATCAAATAGATGCGGTTCTAGATACGTTCCAAAAATGGATTTGTATTTGGTTTTCTTGTCTGTCTCTGTGAACAGGAAAGGTTTAAAATCGGTAACCTTTGTAATTCTCTCTCCCTCGGTATCCCATGTGTTTTCATGGATCTGGGAACTTTTCTTGTCGTAATAAACGTGTCTATACATATTTTTTTCTTTGTCGTAGGTGATGTTTTCAGTGCTTCCAAGGCAACTAATATAATTGAGTTTTTTAAAGTTGATCTCACAACTATAAATTTAACTTCTCCAAATAACTAACTGTTTTTTTACTTTCCCTTGTTTGTCCTTAATCATAAATCCAGCAGTTCCGCTGAGAAATCTAATATCATCATAAATAAACACAGAATCGGTATTGGTTTTATGTTTGATAAATTTTTCCCAATCATCAAAATCAGGGTTAAAATCATCAGGTAAAATAATCTTAACACCCTCTACTGTAGCTTTTTTTCGATTGTTTTCGAACAAAGAGCTTACTTTATTATATTCTTTCTTTTGATAGATAATATCCTTATTCTCTTCAGCGTATTGATTGATTAGTTTTTGAAAAAAGGGTTTATTTTCTTCGGTCAAATCTTCATCGGATATACCGCGCTTTAAAGGGTTTGGTTCATCGGTTTTATAAATATGAAAACGATCTGTAAAACTATCATATGATACACTATATTCTTCTTTCATTTCTTTCATAATTAAAATCCTTCAAATTCAGGTAGCTCTTCGTAGTTGGATTTCTCCATAAACATATACTCAAACTTAACCGAGTCGTTTTCATTCTTATGTTCTAATGCTTCCGACATACTCTTTTCGTAATAACAATTCCCATCTAAAGAGACCCTGACCACTTCGATAATAGTGTCATCATAGTGCTCACAATTATAGTGGTGTTTATAGCTATAATTTCCAAAATCCCAAATACCCGCCCAATCTCTACAACTACAAATACAACTTTCGTTATTCAAGGTGTATTTTCCGTAAACAATATCTACGTCGTCTTCGGTTTCTGCTACAACTATTTTGACAAAACGAACCCACCAATGATCGGCAGGGGTTTCAATACATTCCTCGATAGAGGGTGATGTGTGGGTTTCTATAGATTGGATTACATCTCCAATCTCGTAGGGTTTATCGGCTAGGTCCATACGGTGATGGTGGGCTATTTTTTCTTCGGGTCAAGCTATAAACTCTCAAATAATAATCTAGTGAAGGTTGTTGTAGTCCCTTCGAATTCTTCTGTCCACGTAACGACCAAGGGATGTTCATCATAATAGACCCATGTAACACCCTTTAATGGACATATAAACGTCCTTAGGTGCTGGTCTACGATTTCTCGGTCTATGACTACATCCAAACCATAAAGCTCCTCTAAACCCATGTCAATGCAGAGTGTGTGTTGGATTTCGCTTTCTTCGCCTAACAAATGGAAATCTTTATCATTCATTAAATTTTACCCACACCCCTTCAAATCCATTTTGATCCAACATCCATTCGGTAACATCTTTAATGTATGGAAAATATCCGCCACCTAATCCCGCACCAACTAACCAAGGGAATCCTAGAATAGGTAGTTTGGTTTTATTGACGCTACATTCATTCCTGATATGTTTAAGTGATTTGAGGAGAGCAGACATATAAGACTTAATCCTAAATGGAACTTCGCCACCCAAATCTTGTCCATACAAATTGTAGACTCTTTTATCGGGGGCTTTCTTCAATTTGGAAAAAGAATAATTCCCTAGTCTCCTCGGACCTACTTGAATCGAATAATCTTTATCAGATTGGAATACCTCTGGAAATCTTTTTCTGACCTCCAGAGCTATTCCAGATCCCATACAAGCTCTACAATTCGCGTTGTGATAAGCGAAGTCTATATCTTCGGGGAAGTCTAATAAATTACCTTCAATAATTTTCATACCCTAACCACACGCTAAAGTCTGATTGTTAGCAAATGAAACTTTAAACTCCCTCATTAACCATGCTTCGTTTTCTTTCAATTCATCATCAGTCCAACCTATATCTCTCTTCAAGAGATATAGTAAGGACACTGATGTGTGATTTGACAATAAAATTGCGTTTTGTATCCTTTGATTTTCAACTTGAAGCCTTAATAGTTCCTCTTCGTATGTTTCTCTAGTTTCTTCGTTCATAATTTTATCCTTTAATAATGTCGTTCAACCGATCTTGAAACCATTTGAAGTTATCGGCATTTGCCGAATCCTGTCGCTTCATATCAATATCCCGAACCATTTCTTTACTGAGTGAGCGAGCTTTCGTTTCGTATGACGCCAACTCCGCAATAAATCTACGAACTCGCTCTTCAAGTCCTTCTGGATTTCCTCCGACATATGCTGGACTGCGTTGTGGTTCTGACAATTTCACTGAAGTTGAAGTCTTCTGAGCCGATGTCAATGCAGTTTTTCTATTATTTTGTTCAATATCATGACCACGGGGAGTTCCAGCAGGTTCGGAAGCCTGTAGTTGTAAGGATTCTCTTTGAATTTTAGCTAATTCCGCAATAGAATTTTGCATAGCCGCCAACTGCAATTCCACGTTGGGTCGGACTCCTCCTTTTAAATCAGTTTCGGGTGAAAACTGATTCTCTGAAACTTCAACATCAGAAAAGCTTTCGACCACCCCCCCTTCGCCGACACCCTGACTGGGTGCCCAATTTTTTTTGGCTTGGGGAATTTCATCCTTAAACACATTTGCGATATCTGTAGTTGCAACCTCTTTCTTTACAGTTGCTGTCTTAGTTTTTGCTGTCTTCTTATTAGCCATAAACTTTAATTAAACCCAATTTTTCTTTTTTCCACCTTTTTCACACCATTTTCTTTAAGAAAGTTATAAATTTCCCCTAACATCATTGGATCTGTGATTAGATCCTCGTCTATACCTAGTTCCTTTGCTTTCAGTTTAGACTTGGACAGTGACAACTTTCCGAATTTATACTCTACATGCAACCTGCCCTTTCTTGTAAGAGCCTCGTCAATATGCTTCAATCCGGTATTGAATGTAGCTATGATCTTTAAATTATATGCATCCGAAAGTAAACCATCAGTCATTTGTAGTAAGTTGGCAACACAATCATTACGCTCACCGTCCTCCCTCTTTCTAAGAATAGATTCAGCATCTTCAATAATCATAATAGCACCCTTATTAGATCTCAAAAACGAGGTAAATTCAGGAGATGCGAATGCGGTCACCATAGACGGTGCTATAAACACAAAGGGTGTTGCTGGGTATGTCTGTATCAAATGCTTAATGTAACTCGTCTTACCCCCTGACGGGTCGCCGTGTAACAAACACAGGCCATTTCCGGTTTCTTTATTATTGATGAACCTTTCCATATTGTTGTCCATATCGAGGATATCCTCATTATAGTTCATATCAAGGTCTACATCTATCTCGGATAACCCGAAAGGGGTTTTGAAAAGACCTTCTAACTGATTACTCTCTAATATAAATACTTTAGGGATTTGGTCCTTTACAAATTCCTCTTCGCTCAACTTGTAGTCTTCAACCGTTTTTATATAATCCACATGAGTTTCAGATTTTAAACAAAAAAATGTAGTATGGGAACAACCCTTATCGTTATATACAAGACCTAAAACCATCCGGTTTAGGGTGTCATAAAACCAAATCTGATTATATTCTCTAATTGATCCATAATACCCTAACTCTTCGTCATCTAGTAGGGATCTCATATCTACGGTATTTTGATGTAGCGATACAACCATATAGTCGGGGTGTTCGTTCAACATATCAATCAGGTCATTTCGGTAAATGATTCCGTTTGTTGTTGGTTTAGTCCATAACGTCTTAAATAAAGCAGGTTCTACGTAATTATAAACCAACCCAGAATGTCCTGTCCTTTTAGCAAAAAATACCGAAGGGTGGAACCCGCCGCGATTGTCCATACCCATAGACTCAAGATCTCCTATATTAACCCTGTCTTTTTTCTCTCTAATGATACTCCTCATACTTTTACGATGTTAATGAAGGATACTGATTTTTCAACTACTTTATCTGTATTAGGCCAATCCATTTGATTGATATATTCCTCCGCTTGTTCTGTCGGTTCAATAGCTTCGGTTATAAGTTTCAATTCATTGACATCAACGGTGATGGTTTTTTCGAAGTTCATTTTATGTGAGAAGGTTTGAATTCCTTCTAGAACTCCTTCCATCTTTGTTAGATTTTCCTCTGGTGATATATCCCACAAAACCTCTACAATATTATGACCAATATCTTTTCCTTTATTTTTGATAATGGAACTAGCATCCATTTTAATATGTTTCGGTGAAAAGTCATTTTCAAACTCTTCTACCATTTTATTTTTAGATAGATCCAGAATGTAAATGAAACTGTCCTTACCTGCTTCATTCCAATCCAACTGTAGGGGTGTCCCTACGTAGTAGATCCCCTTCTTACCCTTCTGGTATTCCCTCTGTTGTCTTCCGTGATAATGTCCGGTATAAACAACATCGCAGATCTCGAATAAGGCTTTTGGTGTATACCCGTGCTCAGAGACCTTGTGAGCGTTCATCTTAAATGTTTGGATATCCAAGTGAGCGAAGATTGCATCATAAACCTCACCCTTCTGATGTCCGGTAAATGGGCAGCAAGCCCAAGGTAGTATTTTATAAACCCTATCATCAACCTCAAAAGGCGTTGGCTTAGATACAACTCTTATGTTTGGTTTGTTTTCTAACAGAGTCAAAGCACTAACCTCACAACTATCTTTATAGTAAACATCATGGTTACCACTGAAGGCAATAACTTCAAAGTTCTGAGCCAAACGCTCAAAGAATTTATCGGCATAGTTAAGTGTCCTGAAAGACATAGCTTTCTCACTAGTCTTGCTAAATCTCCCATCGAAGATATCTCCGAGGAACATGATAGTTTCAACCCTGTTTAAGAATGATTCTTCAATCCATTCTAGGACATCGTCATAAACCTTCTCCCATTTATCTGCATGGGTTCCGTTCTTAGAACCTAAGTGTAGATCTCCTATAATACCTATTTGTTTACCTTTAATTTTCATACTATTTTTTTCTATACAGTGCGCACCATGTGCCATTACCAAACATTCTCAAAACATCGCCGTGGCTTACATCTACAGCCTCCCCCGATCCATTAACCCATTCTATATCGGAACCCTTTCCCCACCAAAATACCCGACATACATATTCAAATTCCTCGTCATCCTCTGCGTAGGTTCCTTCTAATTGTGTCATTATAAACCCCGTAGTTCTAGTGTTTCTAGTGTTTCTTCATCCACTATAAAATGTTTCAAATAATCCATGTGATAACCCGAAACCTCATATGAGTGATCATGACATTTCCCAAGTTCGAATTCAACTACTTTTTTATTAGCGTTTTCGAATAGGACTGTTTTGTGGTGCCAGTAGATCTCATCGACATCGCTACAATATTCGTGGTCTTCAATTAAATAAAACATATTAATATTACTCATTGTTGCTATCGTAACTTTCGTAACTGTCGTCAAAAATTCTTTGCGGAGTCATCTCGCAATTCTCAGACTGAAACGAAACCATTTCATCTTCTTGGTGTGTTCGAATTGCGTCGGTGTTTTTCTTTTCTTTTTTAATTCTAGTGACTGCTTCGTGTTTCGCAATTTGAGATAGATAACCAAAGGCATTACTTTTCTGCCTAACTACCTTACCTCCTTTATCATACATGTCACCGACAACGTAAAGGTTTCGGCCATTAACTTTCTTGTCAGATTCGATATATGTGTGGATTTCCAAAAAATCATTAGGATCGCCAGTTTTAACAATACTAACCCCCTTTGCGACTCTATTCTTTTTCCAACAAGGGGTTTTCTTGACAACTCCTTTAATATCTTCATGGAAAAAATGTTCGGCGTCAATATCAAATATTGATACATCTTTAATTTTTTTCGCAACCTTATTTTTAGGTTCATGGGATTCAATATTTTCGAAGATATTAAAAGAATTAACTTGTAAAACCTCGCCCTTTTCAAGATCAACCTCACCGTCAACCTTGTAGCCTACGAAAGACCTATATTGGATTTTCTTACATTTGGCGTCACTCCATAGTTTAAATTTACGTTCTGATAACGTTGTAACCATCCTCAAAACAGCATCACTGATCATCTCTTGCTTATAAGGATATCCGCTGAAGTTTTGACTAGTCATAATTTTGTTGGCAATATTGTCAATCACAACACCTAATGTGTTGCCCATAGCCCCTTCGGAATCATAAAATTCCTTAATCTCCTGCCAAAGGTCTTCCTTGATTACATAATGTTTCTCGTTTTTCTTACTCATAAAATTAATAGTTAAGTTTCACCCTTTTTTCGACAACTGGTGTTTTGTCCTTTTTATAGAAAGACTTCCTCTCGGTGTAGTGTTTCTTACTGAAATATGTGGTGTCATAGAAATCAAAAAAGATCGGAACCTCATTTCCGCCTAATCTTTCGATTCGACCGAGTAGTTGGATTATCCTGATAAATGATTTCTGCGCAAAGAACCCAACCATAAAGCTCAAATTCTTAATTGAAATTCCTTCTCTCATTACTCCTGTTTTGACAATTAGAATAGTCCCTTCCTCATTCTCCATATCGGAGTATGCCTTGGTTCTTTCTTCTTCTGGGGTGTCTCCATTTATGACGATAACCTTTCTTCCGCAATTTTCAAGCCTTTCTTTTAAAATCTCTTCATGAAAATCACGATCAACCGGAATCATGGTATTTCCGGTGCATACTTTTAAAACCCAGCGACAAATATAATCTGTTCTTTCTGGAGATCTCAAAAGGTATTCCATCTCATTCGTGAACATTTGAGTGTCTGTGTAAATCTTCTCGCTACCTTCTTCATCTACATACTCCTTTACGGGCTTGTAGGAGCACCCTGTGAAACATGTAGAGTAAACCTTGGAACGTGCCTTCAAACCTTTATCCCTGAGTTCAGAGGACTCTACGTTGCAAACAACTTTACCAATATTTCCTAAAACAGAATAAAGGTCTTGTGGTTCTGGTGGTAGAGTTCCGGTAAACCCAATAATATTGTTAGTCTTGACCGATTTAACCAGTTGCGTTATTTTACTGGAATCCTTTATTATGTGACATTCATCAATTAAAAAAAGATTTCGGTTTCCGATGTGTTGGTGAAACTTCTCTGCACGGGCAACTGAAAGATTTGATCCAACAATGATTATCGGTGTAGTGAAATCTTCTTTCCCTTTAGCGGTCCATTGGGAAACTTGCTCCGTGGTGAATTTAAATTCGTCAATAAATTCATCGTAGGTTTTCCCAACCAAATGTGTCGGAACCAAAATGGCAATAGTCTGGCAAGGGTTGTAGTTCAAAATAGTCCTACAAATGGAAGCCATGATTAACCCTTTCCCTCCACTAGTTCCAACCTTAACGATACCTCTACCTCTTACGAATACTCGATCTAAAGCTTTCAACTGGATATCGCGATATTCCCAACCATCAAATTGGTGGAGTTCGTATTTCGTTGGTAATAAGAACGAGGGTTCATAAAAATACCTAGCTCTGGAGCTAACAATAAATTGATTTTTGTTTAGGTGTGGTATGAATGCTTTTGTGAAATCATAAATCTCATTCAGTAATCCGATTGGGAATTTTCCGTTTGTGTCGATTGCATAACATTTTTTCATAAGCTGATTCTTTCTCCATTTCGGAGCAAATCTATACTCTGGGTTTGCCCATGAAAATTTATTCCTAATGATTTCGAAATGAGTGCTTTCAAGAACACCGTTGCCTTCTTCATCAAGATCAATATTTATTTGAAATTCCAGCATTATGTTAGGGCTTCGACTTTTTTAAGTTCAACAATACTACTACAAGACTTCATCAATGTGAATTTTGCAAAGTTTACATATTCCTGAATAAACTCAGACAACAACACATTCTCTGCAATGCTATTATCAATATCTATAAGAGGTTGTTCCTTCTTTAACGCATAACCCCAAGCTGGAGCATCCTCTGACAGTGTTCCAAATCTACTTTTATCTAAAATATCTCCTGAATGTTGTTTGATTTTTTTAAGTTTTTGAAAAACAGTTTCTCTCATTCTACCAAGTTCATACAAATACATTTTTTGGTCAAAATTTCTCTTTGACCATTTATGTGCAATCAAAGAAACCTCCTCTAATTTAACCATTAATGTTAGCTGGTCTACCGATGCATCCCGTTCCCAATCATCAAAATAATCCTGTGCTATTTTTTTAGCATTGCGGCTTTTGATTTTTGTAATCATTTTATCAAAAACATCGTATTGACCCTCACTCATATGAAGGATTATAGCATAATGCCTAAGCGAATTCAACTTTTCAAAGCAAATAAAAATCTTTTTTCATCTTTTTTCATTTTATGGCTTGAAAAATTTTTACCTAGATATTAAATATTCTTAGAATCTGGATTAAATAAAGAATAAAAACGGTTTTAATATAATATTAATAATATAACCGCCTCTGGCGGAACACATAATACTATAACAACTTCATTTAAAACCGTATTAATCTTATATAAAACATATATTATATTTAGGTGCGGGGAAATTTTGAGGTTTTCCACATTTTCGATTATTTTCATTTTAGGGGTTGTTTTGAGGAATTCGTATGGTAACTTCAAATTTATGGAGACCTACTACAGAAAACCAGAAGAACTAAAAATGAAAACCTACTACAAAAAAACAGACGAACCAAAAATGATGTTTTGGTGCGCAGACCCTATTTCCTTAGACAAATCAACTTCTTGGGGAGAAGGAAATAAACAAGAACATCTTAAAGGATGTTGGGTTCAGATTAACGATAAAGACACAGTCGCACATCTAGTTGCTGGCGATGAACACAATCCCGTAGGATGGACTTCACACAATCCTTTTGAAGGTCTCATGCCCGATGAATGGTCCTCTAATCTTTGGACTAAGAACCCAATCAAAGCAGAGCAAGTTGGAATTAATCCTGTTGAACTGGGCACTTTGGATGGACCTATGGAATACGCCAACCCTAATAACGATGGTTGGGTTCTGTGGAATCTAGAGGAAGATGGCGAGGTTGACGTAAAGGATACATGGTTTATGCCCAATACCGATTTCACTAAAGTTTACGAAACTCGATAGATGCATAACGTTTACTATATCTCGGGACCAATGACAGGTATCCCAAATCACAACAAAGAAGCTTTTTTGCAGTTAGAAAAGGATGTAACAGAAACTCTAAAAAGTGAATATCCCAATGTTACATACGAGATCATCAACCCTTCCAAGTTGGATTTAGATTTCGAGAATCCTTCATGGGAGGATTATATGAAAAATGATATTGCAAAACTAATGAAGTGTAATTGTATAGTCATGATGAAAGGTTGGGAAAATTCCAGAGGTGCGCCAATTGAACGCGCTCTTGCGAAAGAATTTGGAATGCAGATTCTAGACGAAGATTTGAATTCGTTACAGACCCCAAAAAAGGAAAATAAAAGTATCTTGGACGAAGCTGAAGAGCTTACCAATGGAGCTAGACAATCTGCATACGGCCACCCTTCTGAAAACTTCAAGAACATTGCAGATGGATGGAATTGGTATATCGATATGAAATACAAAACCGATTCTAAACTCACCCCCGAAGACGTGGCTCTAATGATGACCCTTTTGAAAGTTGCTAGAGAAACACACTCAGTGAAAAGAGACAATATTGTTGATGCTGCTGGATATCTCAATACATATCAGATGTGTATTGATATGAAGAATGGGATTGGAAACTTCGAAGATTCAAAAGTTTGGGATAGGGAAAGTGTCTTAAGATTGATGGCAGACACAAAGGCTATAACTGATAAATTTAAAGATTTAAAATAATATGAAAACTAAAAAAATAATTGAATTGGTCCATACTCTAAATTACGACATGATGGATTTCTTCAATGATGATGACTATCAATGTTTTGAATACCGAACTGGCGGTATGGTTGACCTTGTTATGTTTATGGGATACTCTATATGGGATTCCGACACTGACATGAGAGAGTATAGAGATAATGGTGAGGAGGAAATTTTCGAACCCCTAGATCGATATCTCAGAAGAAAGGCCAAGGCAAAGATCGAAAGACTTAACCAATTTTTTAAATCATATGAGACGAATTAAATTTAAATCAATCGACCTTTCATACTTCCTTTCTTGTGGTGAGAAGGTAAGTTATACATTCGAAGACGGTATTTATTTCATCAGAGGTGAAAACCGAACTGTAGGGCAAGAGGACCAGAATAATGGAGTTGGTAAGACTGCCATCTTCTTTGACAGTTTAGTTTATGCTTTGTATGGAGAGACCTCTAGAAAGAAATTCCCCAAAGACTCAATCCCATTCAATCGTGGAGGTAAGAAGAAATGTATCGTAGAATTGAAGTTGGATATTGCGGAAGATGACACAATTATCCCAGTCGTTATTAACAGGACAATTAATCCATCGAAGCTTACTTTGACTGTAGACGGTGATAATAAAACCCAAAGTAATTCACCTGCGACACAAGCATACATTGCCGACACTCTACTGAAAGGTATCAAAAAGGAAGTCTTCATGCAGTCTATGGCAACCAAAGCAGACTCAGGTTCTTTCTTTAGTATGATGAAAACTGAAAGGGAGAAGTTCATTGGAACTATTTTTGATTTCACATATATCAAAGAAGCCGAGAAACTGGCAAGAGAAGAATTCAACACAGTCAGCAAAAAGGTTAGTAAGAAGCAGACCGAAATTAGCTCTTCCGAACCACACCTCCCCATTATCAAGAATCAAATCAAAACGGTTAAGGTTGAATTTGAAAATGCAACCAAAAAGAAACAAGAACAGCTTGGAAGACTTGAAATAGAAATTTCGAGAATGGAATCTTTTATCGGTGATAAGCCCGAGGCGATAGATCTAGCGTTGGAGACTGATAAATATTCCCAGTTACTAACTAAGATTCAAACAAAGGTTTCTGTAAAGAAAGAATCACGCTCTACCATAAAATATGAAGCCGATATTAACCTATCAACTATCGAAACTAATAAGAGAGAAGTAGAACGAAAGACTAAAGCTAAGGTTTGCGGCGAATGTGGTAAAGATATTGACAAAGATGATAGAGATGTTATCGATGCTGATTGTAAAAGAATGGTTAATGAGAATGAAACTCTTTTGGAATTGATCGTTGATCAACGAGTGAATTATAAAGAACTCAACGAAGAGATCAAATTACTCGAACAGAAAGAATTTAAAGTTCAAAACGCTAGATCGGATCTAACAAGCAAAGCTTTCAAGAATCAGAAAGAAATTTCTGATTACGAAAAGAAGATTAGGGAAATCGAGATCCTTAAGAAGGATAGGAAAAATGCTCTGGAAGATATCAAGAAGCCGGAAGACAGTTCTATTTTGAAAACCTTGATGAGGGATTATTCGGAGACCGAAAAGAAGATTAAAATCTTTAAAACCGAATTAGAAACACTAGAAACAGAACTCGAAGTTTTACACCACGTAAAAATCGTATTCAGCGAGAAGGGTTTGAGAAGTTCAATCCTCTCGAAACTGATCACCTTGTTTAATACTAGCCTTAATGCGTATCTAATGCGTCTTGGTGCTCCTTGCGAGGTTTTGTTTGATGAGCATATGGAATACTCCATGAAGACGTTAGGAGGTCTTGAGATGCAGTATGAGTCATTCTCGGGCGGTGAGAAGTGGAGAATCAATATGGCCTTATTCCTAACTTTCTCTGATATCCTCAGAATTCAGAATCAGATTAGTTTCAATATTAAACTGATTGACGAGTCTTTTGATTATGCTGTTGACCAATCAGGTTTAGATGCTATATCAGCAATCCTAGTCGAAAGGCAAAAAGAGCACGGAGAGAACCCGTATATCATTACACACAAAACACAATTTGATATTCCCGATGCTAAAATTATTAACGTGGTAAAAGAAAAAGGACAAAGTAGAATACTATAATGACAGAAGATGTAAAAAGAATACAAGAGCAGATCACGAAACAAGTCGGAGAATCTGGTTTGGATGTGTTAAAAAGCGCAAACAATATCAGTGATATCAACTGGGAAAAGATTGGTTTAGAAAAGAAGGACATCCAAGAAGTGGTTGTCGCAATCCCTAAAGCTGAAGACCATGATTAATTTTACGCTATTATCAGCCAATGTGGATACCGACGACGAAACTGGCGAATTTGATGGTATGGGTGTTTCTGTTAGATCCAATTTGATGGAGATCGAAGATGTAGCTCTTAGAGCTACATTACTAATCCATATCATGAATATCGCAGTGGGTGCTTCTGTGATGGACTTGGAGGGCGGTGAAAAAATAGAGTTTGTCGATATTATCAAGGCTGGTTTTTCTGAAACTGTTTCGGAGCAAGCCTTTCAGGTAGCGGAAACAGATACAGCCCGCCAAGATAGCCTAGAAAGCTGATTGAAAATGGTAGTGTAAACCACACTAAACCGGACAGCCACACAAGGAGCATGATAACTCCTACCCAAAAACCCATACAAGTGGGACACTGTGATAAATAGTGTCCCACTTTTTCCTTACCAAATTTAGAGAATATCTTGATAAGGAAAGATCTAATACCTTCAGTCAATGGGCTATAAATCAAAATATTTATCATACCCAGAGAAGAAAGAAACAAAACAAACAATTCCAAAACAATCATATTAGTAATTAATAGTTTTCTTCCTCCCAATATCCAAAGTTTTCCAAGATATCTTTTGAGTTAGTTAATTGGACAATTTCAGAATATTCCTCCTCAACCCATTCCTCGATTTTACCACTGTCTATATTACCAAACTCTAAAGTAGAGTTAAAAACGTTAAGAAATGTTTTTAACTCTACAATGTCATTTTTAACAAAATATATATCACCTTCGGTTGAATCCTTGTCCCATACGATATGATCCGGCATATCTGCTATAACCCCCAAGTCTTCATTTTTAGCGACATTATAGAAAATTTGAAATTCATTTTCTTCATCATTGTGTGTATAAAAAGATGAGAATGAAAAATAGGAAATACCCACCACTATAGTATTTTCATCATGAGACCAATCCACGGAACCCGCCGTATTGTCTTTTTTGTAAGACTCATCCAAAGGAAAATATTCCCATAATATTTTAGTAAATTTTTGGATAGGTTTTTCTAGTGTGAAGCTCAACTCATACCAGCCAGTATGATAGTATTCCGTTATAGATGGATCATAACTTGTGTTGCCATAACCGCTATCAGTAGCTTCAAATCCCTCATCCAAAAAATCATGATATTGTAAATGGATTTCGGACCACTTATCGAATCGTCCTTTGGCATCATTCATTATATCGGAGTCTCGCATAACTGTAATTATTTACACACTACACTAAATATTAATTACGATGTCTGATGTTGTTAAAAATACCACCTGTCCTCCAGAGGCACTTCCGCCAAAGATTTTTGGATCTGCTGGCGGGACTAGTGAGCTGAATAATTTGTATAACGACAAGTTTGATACTATCTTAGATTTACCGACATGCTTAAGGAAGTTTAACAGAGTCAACAGAGACACAGACAAAGAGATCTCTCTTGAGAAACTAGAATTAAGTGTTAGATCTATAACAATCCCCGACATCTCCATACCTGCAACTAAGGTTGCTTACGGTGTGGGTAGCCATACCGAAGCAGGAACGAAATACGATGATTTTCCTGATATTGACATACAATTTAAAATGGATGATAATATGTCTAACTATTGGTCGATTTATAAATGGATGCAGATGTTAGTTGATATCGAAAAGGGTGTGGTCGGTGGTTTTGAAAAGGACCATTACTCAACAACTTACAGTGTATTTTTGTTAGGGCAATATAAGAAACCTATCGGTCTTTATACTTTTCATGGAGTGGTCCCCACTAAGCTAGGCGGTTATCCGCTAGACAATAATACGGAAGGTGACGTTATTTACATTGACTTTTCTTTCGCCTACGATAGGATGACTTTTGATTTACGAACCGATATCGATAATTAAAGTAGAAATGAAAAATAAACCACACGAAAAAACTAAAGAGTTTGTAGCTGCAACACAAGGTAAAGACATCGAGAAAGCCTCTGCCATACTACAGACTATCTTGGATGACAAACTCCAAGATCGTTATACCTCATCTAGAAAAGCCTTGGAGGAGGCTTGAGGTGCTCAGGAGAGCTTGAGTTACAAGCCGCTTAAAAATGACAATGAATATGTCGTGCAATACGGAGAAAGAACCGTAGGGTATATAGTGGCCAAAGATCAAAAGTTCTTTTTACAGCCATCCATCAAAGGGTATGATACCGTTGTGGATGAACGAATCGCACCCTTTTTCGATAAAGGATTCCCGTCTAAAGCAGCACTTGAGGGAAATTTAATGAAAGCCCTTAAACAAGGATAGACTCTAATGCGGTAATGATCTCCTCATAATTCTCCTCGGTCGCTCTTGACGGAAGTGTTCTAAGAGTAGACGGGAGACTATATGGGTCCATTTCAAGAACTCTTAATGTTAAATTAAGAATCTCCTCTTCGCTTGCTTCGTCTAGTTCTAGTTCAGCTTCACCGAAGTCTTCAACCTCACCTTCCATAGGAGGCTCCATATCATTTTCACCATCTTCCAATTCAGCACCTTCGTCCCCCTCGGCTTCTTGAACAATCATTTCAGGATGATCGGAAATAAGATTTCTTACTGCTGTTAATTTTGAAAATGGGGATAGTGTCTTAAAACGCGGCATATTTAAATATGCAACCACTTCATCACTAGGCTTGAATTTAGCAGCTTTCAAAAGGATGTTTGTTAGGAGTAATAACTTACCAATGTCCGACGAACCACTTTCTTCAGTTTCTGGTATTGCGCTGGTTTGATCATCGTCTAAAACATCAATACCCTCCACACCAGCTTCCATCAAAGGTTTGCCAAAATATTCAAGGGAGTAGGCTTTTGCCAATTCTTCAAAACGAGTCATACATCTATTTATGAAAACTATATTACTATTAATCACATTACTAACAACCACTATAGCAGCACCAAAAGAATTGCCCCTCAAACAAATGATAGGGTATAATAAGAAGATACATTGTCGTATCACATACTATAATCCAAATCAGGATAAATGGGGTTCGCAAGTTGCCGACCCGAAAACAAAAAGGGCTAAAGAAGGTATCACTGTAGCTGCTCATCCTAATTTTGGTTTTGGAACTGAAATTTACATCCCAGACTTAAAAGGTATCGTCGGTGACGGTAAATTCAAAGTGCAGGATAGAGGTAGTGCTGTAACTAAGAAAAGGGCTTCTAAAGGAAAGTCTTATGTGTTTGACGTATATGTGTCCACAACAGGGAAGTATAGGAATATGAGAGATAACAATCCTATGTATATGGATGTTTTTGTTAAATAAGTTTGTCCCGTAACTTGAATAGTTGGAAACTGCTGGTAATGTATGTTTATGGCTAGAACTGAAAGGGCAGAACAAAAATTGGTATTTGAACCAAAACTCGAAAGTAATGACGCAGGAACTTCTACAGGTGAAGAATTGTGGGATGAAGAATTGTGTCACGAATTACCTCTGGATGGTTTCGTAGTAACAGGTGTTCCCGACGATGTTATTCTTTTGGAAGATATCGTTTTGGATAATGAAGAAAGAACCGACGATGGTTTGATTATTAAAAATGGTCTAGTCTTCTCCGAGGAAGCTTTTAGAGATCAACAAGGTGGTAATGTTTTCAAGGCATGTAAAGTGGTAATGGTTGGTGACAATGTTAAATACACCAAACAAGGATATACCGTTGTTCTAGAGCAGAAGGCAGGTATCCCTGTTACCTTCGCGGGATCTAAATACATCTTCGCAAGAGAGAAGCAGGTGTTTATGTATGTCGAAAAACAAGAAACAAAATAAATTTATGAATATTAATAACGTAACGAGTAATGATGTGAGTAGTGCCTGTCCAAGAAGCTTGACAGAAGTTGAACAATATATAGAGCAATTGAATACTATTGCCGCGATGCTGAGAGACCAGTCTGTGGATTTAGAAAATCAATTTAAACCTGTATTGAGAGAGGATTATCCGCGCCCTGCGTCATGTGATGACGAACCTCCAGTGGAAAAGCTAGTTCCTGTAGCGGACGAGATTAGATCTGTAATTTTTGTTCTAGAATCAGTTTTTTGTTCTAATGATTCAATCCTAAGTAGAGCAGGAATTTAGAAATATGAAAATCACCGCTAAAGCAGCTATGGAAAACTACAATAACTATGTAGATTCACAGCTAAAATATTGGAAAGAAAACTTAGTAGAACTTTTGGACGATGTTGCAGAAGATTCTAGAAAGGGTATTGGTTGTAGCCAATTTGTATGTAATTCATTACAAGAAAGGGCGTATTATACCAACGAACTAGAAGCTCTAGGGTATATAGTAGATACTATATCTGACGACGATTCGGTATCGGGTAGGCTAGGCATTAGCACTATTGTAAATTTTAATTGGTTATAAGAAAATGATTATAGGGACAACAGGCGCAACAAAAACGGGGAAGTCTACATTTATTAAAGACTTCGTTAAGAAGTTTCCTAGATACGGACAACCAGCAGAATCTTATAGGGATATCCCTAATTTGGATCTTTATGAAAATGGAACAGAAGAAAGTCAGAGATTGATTCGAGATTTCATGTTTAAACAAGCACAAGGCTTGTGGCAGAAAAGAGACACGAACAGGCGAGTCATTATGGACAGGACTTTACTTGACAATCTAGCGGTAACTATGTTTCTTTATTCTCTAGGGGCCGATAAGATTTCTGATGGATTTTTGGCTGAAAGTATTGAAATTACTAAAAGGTCTATGGAATACTATCATATGATTTATTTCATCCCTATCGACGACAAAGACGGGATCGAAGTTCCAGAAGAAATCAACGATGACTTCAGAAGAGGTTTTGACAATCTCCTGAATACTTTTTATATGGAATATGCAACTGGAGGACCATTAGCCGAAACACTCTACCCTACATCTAAATGCGCATTCATTGACGAGGTGACAGGTTCAAGGGAAGCTAGAATTGATTATGTTAGCGAGATTCTAGACGAAAATGGAGATCAAAAAGGTGGAGAATCTGAAGATTCTCTTGACGGTAGCGCATTAGGTGCTATTGTGGGTGCTGACGGGATGCCAGCATACTCAGAGGATCAAGAATTTGACCTTGGGGATTTTGGATTCCAGACAAAAAATCTGATCGTGGATGAAAAATCCCTTGACAACATTCAAAAAAACCTTTAGTATAACGACATGTCAACAAAACTTGCAGACCAACTAAGCCAAATCCCCGAAACAGACTGCCTCTTCGTTAAAGTGAAGGGGTATACCAACGCGAAGGGGGAAGTGTCCGATTATGTAATTAACGCCGGAATGTCATACGAAGACGGTGTTAATGCTGATTTGGAATTCCTCGATAAATGGACCCCAACCAAAGGAGATGTTTTGGAATTCGCCGATATCCTAACAAAGTTCGACAAACACCACGATACAAAAACCCCCAAAGACATCTTGGAGGAGGCTAAAGATGCCCTTATCAAGGGTCTTAGGAAAGAAACTACCGAGTCGAAGAACCGTTCCAATGGACAACTTGACGCCTACAGGCGGGTAGGGCCAGCGACGAAGGAGCATATTGCAACTGGGTCGGTCCATCTAAAAGGTCTTCTGGTGGAGCGAGTGGTGATCAAGGAAGGGCCACCGAAGAAGCCTGTAAATAGCGGCGCACCTGTTAGAGCCAAAAACTTCATCAAGAGGAATTACCTCAAAACTGGATCGATTGCACAATTCAAGCTTGACCAACTCACAGAAGCTAGTGTCTCTGATTGCGGAAGAGGTATCGTAATCCAATAGGACTTTAATATGAAAATTACTGAATACGAAGATATCGACGCACTGGAACATCTTTTTGATTTGGGGTGGGTAAAATACACCAGAACCACAATTGGTTCTGGTGAGAGCGGCATTAATGTGTCGATGATCAAGGATGAGAAATCTGAAGTTATTTACCTCGAACGTTATAATCCAACCGCAGAGTCTATGACCGTTTATTCCTATAACAAAAGCGAATACCCGCTTGAATGGATAATCGAAGAGGGCGGTAGAATTAAAGGTCAGATCATAAATCTATAACCAATTCTTCTTCTAAGTAAACATGGAAACATTAGAAAAATTTGGGTTAGCGCAGAATAGTTTCGGGTGGGACAAAATAAGCGCAGAATTGAATAGGGGGGAAAAACAAACTCACTGGATGTGGTTTGTTTTTCCCCAATTATTGGGGTTAAGCAAAAGCCCCAGATCTCGTTTTTTCGGAGTAAAAGATTTACAAGAGGCTATTGATTATACTAAAAATTATGATCTCGCTCATCGATTGTGCTGTAATTGTTTACAATTACTCCAACATGATACAAAGGATATTGTAGACATATTAGGCGAAATCGATGCACTGAAGCTTAAATCTAGCATGACCCTTTTTAATAGGGGTTCTAATATAGAAGGGGTTCCGACTCTAGGCGAGTATGATGTCTTCAAAAGAGTGTTAGACGCCTTCTTTGACGGTGAAGAATGTGAGATTACTTTAAATCTTCTTGGAGTTGCAGCTCCCGCAGGTTCTACCACGGACGACCCTGCTCTTGAGGTTGGTGTTTGAAGCGGAGGGTATAGTTCCACCGTTCCTTCGGTTGTTTACTCTACTCCTAGCTTGACAGAAAGAATCACAATATTGTGGATCTGTGTCTCCATTTTTAGCGATAGTCATTGTCCCGCATTCTGCACAGGGAACCTTTGTAAAAGAACTCATAAATATAATTAGAATTTTCTTTTCGCTAAAAATAAGATGTCACTCCAAGAAATATCTTCTCTTTTGTTAATTTCTTTAAACAAAGCACAGTCACCCTTTTCAATAGAAGACTTATTTTTATATTCTCCCGCCAGATTAATAATATCTTCATGTTTATGAAATCTATATCTTCTATTGGTGAGAATCATATTTTTGGCTACAGAATCTAATAATCCCCGTCTGTGGGTAATTGTGTATAAATTTTTATGATCTGTTATAAATTTAGCATAATGGGTTATTTCTGAACATTTCCGCATAAGTTCTACATCACTCAAATTTTCATTTTCTTTTTCTCTGATACAGTCTAACATATCTGTATTTCCACTTTTGTGGATATATTTATAATTGGTATAATGTTTTTCTTTGAATTCTTTTATGTTTTTACATTTTTTTATTTTCTTATTGATTTCGTCAATACTATTACTCTTCAGTATATCATCCCATATTGTCGAACAATCGACATCTAAAACATTTTGTGTAGTTATTTGTTTTTTGGTAATATTATTAATAAGTGGTAATATTTCTATTATTTTATGCCTAACTTCGGTCTCGTAATCTTTGACCCCTTCGTATATGGTTATTAAGTGTATACCTCTATCTTCACAAATTTTCTTTTTAATAGCATCTCTTCTTATTGCACATTCTTTGGCATGCCAAAATTTTCCATTATACTCTATTGCCAAATTAAACTCTTTAAACCATATATCAATTTCATAGGGAGTAATAACTTTTCGGGTATCATACACACAAACACTATCAAGTATATTTTCAAATATCTTTTTACACATTAGTTGTGCTATAGAAAATCTACCTTGAATCATATGTTCACATGCCTCGTTCATGAATTGTTTACCTTTTTTTCTAATACAACTGTAAGCCGAGGCATCACCCCTTTGTAATTCTGTTCGGGACATAAATTCTTTGGCTATATCTTTCAATGATTCGTCAGTATGTTTCCTTCTAAGCTGTGTCATATGAGCACAAGCTTCTTTAGAAAAATCTTCACCTTTACGCCGCATATATCCATAAACATTAGGATCATTAGCTATAAATTCCTTTTTCGATGTGTATTTTCCGGCTATAGATTTTATCACTTCTTTAGTATATTTTTGCTTCATATATTTAATTATGAACTAATCAATTTATTGCAACCCAAATTAATTTAATAGGTTTGATTGAATTTATGTTTGTGAGGTATAATTAAATTTAGATGTCAAATAATAACTTATCCGTAACGGATATTAATCAAGCTTTATCTAAAAATTCATCGGTAACAAAGATAGCCTTCAATAAAAGGGATTTTAAGTTTTCGAAAAACCAACGAGAAATTTTACATGCTATGTTGGACGACACTGTTAAAATTGTAATAATTGACGGCCCAGCCGGAGTAGGGAAAAGTTATCTATCGGTCTATGCAGCACTGAAAGCATACCAAGAACAAGATTTTAAAGATATTTTATATCTACGAACGGTCATTGAAAGTGCGTCTAAATCTATGGGATATTTAGCTGGTGACGAAAATGCCAAGTTTTCCAATTATAAGGCTATCCTAGACTCTAAGGTAGAAGAGATAGTTGAGGTAGGGTCTAGGTCTGGACTTCCGTTGAAGGCGGCTCCTATAAATTTCCTAAGAGGCCAAAATTGGGTAGATCATTATGTAATTGCTGATGAAATCCAAAATTTCAGTATAGATGAAGTGAAAACCCTTATGACTCGTATCGGTAAGGGTTCGAAATTGATCATGTGTGGCGATAGCCAACAGTCCGACATTAAAGGGTCGGGCCTAGAGACAGCCAAACAAATTTTCGATACACCCGAATGTGTGGATAAGGGCATTAATTTCTTCCAATTAACCTCCGACGATATCGTGAGATCCGAAATCGTCAAATTTATTGTTAAGAAATTTGAGGATTTTGAGGAAATGGAGAGAGAGTATAACGAAAGAACCCGTAAAACCCCACCCGCTTATGCTAGTTTTTAACCATCCTTTGTTTAATAGTGTGAAAACCTATAATTAGAATTGATGTTAATACCTGTGCCATCAGAATATATTAAAAAAACCCCTATTAAGTTTGGTTATTTGAACCCAAATAGGAGTTTTTTTGATGGTTTTATGGAAACACTACCCGCAGGATTTATAGGAGGGGACGGGGACCGGATACAATTAGAGTTGAGTGAAGTTTGGGACTTCAGCCAGAACTTCAATAGTGTTAATTTTCTCACCAACGTAAGAACTAAATTTTCCGAGGGTATGACTACCCCTGTCCTCTCCGTATTCACTGAAGAAGTTCCTATAATGGCCGAGGAATCACCAGAACCCTGTTTTAACTACTGGACCAGCTTCCCTAAGACTTCTACGATAGAGGCGGATTCGGATTCGTATTTGTTTAGGGGTAGTATTATACCTTTAAAGAATAATTTCTCCGAAAAAGAAACCGTAACATGTGGATCTTGTTATAGAAACTATAGTTATTTTAACTTTGGTGAGCATCAACTTGATACATTCAAACCATCTATTCTTTTTACTACCAACACCATAACTCAAACATTCGATACAAGTGAGTTTACATTTAAATTACCCGATCTTTCAGACCCTATAAATTTAGTAGATCTTGATTTCTCTTGTTTTGGCGCTCTTGCTGGCTCATGCCCTGAAGAAGCCGACCATATAATAGCGAACGGTGTTGAGTCTTGGCTTAAGGGTGATGATTGTGAGTCGGTGTGGGTTGATAGGTATTATGGGTTAGTTGGTGAGACATGTTTATCCGATTCTCCAGAACTGGAGAGTGTTTTGTTTGAAGATATAAATCCATCACAAACGGTGTTGAGCGCGGGTGAGGTATACACATACAAAAGACCTTTATCCAATAAAAACTTAAACGTCCTTACCGAAGTTTGTAAAAAAGATTCACCAGAATATTATGGTGTATTCGGTTTCATGTCAGATGCGGGTCAAGTTAATAGTAAACAAACAGATGCTGCCGATATTCTCTATAGAATGGGTGAGTTGGACGGGGTATTCTTCGGTGGAGATAACAACTACGAAAATGGGGACTACGAAACCATCGAAGCAAATTGGGATTTGTTCGACCCTTATGTCCAGATCGAGAAAGTATTTCCGGCTATCGGCAATCACGATATAGAGAATTTCGATTTGGCGAACCCACAAACCGATAAGTTCGATTATCTCCCTAATAACAAAAGATACTATAACGTAATGTTTGAAGATGCTAGTTTAGAATTGTTTGTTCTTAATAGTGGCGTTAAGTCTAATGGTAGTATGGTTGAGCCTGATGGTAATACGGTGGGTAGTCTTCAGTATCAATGGTTCATAGGGGCATTAGGGGCTTCAACTGCAAAGTATAGGGTTGTAATGTTCCACCACCCATATGTTAGTGGTATGTCGTCGGCAACAAATAAGGTAGTCACTGAGATGGACTGGGGGTTTGACGATTTACCTGTTGACCTAATACTAAATGGCCATACACATACAAACCAACACCTAAGGCATAATAATTTAGACATACTAGACATATCCGCGACCGTTAGAGATGCTAGAGATATGTCTTGTTCTGAGTCTTTATATGGTTCAAACGAGGGTGTTGAGTTGGTGTGGGCTGACGCTATACCCTGTGAGTCTGGCGGTCCTGCAATAGCGTCTATAACAGTTACTACCTGTAGTATGGATATATGTGTGTTTGATACGACCACGGGCGAGGGTATCTATAGTTTCAATATTAAGAATAATAGAAACTCGGAGGAGGTTGTCGAAGAATGCAGTGAAGAAAATGCATTCGATATTATTTTTGAAGCAGAAGGTTTAGTTGGTAATATATTAACAGACGGTTCTGGCAATTCTAACGATGCAACATTTGTAATTTAACGTGAGTGAAAATAACCCAACAGTAGTAAGAGATCCTAATAGTTTTATTAATGAGCGAACAGTTCAAAAAAACAGGACACCTTTCGAGTTAACGAATGGGGTCTATTGTGATTCAAGGAATGCGGCAAGCCAAGACTTTCAAAATTACACCGCATACTCCTCTTCCGTTGAGGATCTGAGTGCTCTAGTTAACAAAGCCAGCCAGCAATGCGTTGATGCATCTATCGTGGAAGATAGGTTGTTTAAATGTGTTGAGGATGTTTGTGGTAATGCATATCTCCTATTCAAGGATATTGAAAACGAGAATAATATAACCAGCAAGAAAAACTTCGTAGGCAAACTGTTCATTTTTGATTCTGATAGAAATCCGGTTCTAACCATTGATAGCTTGGTAGTTGAAGAATTGGAACTGGTAAATGTAAATGTTTTTTATGATAAGATTGTCCTAGTGGGGGAAAGTCAAGTTTGGTTTACTACATGTAAAAGCTTTGAAACATTCTCGTTGGGGTATATGTCTTACTTTAATGTAATTTCAGATGAAAACGAAAATCCACTATTTATTATTGATCAAATTTTAGGAGAATTTAATTTGAGAATCTTTGATGGCGAAAATATCAAAACAATATCCACCAATCTAACAGCAACCATAACCTCTGCGGTTTTAAATACCAAAGAAGGTAGAATTGAATTATTTCTAACTGATTCGGATATAGCTCAGAATTTGAGAATTTATGAATACGATCTATCAGAAAAAGTTTGGGATGGTATTGAATTGTTAGATTTTCCATATGAGTTGTTAGGGGGGTATTCTAAAGATGGTAAATGGTCTGTATTCTTCGAGCAGTTAACATACCCCAACTATGTTGGGGGGTCGTGCTATACAATTGAATTACCCGCAAGCGCAGAGGTAGACCAAATCGATTGCCAAAAGGAGGGGGATTTATATATCGAATACGGCCCTACAATATCCGCAGAAACAATACCCGCAGAAATAAAGAACATTAGCACGTTTGGTGACCTCACCAGCAAAGGGACTTCTATTAAATGGAGGTCCATTTCTCAAGCGGAGGACGGGAGGTTGATTGCCGCACCATACGCAGCTAGCGAAATAATGATAATCGACCCCGAAACGGATACCGTGAGTTTTGGGCCTTCTGTATCGGGGATTACTTCGAGCAGCCAAAAGTGGGTAAGTTCTTTAGTAGCCTCAAACGGATTGATATATGCAGCACCACATGCCGCTGGGGGTATTCTAATCATAGATGCTTCAGGGGAAACACTAACCCTAGATACTAGTGGTTCTGCATGGCAGACTAGAGGGATTGCCGAATCACAAGGTAAACTGTTTTTAACAACATTCTCGGGGACAACTAACAGAGTATTTATTCATGATTTAGAAACACAAATAAACACAAATATACTTTTTGATATAGATCGTTCTGGGCCTTTTTATAGTATTAGAACCGACTGGGAATCGTATGCGGATTATACCTTTGATAGATATTGGGGTGCGGTAACTGCTAATAATGGAAAAGTCTTCGGAATTCCATTCACTAGCGATAGGATCAGTATAATTGATCCGTTTACGATGACCGCAAAACAAGGTTTGGATACATTAGACGGTAATGCCGAAATTCCACCAATAGGACAACCAATAGATTTTAACAACGGAGCTTATACAGCTAAATATAGCGGGGGTGCTCTTTCAAGTGTAAATCAGTGTATCTATGCGATGCCTAGACACGCAAACGCGATACTTAAAATAAATCCAGATACTGAAATGGCCGAAGAGATTCCCCTGCCGACCGAACTATATTCAGCAACACTGTCAAAAAGTTTTTCCACAGTGGAGGGTCCGAATGGTTTAATTTATTCGACTCCGTGGCAGATGCCATATTTATTTTGGATTAATCCTGCAACTGATGAAATCGGATGGGTCAGTCTTGAGGACATAAAGGATGATTTCGGAGCAAGTGGCAATTGGTTCACATATGCGGTAACTGTAGGAAATAGTATATATTTTGCTGCGGGTAGTGCAACTAAAATATTAAAGGTTGAATTTTAACTATCCATGTTCTGAATCAGAAATGTATGGTCGATAGGAATAGAAACATCTTCGACATCTGTTTCTAGACATTTTTGGATAGGTTCTGTTAATTTGGAAATAGATTTGAAGATTTCCGAGTATTCGTCTTTAGGTATGTGATCAAGAATTTCTGATTGGTTCGCTGGTGTCTCTTCAGAGAAAATAAATTCATGTTCTTCCTTATCGACAATAACCGACAATTTATAGATATACGTTAATATACTAAAAGAGAAGACATCCTTGGTAAGATTCTCAAAATTAGGTTTTTTTTGATCTCTGGCGCTTTTGTGGGCTATCTCGATGAATTTACTATACTTGGCGTAATGTTCGAAGCTAGGTAACTGTAATGTAACTTTACAAGAAGTATTACCGAAAGTGATTTCTTTTTTGATGTTTTTAAGTTTATCAAGATTTTTAATATGGTTTTTAATATCGATTGCAATATCATTTTCACCATCACCAGATTTTATATTAAAAATCGGATCGATCAGTTCTCTCATTTTGAACAAGATATAATGCATATCAATAGTATCAAAATCTTTGAAGGTATTTCCTTCAGGAAGAATCAATACATCAGTTAGTAACCTCTTCAATAAACCGATAAAGCTAGCCGCAAAGGTTCCGTCACTACCACCAGCCATAAACGAACTGTTGATTTGTGAAATGTGCTTTGCTTGTAGTGGATTTAATTCAACCTCGATCTTAGAGGACGGTAGTTTAAAACTAATTCTCTTAGAATCGTTAATCTTTTTAAGTGATTCAATAATTGAGGTGAACTTTTCAGATTCTTTTTTTGCCATAATTGTAATTAAGGTTTAGGTTGGGTTTAATCAATGTTTATGAACGCAGAATTAAAACGCGATCTAATATAACCATAAACTTTACTAGCGGCAGATCGTCGCTCTCTCACGTCTTGTTGGATTGATACAATACCAAAAGCCTAATTAAAGGTAATGGCTTCTGAAATTACAACCAATAACGTTCTACCAGATAACTGGAGTGGTTCCACTTATAGGAATTCTTCCATCAAGTCTTACGAAGACCTTGCTAATAGAATCAAAATCCGTCTCGGGGCACCTTTGTCCAAGATTAATGCTACAGATGAAGCAATTGCAAATAACATAGACGAGGCAATTGATTTATATTCAAGGTATGCTGGTTATGATCGTGAATATGTTTTATTTTGCGACGATGCATTAGATGATGGTTGTTCAATTAGATTGGATGAAATAGTCACCAACTGTCAATGCCAGACAGGAGTAGACGCAAACCCTGCGCTTACAGGCGATGTTATCGAGACTGAATATGTTTCGGGAGAAACCGTAGAGACTACCCTTATCGGAAATGGCGTCTCGCTGATTGATTCTGGCCTCACGGTTTCGGCCACAGAAACTACGGGGTCGATTGCAATAACTTATGAACCAACCGACCCTTGGTCTTTTGAAGTTTGTGATGCTAACTCGGTAACGATAACCCCTTTAGAGTCTTATCCTCCTCAAGAATCCCTTTCCCCTGTTCTGGATGTTTGGGTCAAAGTTGAAAACGGTATCGCCGAATTCTATCCGATTAGTTGGGAGGATAAAGATCCGTGTATTTCTGCTTGGGAATGGTGGGGTGTGGATGAAACGTTATATCCCGATTTCGACCCATCATTAGCAACACACCTTGTGGTAACAAGTGTCCCTAACTGCACCGTGGAGGGGTTACAGACCATAATATTGAATACAGGCAAAGGGGGAACCTTCAACGTCTTAGATCGCAAGCTAGACACTTGTGGTTATATTACTGCTAGTATTGAATTTGTTAACGACTTCGCATTACCCGAAGGATTAGTAGGGACTTTTGATATCGACAAGAATACTGGTTTCAAATTGGTTACCGATAATAATACAGTCCCAGATACGGCCAACCCCATTTCGGCAAATGTAGAGTTTAATAAAAACGTAACAACCTTGGTGTATGATACTAGAGTTGAGCCTTTTGATATTTACCAAGATCACGACAGAGGCGAGAGTCGAAAAATATCTGGTGTATTTGAGGTTGCCCCTATGTCTTCGAACAATTTCGGAATTGGGTTATTCAGCTTTGAGTATATCATAGCACAACAAACTTTCGGGTATAATGGCTCTGGTGGTAGAAATTTCAACAGATACGGATACGACATAGTAACGCATGAACTAAGCATGTCGATGATGGAGATGATGCGTGAGCGATTTGGTGGTGGTAATAAAACTAGTTTTGATTTTAACCCCACTACCCAGAGACTGAAGATCTTTAAAAATAGAAGTGGCGGGATTTACCGAAATGGGTGTTACCTGTTAGGTATTAACTTAGAGAGATCTATATCACAAATGATTTCCGAAACTTGGGTTCAAGATTATTCTACAGCATTGACCAAAATTATTATGGGTAATACATTAACCAAATTTGGCGGATCGACTATTGGCGGATTGCAAATCAACGGTAATGATCTTTTGGCACAAGGTCTTGAGGAGAGAAAAGAACTCTCCGATTGGCTTAAGAAGACAAAATCAGAAGGAGGTATGAGCACACCCTTCTATGTTTACTAATTAAATTAGATGGAACTGAATTTAGCAGAAATAGCATCCGTATTGGATGCAGCGAAAGGGAATGGCTATTTCGAAGATCAGCTTTCGAGTGCATTTGTGCCATTTTTCGATAAGCTTAAAAGTATTTCCACTGACAATAAACCATTTGCTATGTCTGATATATTTCAGATTAATAGTAGTAAGTTTACTAATTTCAAAAAGAGATACGAAAAGGCATTAAACACTTTTATAGATAACTTTGAAAATAAAGTTAATCTCCAAACAGTCGCAAGCGATAACAAGTTTACAACCGAAAACCCAAAAGACCCACCCAAAGAAGTTGTTCTTGCACATATTCTTCCTAGAGTTCTTAAAAGTTTAAACATGGGTGTAGCTACACCACCACCGTTGCCCGATGATTTCACAACCGAAAGAACAGGAAAAGCTATGCCCGTGCATATCGCAAGTGTTCAAGAAGGTTTATTAGAAAAATTGGGTTCGGTATCAGCAACTAATGTTTCATTATCGGGTAGAGATTCGGAAAAACCCAAAGGTAAATTGGGTGGAATTTTAAAATGGTTAGCCATGGCTGGCGTAGCTGTTGGTGCCTTAGCTGTTGGTGCCGCTTTACTTTTTGAAGGTTTTATGACCGATGGTAGGTTGAAGGGAACTTTAAAAATGATCGGAACATCTATTTTTAAATTCGGGGCTGGTATTTTAACTAACTTGATGGATAACGTTTTTAAGCCCATACTCAAAAAGGTGGGTGGTGGCTTAAAAGGTATTTTTAATTTTGTGACAGGCAAGTTACCCGCAAAGGGTATGTTTAAAAACGTCATAGGTTTATTAAAAGTAGGTTTGGGTAAATTGGGTAAATTGGGTAAATTTGCGGGCAAGGGTGCGAGAATTGCATTTAGTGCAATTCCCGGATTGGGGTCTATTATCTCGTTTGGCTTTGCCTATTCTAGATTTAAAGATGGTGACGTGGTAGGGGGTATGCTTGATATTGCAGCGGGTATTGCGCCGATAATTCCTGTAATCGGAAACGCAGTGGCTTTAGGTATAGATTTATTCTCTGCTTATAGGGATTTAACAACCACTAGGGACCAAAGACAAAATCAAGGCAAGGGATTTTTCGCAGGTATTAAGGCATGGTTCATGAATAACAAGTTCTTCAAAGGAATCACAAATCTATTCAAAGGGGTTTTCGGGTTGTTCACTGCTAAAAATGGCGGGGATGTTGATGACGCGATTGATCTATTAAAAGAAGGTGGTGAAATGTTATTTGGGCCAGCCATTGGGTGGGTCATTGCCACGTTTGATTTCTTTAGAAATGGAGGTGGTTTGAAATTCGCCAGCAAGAGCGTTGATGTTATTAAGAATTTTGGGGTATGGTATTTTGGGTTATTTAAGAAATTCTGGGGTGCTGTTTTAGATGGCATGAAGAACATCTGGGATATATTCGCACAAAGTCTTTTCTTTAGAGAAATTAAAAATACATTTACAAAATCAATCTTAAGGTTTAAACTCCGCTTCTCTTACGCTGTGAATTCTATCACAGAATTCATTAACACCATTCCACTAGCAATACAGACGGCAGCTAATGCGGTAATAAAAAAATTACCATGGGCTACACAACAGGCTCTAGGTGTTCTTGGACTTGACGGGTTTGATCTCGATAAAGCTGGTGTTGATACAATCGATACAGTTGGTATAGAGAAGGCATTGTATGAAGCGTTGGTAGAATCTGATGCCCTTGCTAAGGAGTCTGGTGAACGGGTAGCTAAAAAGAAATACGAAAAAGAACAAAAAGCACTAAAAGATCGTGCAAGAGAAGAAACGGAACTGAGTAATAAAAGACATTTAGAAATGTTAGCAGCCAATAAAGAAAATGCACAAGCAATCACTGCGGCCACACTAGCTAGTAATGACGCTCCAGACAGAGGCGATACAAATATTTTCAATGGCGGTTCATCAAATGAAACTACTAAGAGTTTACGACACACCCATTACGTTCAAAACTACAATATACCCACCTATTAAGAAATTACAGTATCGCCAATACCACTAGGTAATGTTAGCCCATCAGAAGGTCTAGGAATACCTATATCTAAATCTTCGGAGTTATCCGTAGGTAGGCTTTCAATATCTGAGTTGTATCTATGGAATTTAACTCCAGTGATCTCGTTCATATATGTGTTATCTCGAAAATCGATTTCGTGAGTTACCTGCGCGCACCACCAAACACCGAGCAATCTATTTAGATTTTCGTCAAAGGGGTCCGTTCCGCCAGCTAGGTCAACACTAAAGAAGTTGCCACTTTGTCTATGGGTAGAGCCTTCTATTCTAAAGCTTAAAAGATCATTAAAGAATATGATATTTTTAATCAGACGATTTCTACCCAAAGCAACCAAAGAAGTTTTAGTTGGTATTCTATTTTGGATTCTAATTTTAACATTGGCATCTTGATTCTTTAGATTCTGGTCGTCATCAATATTGACCATACCGTGTCTGTGTTTTGAATCTTTTTTAGGTGCGAAAGCTTTAATATATAGTTCGGACACATATTTTTTACAATATTCAAAACCACCTTCAACTTCAGCTATGTATGCTTTTCTAGGGCCATTGTGCTCTGCAATATGAGGAACAATAAATTTAACAGAGTCTTCAGGACTTAAAGGATCGTAAACAAACCTATCAATAGGTGTGGCTACGTTTTTTGCCTTAGCATCAATATTTTCACAAAAGGTTAAATTGTTTATAAACCCTTTAATAGTTCCGAGGCTTTTGTTTATAAAATCCTCTTCGTTTTTGAAGGTGAAAGAGTCCATATATTCATCGCCAATATCCCCATCAAGAGATCCAAAGTTATTCATCCATGAGGAGATGGGTCTTAGTGTTATTGTGAGGCTATCGTTTTCGTTGGCGGGTCTAGTTTTATGTAATAAGCAAGGTTCCCAGTTAAGATTTGAGAGTGATTTATTTTCGGGATCTAGGAATTCAGATTTTTCGTGTTCAACGCCCGAAACATGAATCTTTAGAAATTTGTCTAACAGTAAATGGGTGCCACCCACTCCATTTAGAGTGGCTAATAACAAACTATCATTAGGTCCGAAATCCCACACATCTTCAGGATTCTTGTCAAGCACCGTCTTCACCATACCTGTTTTGGTCTTGATGCGGTTAGTCTTTTTGCCTTTTAATTCAATATCGTCAACAACATATTCACCATTTTTAAATTTGATCTTAGGTAAGTATCCCCGAACATCAAATCCAGTTTTAACGTAATATTCTGTTAATGCTTTATGGATAATCCAATAAATAGCCTCTCCCGTTTTTGCGGCATCAACGGAGTTTTTTCCTTCTCCGTGTGTCGGATAGCCCGATGTCTCATTAGATGTCTCTTCTGGGTCCGCGCTAGCACCAGAAGCCTCCTGAGCGGCTGTATTGGGGGAGTTTTCCGAAGGAGGTGTTTCCGTAGGGGAACCCGAAATACCCTCACCCGAACTCGTTTCTTGTTTCGACCCATCCGGTTCGATTGCGGGTTTATCTGGTTTGGTCGTTCCCGTTTGAGAATCAGACACCGAAACTATTTCTTCAGGAATTCCGTTCTTCCCAATTGAACTACATGGGAATTCCGTAATTCTGTAACTCTCTAATACGTGCGTTATTACATCCTCAAAGTCGATTCGGTAGTTTTTCGCAGAAAGCGGAGAAGGGGTGTTTTCGATTTTAGTTATAACGAAAGTTTGTTTAATAGTCCATCCGCCTGAAGACATTTTTTGTTGAGTTTTCAACACATCAACATCACCATCACCCGATATAGGCAACAGTTTAATATGTATTCTCTCACTACCAGAACCTCTAAAAGCAAAATCTGTAACTTTCTGTCGTTCGGCTTCGGTATTTTTGATACAGCCGTCATCTAATATATTAACCAATTTGGACAACAATCTAAAAATACTAAAATTTGGGTCTCTGTAGGTAAGAGATCCAGAAGTTTTAAACTCAGACAAAGTATCAACTATTTTTAATTCATTAAGATATTTGCTTGGTATTTGAATTTTTTGTTTGCCATTATCCAACCACACGGCAAATAGATATCGTTGACCATTTAAATTTATCGCATTGATAGAATTTGTGTCTTTAATAACTTCTTCGGAAGAAGGAAAATCTGTAAGCGGATTAAATAACATTATACTAATTCATTTTCTTGGCCAAAACACTGGAGCTTATTCACGCCGATGTTTTTAGGAACAAACACACCCAGTTCGTCTTTAGTTTTGAGATGGGTATCAGTTTCCTTTACCCGAACAACGGCTTTGTCTTTGTTTAGGTAATTAGCCCAAGGCTGCTCTGCTTCAACGTAAACCTCTGAAACAGGATTTACCACGTCCGTAGTATTGACTACGTCGTTTGTCCATATAAAATCATTTTGGGCGGAATAATAGAGTTCTGTATTATTATTGCAATTGGAAGCAGTTCTGATAATCATATCAGAATCTTCGTTAGTTTCCTCAACATACCCGATATATGAATTACAATTAGCTTCCTTCAAAAAACAAGAATCGGGGGTATCATCAAACACCAATTCACAGTTACCACACCCCACAATCTTTTGTAGTAGCTTGGGGTTGGTGAAACTAAAATTAAGTTTTTTCCAAACAGGGGGTTTTTCCAGATCTATAGTAGAGGTAAGTGGTTGTTTCCACACGAAGGGTTCGCATTTGTTTCTAACAATTTTGATGTAGTTATCATTGTCTATAATAATTTCACTAGGATCTGGTTGGGTTGTTAAAAGATAGTCTGAGCTTTCAAGCGGACCTAGTCCAATGTTTAACGAACCCACAGTTGGGGAAGAAGCCCAGAAAGGACTGCTTTCTTTAAAAGGGACATTCATAGAGAAGCTGGAAGTGGGTGTTGTCCTATCGTAAGAGGTTCCGTCTTCTTTATGTAGGGTGTAATTTATAGATCCTTGTTTCTCATATTCGTAGAACTGACCGGCCTCAAGTATCATATCGCTAGGCTCTCCAGTATCGACCCACGAACCATCAGGTTCTTGGACTAGTTTAGTCCACTGGGGTTTACACACAGAATCATTACAGTTATCATAACAGTGACAATTTTGAACCACCAAACAAGGCGGTTTATTATCATCACAACCATCGAAAGAAGCACGACGATAAACATAACTATTACCTCTTTCAAGTTTCATGGATTTTCCCGAAAGAGTCTCCCAGTAACCTATACCGTAACCAACATCGGGTTCCCTCCCAGAGTATTTGAATACTGCGAAGTAATCACTGGTTCTATAATCTTTACCATCAGGACCAACCCAAGTAGAAAAAGAGAACGGCTCAACACCGCTGTCTGAAAAAATAATGTCGGAGTATTCTTTATAATCATCAAATCCCGCGACACCTTCAAAACTATTACCTATAGGTGAATGGTAAACCGCTTTACAATTACATTTTTTCCATTCATTGGTCTCTTCACCAAGTTTAGCATCAACAATGGATTTGTAAGAGTCTAACTTTCCGTATTCACAATAATCATCATGATCATAACCATTGATAACATCGGTGATATCGGAATCAGGAAACTCCCAAAAGAAATGAGTATCCCCCCCTGTCGGAGCCATCATATGCAGACCCGTCTGCCTCGAAGCACCAGTTAAAGATCTTACTTTATTTCTATAACAAAGTATCATTAATGGTGCAAGTAGCTCCGATTTCTTTACACCATCTTCATAAAAACTAATAAAGTCGGTCCCATCAGTTTCTATTTGGAATATGTTTTCCTCCCGAGCAATACCCTCGGTTTCATCACCAACGACAGTTAAAACACACCCAGTTACATCAAGGCTATAGTCAAAACCAACCTTAGGCTCAAACGAGAACACCTTATAGGTATAAGAATTAGTTTGTTCCTGCGATTCTATAGTTGTTAGTTTCGCAAATAATTCGGTAGTAGCAGTAGCTTGTTCGTTGGCAAACAACTCGGTTTCTTTGGCAAAACCACCTTCGGTTAAGCCTTCTTTAAAAAATATTTCTAAAGTATAAGCAACACCATATAAAGTGAAAACGGTTTGGGTTGCTGGCTTGGTTATCGTTATGGTGTCAGCATTTTCAATAGGGTTCGACGAATTGTTTGTGGTCTCGGTAATATCAAAAGGAAAAGTAAATTCCTGAATATTATTTCCTATCGATAAGCTCAACACAACATCAACCGTATCAACATAACTACCGCCTTGGACAATCTCATTTAAATATGACAGATCACCAATCTTAAAAGACTGATCGAAAGAAACCTCTGAAAAACTTACAGGTTCGAATTCTATTTTGTTTTTTCCGCCAGAAACCGGAACGCCCCATTCGAAAATATTTTTTCTGATCTTAATTTCGGGTGTTCCTTCATACACTGCGTTTTCGAAACCGATAACCGAAGTTCCTGTAAATAGGGGGTCTCCACAACCTTCGTCGGGAATGTATACTACGGGAGGTATGACGCAAGAACCGGTAACAAACACCTCATCGTCTTCTAAAAAGAAAGTAAGTCCTTGACAAAGTTCTTCAGGAATAGCAGGAGGGTAGATGTCCTCACCTAAAGGTTCTACATCACAACCTTTCAACCAAGCCCCTTCGGTCCCGCTTCCACAAAAACCAGACTTCTTATAAAATTGATCTGATGTTTCTGGTGTCAAACCAGCCACTGCTCCGCACATGGTTTTGTTCAGGTTAATTGAAGTAAGAGCAATGTCCTCTACCTGCTCGTTAGATATCTTAAAGGGGAATTCCCTTGTCTCGTCGTCATATCTAAACAAAGGCCAGTAGATCTGATTCAGACCGCAGATAATAGGAAGTTCGGTATGGTCAAAATCATACAGCCATGCGAATTCACCCGTATCCGCATCTCTGTCAGTTTTTACCTGAATCTGATCCGCATAAAAAATATTCTTATCCGCATAAGCACCGTCATCAATCAACGTAGTATCATTAAGTGCAATAGACGGTGTTGTTGATAATTCGGCTGGTTCGTTCCAGTAAAGTTCTTCCAAGGCTTCTTGTGTTATCTGGTCTTCTTGGCCTAGGTAAACCGATCTTTGGCAGTTATCCAAACCACGACCAGACCAACCGTCTTCGTCATCCAAAGTCCCCCTATCGCCATACGGATATCTTAATTCAAAAGTTCCGACTTGTAGTTTAAGGCAAATCGGATCTGCCGAAAATTCCTCGTCAAACTTTTTATACCACGCACCTTCCAATTCACCATCTACAAACTGCCAGACAATATCAGATGTAGCTAAAGAAGAACCGGAGGTAGCTCCGATATCACTGCTGGCAATTGGGAAAGAAGCATTTGCGCCGTTGCCAAGGTTCTGAAAAGGGTTAAATATATTATTACCTGTAGATATTTCATTTGTTAATGTGGTTACTGGTTCGGTCTCTTCTGAATTTATGAAGAACAGATCTTCCCCTAAATATTTACCAGTTTTAGTAAAAAGTTCAAAGGCAAATTCGTCCTTGGTAAAGGGGTCCAAGTATACACTGTTAGGAATTTCTTCACCAAACGCATCGATATAACAATTCAGGAGATCGAATAAAGGATCTCCTGAATTAACGGGTAAAGTTATATTGCCATTTGTGTCCACACATTTAATTATGGCAAACGTCTAGTCAAGCAACACTTCAAGTTGCTTTATTGTTTCGGTGATATCATCATCTAGTGGGGTAAAATCTACTTCTTGTAGTAAATCTTTATAGTCATGTAGATAACCGATTAATTCTTCTAGTAATTCGTCGTTCATTTAAATAGTCTGTGTTGTAATATCTTTAGGTATAGTAATCGAAGCATCTATACTTCCGGTATCGGAAGACCGAACACTCCCACTTGCGGTAGGCGACTTAGCTTTAACTTCAACACGGAGTGCTTTGTCCACAGTCCAATTTATAGTGACTCTTTGTTTCGGGCTAGTTGATGTTGTGTGAGGGACGGTAACACTTCTTATATCGTTACCCCCAAAATCAACTAGGATAGTATAATCATCAGTGCCCTCTAATAGAGTTGTGTCTTTCGTAAATTCGATAACGGTAATGTCAACAGAACCAGAATTGTATTCATGTTTAAGGTAGGTAATCCCTAGAGGGTCAGTAGTAGTTTCTGTAATATTTCCAGACCCACCATCACCACCATCACCAATGTCTCCGATAACCGTTCCATCGGAAGTTAAAATAGCCGCATTAGTAAAGCCTACCAGTTTAATATTAACATAAGCATTGTTAGTAACACCACTCAAGAAGACCCCGACATTCCCACCATTATCATCCACCGGAACCCAAACTTCACCAGTATGCGCACCGTCATCATCACTATTATCCCCAACAAGTCTATAAACAGGGTTTTCGTATTTATCTAAAATTTCAACAATCTTACCACCACTACCCCCAAAGTATGAAGTAAATTTTAGTTTAGCATAAGTCGGTATAAAACCAGTGGGGGGTTGTTGGGTGAATGCGAGGAAAGAAGGATTTGGTAAATTCCAAGATATTCGTGCATTTGGGTCACCCTCTACAATAGGAAATAATGTTTCTTGGGTTTGTAAAACATATTCAGATTGCAATCTAGGTGATTCCGCCAAATTAATAGATCTATTACCACTACCATCATAACAGACGTTATAACAACCTTCCGCAGGAGGTTCCCCTTCGGTATTACCATAAATAACATTTATGATATAGTCGGCAATGCTAGAGGCAGGAACAGAAACCAACTCCATACCATCACAAATTTGAAAGGAAAATGAAGATGCGGTTGATTTAGTCGGACCTACAGATGGGTCTGCACATTTACAAGGATTGGTTTCGGCCATAATTCTATTTAGTATGTGGGATTCAAAAATTAGTCAACGATTATACTTAAAATCGTATCCGTATATTTATGATAACTAAATTTCTCGATATCGAGTTTCTTAAAATCGGTTTTCATACTTTCATTAAAAGTGGATAACCTATAGTCAAAATATACCTCGGATAACATATCACCCTCATCATTATAATATGATTCGAGTTTAAATGGGTATAGTAGCTTGACCGACTCGTCCTTCTTTTCAGTCTTGATGATTAGCTCCATGAAAAAGGGATTACATTTCCAATTCAGTAAAGTTCCCTTTTTAACGACTTTGTCTTTATGTTCTATAGTGAGCGGCTTAGATAGCAACTCACACAGAATTTTATTGTAAATAATATCCACTAGGGCAGTATTTATGGAATATAAAAACTAAATCAAGTTTTAGAGGCATATCTCCCCCGTAGATATAAGGGGTATGGCTAATTTCTTTTTAACTAGACTATCGCACTCTTGCCCAATGTTAGGACTCTGGCAATAGGTTCTGGATGCACCTACATTATCACCTTCGACCGGATCGCCGTTAACATCTAAACCTACATACTCGTTAACATCAGTCAGACATTTTCTATTCATGTCCAAACCAACCAGAATGGTTGATCTTAAATCTGGAACTCTAAAACAACCATCTTCTCTTTTGCCGTGGATGTATTTGATATTGGCAAAAAGGTTGGGAAAAGTTTCGGGACTATACCAAGAACCATCGGCAATAACATATCCTTTAGGGATCTTACTCAAACCCCCCATAAAATATTGGAGCATCCCCGCAGCCACGACAGTTTTCAACAATGCTCTTTCAAGTATTGCTAAATTATATGCATACTGCTTAATCAAATCACCTATACAGGTGTTGTTGTCCGGTTGGGTCACCAAAGGGCAAGCTAGCGGTTCTAGGTCATCAAAATCAATATTAGCCATAATTGTAATTATCTATTTCTGCTATATGGGCCGTATTAGTATAGGCCGAGTTGACGGCGGCGTTGGCGTTGTTGACGTTGACGCGAGGTTTGTTGTTGAGGGAGAGGGGGTGGTGTAGAATTCTGCTGGGGCTGTTGTTGTTGAGGGAGAGGTGGTGGTGTAGAATTCTGCTGGGGCTGTTGTCTAGTAGGGTCTATTTGATTTAATTTATCTTGTTCACCTCTCTGCTCCCTAGTGTAAATTTCTTCAACCTTCGTATTAAACCCTTCAAACGATTTTTTTAGTTCTATGATAGAATCGCCCATTTCTACTTTTTGGGGAGAGTCTTTAATAAGTTGGCCAATATCATTTTCTATTTCCTGATATTTTCTATTTATATAATCTTCAATTTGTTTTACTTGGGGGTTATGCATTACGCCCTTACTAAGACCAGATGCAAGATTACCCATAGCTCTAAAAGGTTTCCTCACCTTCGACCCAATTCTATCAAGAATTCCTTCTTGGAAAACGGTTGCCAATTTTTCATGATTTGTTTCCCACGGATTGCTCATAGTATATAATTAGGGATTTTTAATACTTTCTTTCATATACTTCTGTTCTTGGTATGTCGGAACTTTGCTACCGAAATAAAACGATAGAGCCATGATAGTTAGATCTTTAATAAATTCAACAGGAATTAACCCCACAAAAAAACCAAATATAACCGTAAGGCATAGCAATACAGAGATTAGACCGCGTATCCAACTAGGGTCCAGCTTCCTTATAAACTCCTTCATACTCATAATTAGTATTATGGCACGGAATACCGACTTTGTTCAATCACGCATACCTTTCCCCGATCTAGCGTTAGAACGCGGTCCTAGTTTTGTTAGAAACAACATTAATGCACCCATTGAAAACTTTTTATCTTTCTTTAAAGGTCGTGGTAGTGATTCTTACAGTAGCGGTTCTTTTGGATTTGATCCAAATATGCAGTATGACTTCAAAGGTAGTGGCCCGCCTAGTATGTTCAACAGACCTTTGGAGTTTTATTACTCCACTTTGTGTAACTTTTGTTATGCATTGCCGCATGCCGCTAAATGGGCGGTATTCATCGAGCCTCATAATGAGGAATACCTATTAAGCCAAATTAAAGATATCGGAAAATACGAACCCACTAAATCTTCGCAGGATTGGAATTTCGAGGAAGCAACCAAATATCTTCAAAGAGACGAGGCACAAGAAACTATTGGTTGTATTTTTGCTCTAGGTGTTCAAGAGGCTGGTTTTAGTTTTAACGTTGGACAATTCGGTGGTATGAATGGAGCCAGCAACGGTTTCATGAAAGCTCCGGTGACCCAAGGCTCCAACGAAAACCAAGCATTGGAAGTTACAGTTAAAGAAACCAATTGTTCGTATACGGATTTCTTCTTACATCCTTGGGCAAAATTAATGTCCCATAGAGGTTTGTTTGCCACAAGTAGAGAAAGATCTTTGAAAGCGGATATTACTATATTTGAATTGGCAGGAACATTTCCAAACCAAAGACCTATTGTTAGAAAGGTTTTCAAGTATTACGATGCTGTTCCTAACAACATTAGTGAGGAAAACCTAAACTATGAAGCCGACAGAGTCATGCAGAGACAGATCCAATTCGTATATAACTACTATACGGTTCAAGATGGATCTGGTTTTGGGCTTGAAGAGAATTCGGAATTGAGGAATAATCCGAATAGCGGATTTCCAAGCGTTGGCAAATTCGAGTAAATAATAATATGAGTTTTAAAATTGATAAAGAATTGGGCGAATCCACCCATCAAAAATTGATGGATCATTTCAGCATACAGTTTCCCGATTTAACATCTTCCAAATACCACGATCCGGTTGCTGGGGAATTGGGGTTTTTTATACAACTTAACGAGGTAACCCGAATAACCGAAAATTTCCACTATGGTAGGCAGGATATGGAAGTTCTCGTCAATGGAGTGGAAGTTTTTAGTTTATACGAAGACAGCATCTCTGATTTTGAGGATCTGGAAGAGTTCGAGGTATTCTACAAAACGCCAGATTTCGATGAACTGGTTACTTATATCGTAATGTGGGATTCTAGCGAAGACAGATTCACCAGAAAACAAATTAATAATTTTAAGGATCGCGAATCAATTTCAGGTAAAATCCTAGATTCGATCATCTTAGATTGAGTGCTAGGGTATCCGCGCAGAAAAAAAACTTTTTTAGATAAATAAATTGAATCCGTAGCGGTATTGTGGTAATAATTAAACCTACTATGTCCGATATATTTGAAAACGAAATTTACCTAAACCCGAAATACCAACACCTAGACAAGTATGTCGCCATCATGTATAAAGGTGGGTGGACTCCTGCTAAATATGAGAAGTTGATTAAAGAGCAAGATGTCCCTCATTTTTTCAATGAGTTGGGGGAGACAGACCAAGAAGCTATTAGGCGTTGCATACTTGCTATTGCTATTGTTGAGGATAAAGTTAAGAACTTTTGGTGCGGTCTTCACGACGAAATTCCACAAACGGTTATAGGCGACATAGGCGGGGTATTTGGGCAGAGTGAAGTGACTCACCGGAGAAGTTATCATAGTCTGTTGGAACAGCTTAAAATCGATCCTAAGGAAGTTAACGACCATCCAGAACTGGCAGACCGAATCAGCTATCTCAAAAAGCACATGGAGAAAGATCCAAAGATTATCGGTAAGAAGAGGATTCTTAAAAAATTAGTTCTGTTCACTGCTTTGGTTGAGAGAGCAAGCTTGTTTACCCAATTTTATATTTTGATGTCTTATGCCAGAAGTAATAGAGGATTAAAAACTATTTCGTCTTTACAGAGATCAACCGCCACTGAAGAAATTATCCACTATAGTTTAGGCATTGATGTTGTTAATATTATCAAAGAGGAAAATCCACAACTATGGTCTGAATATTTGGTTGATCTTGTTGAGAAAAACATCAAAGTAGCTTATACATCCGAACTAAAATTAATTGATTGGTTTTTTGAAAATGGTGTCCCAGAACACATCACAAGAGAAGAGGTTATTAATTTCCTGAATTATAATTTCAATGTTATTGCAAAAGATTTGGATCTCGACTTGAATTATGAATATGATGAGGTATTATATGAGGAGAAGAATCAATGGATGATGGAAAAGATACTTGCCCCTGTGGAAGTTGACTTTTTTGATAATAACGCTGGTGGTTATTCTTCCGATGATACGGAAGTTGATATTGATAATTTTGAATTTTAAAAATACAAGACATATGTTCGGAAAACAACAATTAGAGTTCTTAAATAAAAAGAACTATTTAGGAGGACTGTCACTAGATGACAGAATTAGCGAAATGGGTCGGGTAGTGGGTAACTATGAATCAGACTATTACGAGGGATTGCAGGAAAGAATTGAATACTATATCAAGGAACAAATACTAAGTCCTTCAACGCCACAATGGGCTAACTTGGGAAGAAAGGTAGAGGGGACAACTCCCCTACCAGCTTCTTGTTTTATCATCAACCCAGAAAACTCAATCAAAGGTATCTATTACTCTTTGGGTGAAACTGCTATGATGTCCAAGCTTGGTGGTGGTGTCGGTATTGACTACACTAATCTTTATGATGGCGGAACTTTCTTGGAAAAGGATAACTTCTATACCAACTCTAAACTTGATTGGATTGAAGATGGTGTAAGAACTGCTCAGAAAGTTTCACAAGGAAGTGCTAGAAGGGGATACTCTGTTCCTTTCATTTCTATCGATGATAAAGAATTCAATGAAGTGATGGATCGAGCTTCGAAGAAGAACCCAGATAAATCAGATCCACTTGTTTCTAATAACATTGGTGTGATTCTACCTAGCGGTTTCGATGAAAGGATTAAGACCGATAAAGAACTGAAGAAGAGATACTTGCGTGTTTTGAAGGAGCGTTTGGAAACTGGTAAAACATATCTCCTTCACGTTGACAACTGTAATAAAAACCAATCTCCTGTTTATAAAAACCTTGGACATTCTGTAGAGAGCACCAACATTTGCACAGAAGTATTGACACCTAAATATGATGACAAATCTTTCGTGTGTGTTATTGCGTCTTTGAACTTGAAGCACTGGGATCGTATCAAAGCTGATCCACAAATTATCAAAGATTGTTATGCATATCTTGATATCAACGTTTCGGAATTTATCAGATTGACTGAAGGTATTCCTTTCATGGAAAAGGCTAGAAGATCTGCTATCGAGAAGCGCGATATTGGTTTGGGAACTTTGGGATTGCATTCCTATTTCCAGAGCAAGGGTGCTTCATACGGTGGTATTCAATCCAGATTCCTCAACAAGGAAATTTACAAAACCATTAGACAATGTGGTGAAGATTATACCTTGGAGATGGGTGAGAAACTGGGTTCTCCTGCAATGTGTGTAGAAGCTGGTCTGGTGAGACGCAACGTTAGTTTGGGTATAGTAGCTCCGAATAAGTCAACAGCGTTCTTATGTGATGCTTCTGCTGGTAGAGAAGTTCGTAGATCAAACTACTACGTTATGGAATTAGCAGGTATCCAAACTACTTTCAGAAATCCCGATTTGATGAAATTGTTGGAATCTAAAGGAGAAAACACAAAAGAAGTTTGGGGGTCTATTCTTGTAAATCTTGGATCTGTCCAACATCTGGATATCTTGACCGATGAAGAGAAAAGTATTTATAGAACCTTTGACGAGGTTTCACCGAAAGATATTCTTGATCTTGCCGCTGATGCTCAAGTTCATATTGACATGGCTCAGAGTATCAACCTTTGCAATAGACCAAACTATACAATGAAAGATATCTACGAAATCCACAAGTATGCTTGGTCTATTAATGTCAAGACCTTGTATTACTATTATCCGCAAGGACATGCTGCCATCGAAAAGAATGGCGCAGCTTGGGATACTTGCGAAAGTTGTGCCGACTAAAAATAATGAGGAAATCAAATCCAAATAATAATTACAACCCTGAAGGTTCTTGCTCGGAAAACATGTGGGGGAGTTGGAGGAAAAGACGAATCAAATGTGAAACTCCACCATCACCCAAAAAAGATAATGGAAAGATCCGCAGTAAAGGTAGTGGTGGATCTAATCGAAACAAAAATAGAAGGAACGGCGAGTTAATAAGAAATTGGTAACAATCTATCTATAATCTTGTTCCAAACATTCCAATAATCCATAAGCAAAAGTTTCACCTTCTTCTTTGGGTTTATCGTCCACCTTATCCCAATCCTGCTTACTAGACGCGAACTGCCCTTCCCATACACCACTTCTATTCGGTGTATATTTAGCGAATGCAATACCCCTACCTGAAGATTTAACTTGTGCTCCATGATCACCCCTAATCGGCATATCATAATAATCGGCAAAGTGTTTACATAGCGGTCTAAAATATTTACCACTCTTTTCTGAAACACAAATAATTTCAGTTCCTGTTGCAGTTGGACCCGCTGAATTGAAATGCATTTCTAAATTAACTTGAGAACCAAACATTCTCATATCAGCCCCATGCTGTTTCATTGCAGTAGTATATCCTTTAGAACGATCCCTAATAAAAATCTTTGACTCTACACCATATTCAGCTAAAATCTCCACCGCATGTAGCGTGACGGCTTTACGGGTAGTCCATTCATCATCACCTTTGTAAGATCTCGCTCCAGTAAATTGATTATGGCCAATAGCTAAACCGACTTTAATTCCAGAAGCAATTTCAGCCTTCTTGATAACTGGTTTGTATATTTTTAACTCTTCTTCGTCACTACCAACTAAAGCATCTTTATTAGGAATTCTATCGTGGTCGATATGAGTAGGTGTATCTTCCAACAATTCGGTTATAATACCAACCACATCTTCTTGGCTATCATCAGTAAACCCCCACCTATTGGTAAAATACCACCTCAATGTATAAAGTGCCGAAATATCACCCTCGTCATTAGTCAATGATAAAGCTTTACTGACTTGGTCGATTGCTTGATTTTGTGATTTTTTTTGATCCCATGCAAAATTACCAAACCAGCGCAAAGTATAAAGTAAGTCTTTGTATTTGTCCATACCAGTATTTAGGAAACTTTCTTTTAACTATTGAAAAGAAACAACTTGGGTGTATGGTAAGTCTAAATGAAAGAAACAATTAAAAATACCGTCATAAGATCTTATGGAGAGCTTTGCCGAAAATTGAAGGTGGGCAACTGGCAAAACAACGTTTTCATGAGCAATTCAATTGAGATTGTGGTAGCGCAACAGAAAAAACTCGACGGTTTGGAGAAGTCTGTTATTGCATTGGAGAAACAAATGGACGAACTTAGATCTACCGTAAGCGGGATTAAGGTTATCAAAAAATAAATTATGAGTGAAATATTAGACTTACTTTGGGGCGAAAAATACCGACCACAAACACTAGATGAATTGGTTATAGCACCAGAAGTTAGAAAGCAAATTGACGACTTTGTCAAAAAAGAATCTATCCCACATCTACTTTTAGTGGGTTCTGCGGGATTGGGTAAAAGTTCGCTCGCTAAGATTTTAGTAAATGATGTCCTTGATTGTGAATATCTAAATATTAATGCTGCCGATGAAGGTGGTGTTGATGTTATCAGAACAAAGGTCAAATCCTTTGCTTCTTCCGCTACCTTTGACGATAAACTCAAGGTGGTTATTTTTGGCGAGGCTGACGGTATGTCGCCGCAAGCGCAGAATTCTCTTAAAGAGATCATCGAAGATTACTCCGAAACTACTCGTTTCATTTTTACCTCTAATCATCTATCTAAGATCGTAGAGCCTATTGTGAGCCGTTGTCAAAGGATTGACCTTCACTGTAGCTATGAAGACTTCAAAGCTCACTGTGCTGTCATTTTAGACAAAGAAAAGGTAGCCTACGAAGACAAAGAGCTTGAGAAGATCACCAAACCAGCTTTTCCTGATTTCAGAACTGCGGTTGTGGCTTTGAGAGCTTCTTCGATTGAAGGAACTTTGAAGGTTTCCAAACAAAAGCAGAACAAGTTTGTTACTTTGATTTGGGGTTTGATTTCGAGATATGAACCAGAAAAGATCCGAGAATTCTATTTGAATCAAGCCGCACAATATGGAACCTTTTCAGATTTGATGGTTGATATGATGCGATACGCATTGGATAACTTCGAACCTTCTTCGTCTAGACCAGTTCTGATGTTGATGAATAAATATTTGGTCCAAGATAAGGAACATGCAGATCCAGAATTGAACTTCTACTGCTTGGTTCTTGAATTATCAGAATTACAGAAAGGTTAATATGAACACGGTTTATAGACAAAAAGGTTTTGAGTGTAGGTCATTAGGTGCTATGCAAGGTCATGCGACTAAAATGGAAGAGAGGCGAGGAACTTGTGGGGGTATTGGTAAACAATTTGAAATTAAAACTGTTGACTGTATTTCCGAAATCAACACAGATCCTCTTTTTGTTTTAGGTTCTGTGGAATTTCTTGAAAATTATATCGGTCATCGAAAACCAGATTATTATCCAGAGTGGTCGAAAAATTTCTGGAGACGAGACATAATTGTCAATAGTAAATTTTCCGATTATACGGATCACTTAGATAATGTAATTGATATGTTCGTAAAACCTTCGGATAAATACAAAAGATTCGAAGGTGTTTTATCTAAAACGGGGTTTTGTGTAGAGACAACACAACCACCTTTCGATATATCTGAAGTTGTCAACTTTGTTGATGAGTGGAGATATTTTGTCGCCAACGGAAAAGTGATTTGTTCGTGGTGGTATAAAGGATCTGATGAAACTTGCGAGAAAAACCCCCACGGTCCGAGTATAGCGCATATGGATATCCCTAAAGATTTTTGTGGTGCTGTTGATATGGGTATTTTGGATACAGGTGAATTGGCACTAGTCGAAGTTCAACACCCTTATGCTATTGGTTGGTATGGGGAAAACGATACCATAGAAGACTATTTTACCTTCTTAAGACAAGGATTCGAATACCTAAAGTATAATTAGATACATGGGAAAGTTTTCAACTTTAATGGAAAGTCTAGGTTCAACAGTGGACGAACTGGAAGAATTTAGGCTAGTGGTGGAGAACTTTGATCCCGATAAAGCAAAGGGTTCGTATGAGTTAACTAAAATTGACGGTGTTTCTGTTATGATTCCGAGTAAGATAAAGGGGGAACAGAACGAAGACAACACGATTATAATCAATCAAAGCGATATCATTGATACACCCAGTTCTTTCTGTAAGCACAATCCAGAAATTAACAAATTTGCGATGTCATCCCCCGACAATATGTTTTTCGTGCTGGGTCTTGTTGCTGGAACTGTTGGGTCGTCTTGGGTTGACTTCAGAAACCTTTACCCCGTATATGCGGCTTATATTAAGGAAACCAACGGAAAGCCTTTGAGGATTGACAATTTGGTAGGTATTGATGGTAAAAAAAGATCTATTAAACAGTGGATGTTCCGAGGGGCTAGCAAAAACTTGATAGCTTTATGGGAACAGAGGGAAGAACTTTACAAACAAATCTTTGAGACTGGCCTGTATAAAGATTCCTACGAACTATATAAATACATCGTTTACGCAGTTAGGGGTATGTCCACCGTGAAGGCTGGTTTTGCTGTTCAGCTTCTAACAGGTAAACTAGGATGTATCGACAATATCAATACTGATGTTTATGGGGTTCCGATTATACTATCCAAACCAGATGGTTCTAGTTTCAAGTCTGCGTCGTTTTCTAAGAAGGATGGTGAGAAGACTGACAATCTGACAGCTTCGGGCAAAAAGATAATCGGGGGTTATATAGACTTCCTTAAGGCTATTGAAAAATCAACGAAAAGTGAAGTATCACAAAGATTGTGGGATGACTGGGTTCAGTTAGCAGCAGCTAAAGCAGTGTTCTCCGCATCTCACAAATATATCCAATATAATTTAGTAGATGGCCGAGTTATTGTTATGCCAACTTACAAGAGACAAAATGCAGTTGTTGAATACGGGGAGTATCTGAAGAATCTTCAGAAAGATGGAATTGATCCATATGGTGGTTATGATATCTCAAAAGAGCATTTGGACCTACCCGTAAAATCAGGAGAAATTGATGACGTAAATTCTCGTATTTCGTAAAACAAAAACCCTCTTTTAGACTTACTAAAAGAGGGTTTTTTTGACTTACTAAAAATTAGAGTTGTTTGATCTCGGGAGTGGGTTCATTACCTTTCACCACTTGCTCTCCTCCGACTTCAGGTGCTTTCTCGGGCTTTCCGTCGAAGTCTACCTTCATTTCAGCCTTCCAGCTATCGGGGATACTCTCAGGCACATTAAAACCAACAACCTCAAGCTTATTAACAGGGACCGTAAATTTTGTGGGAAACAAACCACCCGCAATTTCTTGACCGATAACAGCGGCGAAAACATCTTGTGTATTTTTTCCATCTTCCGGTGTTGACTTGACCACTTCCAATACCTTAATATTAAGATCATCAGACTGAACCTTTTTTAACTCAGCTTTGATCTCATCAGAGAGACCGTCAATATTAGTATCTTTAATTTTCACATAATCACGAACTTGAACTCCGCCAAATGCATAGCGATTCATCGCGTGTTGGTGTATATCATCAAACTTAGAACTCATAGTTCTAATTATAGTTGGCGTATAAAAGAAACAATAAAACTTGAAAACTTAACAAGTATACTTTAACTTAAATTAAACATGGCAACTAAACCAAAAACCACTACCGATACCACTAAAGGAACCAAAGTTCACCACATTTTGGAACTTATCCTAGCAGCGGACAACTTTACCTTCTCATCATATAAAGATGCGGCGGATCATTATAACGACAAATTCGGAACGGATTTCAGCGGAAAGCTTGTAAGCAAAGCAGTTCGTTTTTTCAACGAGGGTTTGTATAGGGTCAATGGTGTAACGGTCGATGACGGGAAGATCCATCTTCTAGAACTAGAAGAACTAGAAGAACTAGAAGAACTAGAAGAACTGATAGTGGTAGAACCTTCAAGTGGATCTATGAAGAAGTTTAAAGAAGCTTGTAAAGAATTAGGGATTTCCCCTACAGCAGCAGGAGGTTCATATATTAAGGAAAATGGCATGACTCTACGGATACCTTCTGGAGTGGCTGTTGGTGTTTCGTCGGAGGAAGAATCTAAAAATCTACAACTGGCGAGAAGTCTAGTTGAGAACGAACTTAAAACAACCAAGAGTGAACTTAAAAGTAAAAAAGTAAAGACTAAGAATACTAAGGTTGGTGTTTTGAATATCGCGGATATTCATCTGGGTGCGTTCGTTAAAGGTTTACAACAAACCCCAGACTATTGTTTACAAAACATAAAAGATTTTTTCGTGGAGATGTCAGATCAAATTAATTCTATGGATTACAAAGAAGTCCATGTAAACTTTTTGGGTGATATGGTTGAAACTGGGGCGGAATTAATGCACGCCGGACAGTGGAAAACTATCGAGAACGGTATTAGTAGTGCAGTCGATGCTATTAAAATCAGCGTCGATGTCTTACACCATTACCTTCTATCTCGAATTAACAACCTAAAGGAGATCAATATGATTTCAGGTAATCATGATAGATTGCTGGCCGACAAGAGTGCAGGGACTGAGGGCGAAATGACCAAACTAATTGTTTGGGGTCTTGAGTTTTTAAAATATAAGGTAGAATACAATGCACTAATCCTTTCAAAGGAAATTGACGGTATCAACTATATCCTGACCCACGGAGATCAAAGAATTTCTAAACTGTCCTCAGAACATCTTGCATATCAGTGGGGTAACCCGAAACTTTACAACCTAAACCTACAAGGGCATCTACACTCTTTGGCTAAATTCGCCTCCCAGAAGCCCAAGAATATCGAAACTTTGAAGATTGATGATAACATCACCAACCGCCTCAGGAAGATGATTCTACCTTCGCTGTTCGGTGGTAATGATTATTCTGAAAATGGTGGTTGGACTTCTCAGCAGGGTTACGTTATTATTGAGAATAACGGAAAAGGAGCGCCTAACGTTTTCGACTTTGCGCTGTAATGGCTAGAGAAACCCCGAAACACAAAGGAGATTGGTTGACCAACAACCCAAAAACTATTAGGTCTTGGTTTCCTCGCAGGTCTGTCAAAATGGCGCAAGGAAAACCTAAAGAAACTGAGACATATACAGTTGAAGAATTGGAATCCAAGGGTATGATAGGGATCTACTTGGATGAAGATTTAGAGCAGGAATGGAAAGAGTATCCTTTGTGTGTAAGTCCTAAAGAGTGGGAATCAAAAATTAAATTAAGATATGACAGATAAAACAACGTTTGAAAGTTTAGAGGAAAATGTAATTGAATGGGGCGATGCCAAAAATCTTATCAAAAAAGATAATGCCATTCCGCAGTTAAACAAAACTATGGAAGAATATCTTGAGACCAGAGATGCCGTGGTTAAACTCTTAACACTCCGCGAAGTTAGACAAAAACCAAATCCTTATTTAGAAGATATGATTAAGGAGGCAGAGGATGAGATCGAAGACGGTCTAGGAGATGTTCTGGTGACTCTTATCCTCTTTGCCAAGCTTAGTGGTCTAGATTGCGTGGGTGCTCTAGAAACGGCTTACAACGTCATTAAGAATAGAACAGGCAAAACTGTCGATGGTATCTTTATCAAAGATGCGGGTCAATAACTTATGAGCACATACTTGGTGATGGTGACTAAGGAAGGTGATGGTAGAGGTTGCGAGAAAGAAATTCTTATTGAGATAGAATCGGCAGGTGGTGTTGTCAAAAATATTCTTGAAGAGGTGGGTATCATCATAGTTGAATGTGATAAAGCGACTTCAGATAAATTAGGCGATATCAAATCGGTAGTATCGATTAGAAAAGAGGGTATGATAACAATCCCTTAGAATTTATGGAAACAACAGAAGAAAAAACGTTAAACGCCACATCAGTTGACGATACGAAGAAGAAAGTAAGTGATGTTGAAGTTGTCGGAAATCCTGACATGTTCACCTTGCTTTGTAAGGCTAGTTCTAAATCCCAAGGATGGATGAAATCAGCAAAAGCAATGCGAACCCCGTATGGTTGTGTAGTTCAAGTTACCACACAGCAAGGGGATAATGTAGCCGAGGCACTGACCTTCGTTGCCGGTGCGACTATTGAGCCAGATATCAATGGTGGCAACAAACTAAAATAGTCGGATATTAATATATATATCCAAACAAAGCCTAGCCTAAAAACTAGGCTTTTTGTTAATTCGCCAATCAGGTATAAATACTATTGTGAGTATTGTCATACAAGATTTTAGTTTAAAAAATGGAAACGCGGGGGATTACACCTACCGAGATCTAAATTTTAGCAGAAATAGCAATTTCAAATCTACCAAAATCGCGGTTAATGATCTTTTCGCTATACGAAATTCTCTAGTAAACCTACTTTCTATACGAAAGGGGACTAGAATTCTTGATACAGCTTACGGAAATGAATTGGATGAATACCTATTCGAACAAATATCAGAAGAGAATGCCCAGATGTTGGGCGAGGATCTGGAAGAGACTCTAAAACAAGAACCTAGAGTTGTGGTTCAGGATATTAATATAAATGTAGATAAAATCAAAGGCATCTATAATGTTGAAATCTTCTTTGCAATACCGACTTTAAATGAACGGGATATCAGCCTACAGGTTGATTTTAGTAGGAACAATGGAATTGAAGCTCAAGCCTAAATAAAAGCATGGCTGTAAATGTATTCAACGACCAGATAGTTCAAAGCGAATTTGAACTAGGGAAATCTCGCGGTTCAAAATCGGGGATTTTTGGAGATGCTATTAAATTCAAAATGGATAGCAATGATCCAGCCCAACCATATGTAGCCCCTTCTAGAACTGCGGGGGTTATCGATTTAACACAATCTACTTCATGGTCATTGAATCCTGCTTTTGCTAAAAAGGATTTGGTTAGTTATACTATCAAATTATTTCAACCAAAGTATAGTTCGATGATTACAAATCTGTTTACAACACTAACCCAAGGGTTTCAGATAGCGGATCAGCTTCCTAAAGATTCATCTCTTATGGAAAAAATCAATTCTTATATCACCAATCCATATGCCAACATGTTGATTGCCGATGATCTCAAATGGACCATCAAACTTCCTATGCTGAGTTTATTACCTCAGACCTATAACACCCAATTTGGTGACGGCGAGGGTGAGGGTTCAAACCCTATAGGGAATATTATGAATAGTGCTTCTAGCTTCTTCCAAAATAGTGCTTTGGCTGGCGGCAATGCCGGTAAGCTATTAATGGGCGGCTCTCTAACTAGAAACTTAGGTGGTATTGGTAATTCTGTAGCTAGGGCAATTTACCCTTCGGTTAATGCTACTAGTAGTTCGGATAGGTTTTACCGAGGGCAAGCACTAACACCCGATTATAATTTAAGCTTTGACTTGATCAACACGTTTGATGAAGCAACGACTAAGAGAAATATCGAATTTGTTAGATTTATGTCTTACATGGTGTCTGCAAGATCTAGAAACAAATGGATTGAGGATTCTCCTGTAGTGGGTGAGGTGGAAATTAAAGGTTTACGGTTCATACCTATTGTTAAATTTAATTTCGACTACCAAGGACAGGGCAACTTTCTTTATGTTGACGGCGAACCAATCCCTGAAGTATACTCGTGCAATTTACAAGTAAGTGAAATGCTACCACCGTATAGAAATCTTCAACACGAGTATATCCACAAGGGAAATAAATTGAGGGCTATAAACACAGACCCCAGAACATTGTGCGATACAATCAACCAAGGTATAGAGGTTTTAGGAAACCTAACAGGGTTTTAGGTTTGGTGGATGAGAAAGCCTATAAGCATTAGCTTACGGGATTTCTAGAACATATCCAAAAAGGCAAATACTGCTCCCGATAACAGCATAATGATTTTAAAGACAACGAAAATAATTCCGACACACAATAATAAAGCGGCTCCCAATACAGCTAGGACAATTAATAATTCAATCATGCTATCAGCATAAGGCATTTATTTCATTTTGCAAGGACAAAATGAAATTAAAATTTAAATTGACGAAACTCTAAAAATTGGGTATAGTCCGGTCGTTATGAGAAACGAACTGAGAAACGAACTAGTAAGGGTAGTCCAAGAATATGAATTCAAAGTCTATGGAGTTACCTTTGAAGGCAGAGAATTCCAAGTGGAGTATCCATCCAAACACACCAAAGGGTCTCGGGTATTTTACAACCTCGGTGAGCGTGGTGATTACGTTCTGACCATTACAGAGGATGGTGTGGTCACTCTTGAGGAAGTCTCCATGATGGATATCGACGAGGATAAGCCAATGGTTGCTGAGTTCGATACTCTGAAAATCTCGGATAGCTTGGCTAAAAGCCTCTCGTTCCACATTTTCATGGTCAACGAGGAGCCTATGCTTTTTGAAGACATCCGTGCAAAATACAAAATTTAAAAAACTCAAGTTAGCACTTGCCGAATTATAAACCCCGTGCTAATTTAAAAACATCGAAAGAAACGAAAACAAAACAATGTTAGAAGAACTTGAAAACAAATACAAAACAGCCCAATCGTCACATTCAAACCGATATGCCTGTAAAGGCGGATCTCTGAGTATGCAATCCAGCGAATCAGGATATAGAGATTCGGCTAAAGCTCTAAAAGATGCCTATGCGCTCTTTGCGGCAGAAAGCGGAAAGCAAGGAAGTCCACTACCTCGGTGGATCTAGGTTACAAATAACCCCCAACAAGGTCTTGGCTTATTGCAGGAATTTATAAAGGGCTAGCACTCTATAAATTCCGAAGAGTCGGTAATATAAGGAATACCCCGAAAGCTTAGGGTTAGTGTGGTTCAACCCCATCCAAGATCTCCAATTTAAAAGTTTAGGTCCACTGCAAAAATTGCTCTTAATTCTAGAAAGTGAGTGATTTTGAAGTAGTATGTGGAATATTGATATAGCTACAATATGTGGGTGCAAATCCCGCTCTAACACCAACTTAAAAAAATTAACATTTTAATTGCAAAAGAGCAAACCTCTGCTATAAGTAATAACAACAAAGCCAATGAAACACATTATGTCAAACATAAATTTAGGAAGATCTCTCTTTTGCAAGAGAAGTAATTCCCTGCGGGTGTGTTAAGTATAAAATAAAGATTTTAGAAATACGACACCCATTTAGCTTAACAGTTAAATGGGTTTTTTATTTCAAGCGGAGAGATTAAAATTCGGTGCCCCCAGAAATGGCAGGACGTTCGCTATAGAAAGACAGGAGAAACAAAAATGATTTTTCCTGTTGATAAAGGTTGACAATGATTGAGTTTGTTGTTAATCTCCAAATAGCAGGAAGGGTGTTGGTTCCCTGATAGGGTTCATATCCCTTTCTACGAAGATTCGATTTCTTCTCCTGTAACCAATTTAAACGTTGACAAAACAACCCAAACAATATACCTTAACGACATGAAGAGAATCAACGTATGCAACCCGACGAAGGCAGCAATTTACATCGCAGAATGCCTACTGGCAACAGTAGATGATTTCTGCGCGAAGAAGAATCCACCAGTAGGTGATTTTAAACGCCATATTAGTGTTGCCGGAAGGGCAATCGAGTTTCTAGAATTGTTCCATTCATACGGTGATTCAGTAGATGGCCGAGTCAAAACAGTGTTCGATGAGTTTGAGGGTAGTGTTGAAGACTACGCCAAGTCAGTGAGAAACAGATGGTTTCCTCTTGACAACGAACGGTATTTCGAATAGAATTTAAACCATAAAACATAAAACATGAAATACGAAACCATAAAATATGTCCAAGTCTCAGATTTGGACGATTTCATCGAGGAAACTTACAAAAGACCTTTTAGCTTTCAGCAACAATTTGGTTGTAGAGCAAGAGGAACCCAATATGTAAAAGTTCCTGTGAAAGATGTTGAAGAAGGATATGTCCTAGAAGGATATGTCCTAGAGGATATCATTAAAAATGAGTATGGTTCTGTTTCTTTGAAAGACTGGCTTGAGCGAGATCCCACAGAACAACTTTCAGAATCCGACTCTGCTTGGACTCTTGAAATGTTTTGGGAACGGAATTTCTTTCCAAACATCGAAATACTCTTTGACGATTTATTCAAAAAGGGCTTGATCGAAGCAGGAGAATACGTTATAAATATTGACTGGTAACAGTAAAAAGCGGAGGTGGTGTAATGGCAGCACAGGGCGAATCCAAGCCTAACCTTATACAACTGAGAACAGATAGCCGTTCGAATCGGTTCCTCCGCTCCAAATTAAGTTAAGATAAACCTTTACAACATTACAATTTCATGTTGACTTGTATTTGTTATGAGAATTAAAAGTCCCATTAGCTCAATGGCTAGAGCTACTACTTAAACGTAGTGTAAGAAGTGTGCCCGAAGAAGTCGTAAGATGAAGTATCGGCCCACAGGAAATAGAGTGTCAAAGAAAATGCATTAGTAATTGACAAAGGATATAATGTGAGTAGGGTTCGAATCCCCACATGGGACACCAAAGGCTAGGTATAGTCAGGAGCGGGTAGACCCGTAAAATACCATAAGTCAAGATAGCTCAGTGGTTAGAGCAGCCTTTAATTGAGGGAGTGTCGTTAGTTCGAATCTAACTCTTGACTTCAAACATGATCTGAGAGAGTTATTTGCTCTTTGGTTGTGGACAGAAATAACTTGGTATAATTGGAAATTACGGCGGCTTATAAAGCGGCAGACTCTGGTTCAATTCCAGAGGTTAGAGTAAGTCATATTTTAAGGGTCGTATCAGGTGGCATCCAAAGCTGTGAAAAGTGGAGGTTAGGTAATAAGTGGGATCGATACCCATACGACACAATTTTTAAACCGCTAGTAGCTCAATAGGCAGAGCAGGTCGCTTTTAACGACAAGGTTGGGGGATCGTCTCCCTCCTAGCGGACCAATTTTATAAGCATACGCTTAAACAACAATAAGGATAACGATGTCTGGCCAGCATACCAGATGATCACTACGCTACCCCTGTAGATCGAAAGATTAGACCTTATGGCTTATAAACATAGTATAGTAGCATAATGGCAATGCCGTGGATTGTTGATCCATAAAATGAAGGTTCGAGTCCTTCCTATACTGCCAAATTCTAGATGACCGAGCAAGCGAACGGGCCTTCCTGTTAAGAAGAGAGCGTGTGGAGCGTTACCACAATCTAGAGCCAATCTACCTTTTGAAACTTATTTGTAGTTTTTTACAACGTTTTCGGATAGCATTAACCGAAACACCATAATACTGACCAATTTTAGTTAAAGGTAGCCCACTAGAAATTTTTTCCTGTAACTCCTCCTTACTAGGATCAAACAACATACATTTATGAAAAAACGAACCTTTTTATCAACACTACTCCTCGCTACTCCAGTAGTAACATATTCTAAACTGAATATTGGCGGTGTCAAACCGTCACCCATATTCAGTCACAAGAAATTTTTTGATTATGGTTTGTGGGTCGATTTAATCAACTCAACCAAAAGTATGGCAAACATCACTAGTTGTCTTCCTCGCGTAGACTATACAGACCAGAATGATGTTGTCAGCATGTTATCCCGAGATCTGAAGGATAGCGTGGTATTTGCACCATATGTCGAAACCAAAATGACCACAGACTTTATTGTGGACGGTATGGAAATGTGCAACAGGAGAATTTCTTCTGGTGACAATAAGTTCGATAGAGCTTTACCTGTGATAGAAAGAGAAATCCATAAGAGAATTATATTCAACCTTTTGAATGCGGGAAGATATACTATAGTTAGCCAATTTGATCCTGATATTAAAACCACCTTTGCGATAGAGCCGAATAGAATTGGTGAATGCAGAGTTAGTATTGACGGTATTGGTATCAAATTTTACATTAAGAATTTTATCCACAGAATAAAGTATATGCATCCTAATGATTTTTCGGGAGATTTTCTTAGTATGACGTATGGAATGAGAGTTCCCGAAAATATTAAGGGGCAAATGTATATCAAAAAGATTTAAAAATGGACTAGTCTGAGGTCGGCTCCTCAAATGCTCTTGAAAAGCATAGTGCGTCAGAGATGGGGTAATAGTTCGATGCTATGCTAGTCTGCCAAACTATACTCCTAGCTTTTTAAGGAGTTATTCATCACTACCAATTCAATATGAAAGTAATCAAAAGAGGAACGCATATTTCCAAAACTGTATATACATGCACTTGCAACAAATGTAAGTCTGAATTAGAGGCAGAAGAAGATGAGGTAAAACACTATTCGGAACAGGGGGATGAGGTAAAACAATTTTCAACTCAAAGAGATGGAGACTATTGGACAGGGGATTGTGTGGTTTGTGGTAAAACAAACTACTTCAAGTCAAAGGTGATTCAAGTCCCGATTCCTCCCGCCATAACCCCTAAGATATCAGAGAATTTATAGTGCAAAATATGAAGCGTTGGAGTTTGATACAGAAGATACGTTAGAGTTATTACTCGATGAGAAACGAGTATGGGCTTCATATGTTTTAAGGATTCTAGGTTGACCGAAGATGAGAATAAATTTAGAAACTGGCTTGACAAATTCTCATTAGCACGGTAGTATACCAACATGAACATTTACTTACTCCAACAAGATAAAAATAAAAGTTACGACTGTTATGATTCCTTTGTCGTAGTTTCAAAATCAAAACAAAAAGCACTTACTTATTACCCTAATCACGAATTCTATAAAGACACTGATATGTCACACAATCGGAATTGTGGTTGGACATCTGATCTGAATTCAATTACAGTTGAGTGTATAGGTAAAGCAAACCAAAGACAAAAAGAAGGCACAATTATTTGTAGTTCTTTTAATGCAGGTTAAAACTGCTCGTTACTTCAGGTGAAGTAGAAAGTTTCATATGCTTTCCAGCCGAGTTCGATTCTCGGACGAGCTACCAATTTAAACGGTGGATACCCCTGAGATAGGGATCGCATAAGTGGACTGAGACAGCACGATGTCGTGGTTCGTAAAACTAAAGTGTGTCGTGCTAACCTAGTTTAAATTTAATGTGAGTCGGCTTGATCTCCGACAATTCAAAACTCACGTAGATTGGTCTCAAGTCTACGATGTATGTGAGCGGTATAGTCCGAATGTGAGATTCATTTTATAGAAACACTTGAAAAGTATAATCGGAATGTTAATATAAAATAATGACGATTGGAAAACTAAAAGAACAAATTAAAGATATCCCTGACGATATGGAAATCATCCTCCAAAAGAATGCCGAAGGTAATGGTTATGAAACTATTGCGGGTGTCCATACCGAATGTTTTTATGTTAAAGGTAGTTCTGGTTGGGATGCCCAGCTATACGACCCAAATTGGTCTGCCGATGACGCTGGTTTTGATGATGAAGTAGAGTGGGAAGAATTTAAAATAGAACACGAAAGCGGAAAAGTTGCTTTGATCTTTCCATAAGAATTAGTTCGCTACCAGTAGTGTGTAACAGATAAGTAGATGTATGGATCGTTTTGAAACTTTATTACATGATTTAACCGAAGGTATGGCAGATGTGTCTGAATTACACAGTGATCCAAAAACTCGGATTTTCGTTAGGATGGCGAACCAACATTCGTCGAATAGGGAGCAGTGGGATTTTGATATATTTAATAAAGTAAAAAAAGACTTAGTTTTCTCTATGAGGCTGGAGTCGAGATTTGATGGATTTTGGAATGGGCATACAGGATCATACGGTAATTATAGGGGTAAGGGTTATGGCGCATTAGGATACGACATTGCAATGGAACTGGTAACTTACCAAAAACATAAAATAGGTTCTTCCACTCTAATGTATGGACATACTGGTGGTGCCAATACAGAAGATAGTAGTAAAGTGTGGGAATATTACTATAAGAAGCGTAACGATGTCACCAAGACCGAGTTTCGAGATCTACCCCCCGAAATCCAATCATTACATAATGACGACCCAGATTTAGAACGGGCAATTACCGAAAAGCCTTGGTTGTTTGCGGTATATGAAAAGAAAGATACTTCCACAGTCCAAGAGTTAATGGAGAAAGGTCTTATTAAATTTATAAAATAACTTAGTTCGCTACCAGTGGTAGATGAATATGTAAAGGGTTTCTCGTTGTCCCAGTCTGACAAAACAACGGTATGTGCGTGTGGCGAAAATGGTAACCGCGCTAGGTTTAGGTTCTAGTGGGAGTAATCCCTTATCGGTTCGAGTCCGATTATGCACACCAAATAGTTTCCTATGCAAATTAGGTAAAGCAGTCGGTTAATAACTGATGTTTCTCAGTTCGAATCTGGGGGAAACTACTAACGCATCAGTGATGGAATTGGTATACATTCGATCCTTAAACGGTCGCGCTCCTAGAGCATGCGGGTTCGACCCCCGCCTGATGCACCATAATAACAACAACCAACAATCACAAACCACCTATAACTCAGTCTGGTAGAGTTCCAAATTGAAACTTTGGAGGCCGAAGGTTCAAATCCTTCTAGGTGGGCCAAATCCTTAGCATTAAACGTAGCAGGTATAAAACCCCGCTGTGCTGAAACTTCGAAAAGAAGAGCGGGTTAAAATCCCCCCAAGGAAATAATTTCTTCAAAATAGTTCTGGACAAAAAACGAAAACTAAAGTAGAATACTCACATGTCAGAAAATACAGTATTAAAGACGTTCATCCGAGATTCAAATAACAACCCAACTGGGGTTGCGGTAGTGGTAAACCAAGATGGTAAATTTGGATTTGGTTATTCCTTGGTGAATCCAGATTCGAGTGATCGCTTTGATCGTAAAATTGGAACCGCGATTGCGGTTAATCGAGCCAAGTTTGCTTTGGGCGAATCTCGTTCAGAAGAAAAGCCGGATTTGGAATCACGAAAGAAACCTATTTTGGAGGCGTATGACGCCCTCGAAAAGCGAGCAGTAAAATATTTCAAATAATCCTTGATTAATTAAGAAAATAAAGTATAATACCATTATGGACACCACATATAAAACCATCCTCACCACCCTAATAATCGTGTTTTACATCCTCTTCCCCTTCAGTTGGGCAGTGAATGTATATCGATTATTCCAATGTGATTTTGAAGAGTCATACAAAGGGGAGATTATCCATACATTGGGTGTCGTTTCGCCCACTTGTATCATCACAGCTTGGTCGGATTGGGACGAGTAAACAGTTTGCGAGATAGCTCAATTGGATAGAGCAAACTATCGAGAAGATAGTTGTGTCGTTGGTTCGATTCCAACTCTCGCATCAAAAATTGGCTAGGTATAGTCAGAAGCAGGTAGACCTGTAAAATACCAAATTAAGCAAGTATATCGGTCCTACCTTCTAAGCAGTGTGAATAAATACCGTAACTGGAAATACACTATGTAGGTTCGAATCCTATTGCTTGTGCCAATAATATGCGCTTATAACTCAAGGGTAGAGTAAGCTTCTCTTTCGTAACATACTGATCTTAGTGTGTTACGTGGATAAAGGCTAGGTTATCAGTTCGAATCTGATTGGGCGCACCGACTACGAATTATTTTCTTTGACCCAAAAACCTCTGGTTGGCTTTTTGAGTTCATAACTTTTACACCAGTTTGCGATAGTTTTATCAGAAACTTTATACGGGTATTCAGGTTTAAATGTAGAATACCAAGACCTCAACGGCGTATTCCATGAAAAAGAACTGGATGTTGCATATCTAGAAAAATGAGAAATTTCGGATTAACACACATAAATACAATTATGAAAAGATTACTTTCTTACGCTATGTGTTTATTAATGTTGGCTTCGTGTGGGAGTAGTCCCTCAGAACCTTTAACCACGGAACAAAAAACAAAATACAGTGTATTAGGTGTTGTTAGTTTGGGTATTGGTGCTGGTTTATATAAACTTTTTAAAGAAAGCAAGGCTCCAACCGAATCCGAACTTATCCCCGATATTGACACTACCGGAGATATAGTTCAGTTGGGTGGGGTTTTAGTAAATCCTAAACAATCTTTACACGTCGCTCATTGGCCGATCAAAACCAATCAACGTGTTAGATTCGACGGTAGGGGTGGTGTGACCACTTATAGGCATATTATTACAAAGGAAGATTTAGGCTATGATCTAGCTATACTAACCTTCGACGAACCTCTGGACACATCAATCCACTCAGTAATGCCCATAGGGAAGGCGCTACCCGACACCCCGACAACCGCACAGAGATTTGCCGACAGACCTTGGCGGGGTTATTATGTGACTGTTACGAGCGGAAATATAATTAGACTGTCCACTACTAAAGATACACGATTTGTTAGTGGTGATTCTGGGAAGAAACTTACACAAATTCAAAATGATCGACAAGTAGTTGTCGGTCTGGTTTCGACAGAAAAGGGTAGAAGCCCCAATTTGTATAAACTTTATGGTGCATATTTGGAGAAACAAAACTCCCCAAAATAAGAAACCTTAGAAGTAGGTTGTCCCGATCTAGGCGAACCCACTAGAAAAAGCCGTTTTGTCGCCATCGGTAGATTAGCGAAACCTATACTGGCTGTAACGTATAATTAGTTATTTTTAGCGGGTATTATATTTTATATAATACCCGCTAAACGGTTAAACGGATGTATATTTTAAATAAATACATACATGCCCACAGCCCCGAGAAAATCTACACCAAGCGACACTTCGGAGAGATTCCAGAAAGTAGATTCCGAAATTGCGGGTGTTAAGAAAAATATCAGTGGATTGCAGGTCGAATTTCAATCTGCAATAAGTGAAGTTAAAGGTGATATCAAATCCCTAAATATAGGACAAACTTTATTACAACAACATCAAGCAGAAGGTTTTAGGGATATTAAAGACGTTCTTTCTGAAAGGAATTCCGCGCCTACCAAGATTGGTGCGGGCATGTTGGTCTCGGTTGTTAGTTTAGTTATCACCGCAGGGGTTGTTGCTGTTGCGGCTTTTTGGGCAGCAGTTGTTTTATTAGTTTCGCCCTTACAAGAAGAAATACAAAAACATGTCATCCTAGACGGCCACCCGAATACATTGTCACGTTTAGTTGGCGTCGAGCATGATCTCGTATCATTGCACAGGAATCAGGAAGAAATAGGGGATATGTTTAAGGATCAAGTTGATAGCCTCAGAAGAAGCTTAGAACGGCTGAATTTATTTGCGCTGGAACACACCAAGGAACAAGGTAGCCGTAATATACGGGATGAGTGGAATGCCGCAAACCAAGATCTCGCCAAGATACAACAAAATTTAGACGTTGAGAATTCCGTAGTTATTGCAGAAAAAATAGCAACACTAACGGCGAAAGTTGAATTGTTGACAGAACGAACTAAATCTGAGGAGAATAGCAAATAATTTTTAGTTTGCCTTCCCCGCCTTAAGAGCATACCGTCGAGGTGGCGAAGTAGTTTGCTAAACTATGGGGACTTTAAAAGGTTCATGGTTCAATTCCATTATGCTCTGCCAAAACCCCTAAAGCCTCTCAACGATGCTCAAATTGAGAACATGAATTAACATGTGAGCTTGACAGACGTGTCAAATTAGGGTATTTTAATTTAAATGAACTGGAAAGAATTTAAAAAACCAACCAAAACAATCGATGATAATGGAGACGGACAAACAACCGAGGAAGTTGTTGAATATTTCTGTGAACAAGACTGGCTTGAAAAAAGTAGTTACTCAATCAAGCCAACTGAATATGGTTGGCGAGGATGTTTTAAGTTTAAAGATTCAGAGGATTATATCCATACCCATCGCGACTTGAAAAGGGTTCAAGAATTCTGCCAAAAACATCTTGACAAAGTAATAGAAAAGCTTATCATAAAAACATGCGGACACAAAAAGGAGTAACACTTATGTCAGACATTATCGAAATAGATCTTAAACAATTTAAGGATGCTACTACAGATCCTTTATGCCTCACCAACCCAATCGCAAGATTGCAAGAAGATTATGAGAAAAAGCAATTGCGGCTGGATTTTATTATCCTAAATGAGGAGGAGCTTAAAAAAGATGACGTAAAAGTCGGCCATAAACACTTTGATCGTGTTGTATGTATGGAGCATGAAATGAGATGCCTCTGTGCTGCCATTGACATTTTGAAACGATTCGACAAACCTATTCAATTAATTTAAACCATGTCCAAAATTAAAGAAACAGTCAGATTGATCTGCGTCACCATCGTCGCTAACAATAATAAATTTTATGAAGTGGATCTCTATGAAGATGGTCACTGGGATGCTCGTTGGGGCAGAGTCGGAAATGCCAATCCACAAAAAGGATCGTGGCAAGGCGAAAGTAAGCTAAGATCTAAAATTAAATCCAAAGAGAAGAAGGGTTACGTTAGAACAAAGACCCTCTCTGAGTCTGTAAGCGTTTCTAACGTCCCTTCGGGTTCTGTTCATGAACTCGCAAGGAATCAAATCAAAACTTCCTCAACGCTCGCTGAGAAGCTTATTTCGCGTTTGTCTAAAGCCAATATCCACCAGATTACAGCCAACACTCAAATTACCTTCAACTCCTCCAGTGGGTTGTTTCAAACACCTCTCGGTATTGTAACTGGCGATGGCCTTATTGAAGCAAGTGAACTTCTGGATAAGATGTTTGTTCTTAAAGATAAGAGTTGTAAAACATTCTATAATTACGCTTGCAATTTCCTCGAAATCGTTCCTCAGAATGTAGGGAGAAAAGTTCAGAGTTTTGTAGATTCTAATTTCGCAAATCTAGACGGAATTAAGAAACAGAAAGCTCTCCTAGATTCTTTAGAGGTTAGCGTTAAATCTGCGACCACCAAAAAGGATGACAAAGGAAATGATGAGCCTGAAGAAAAGGTATTTGATGTTTCGGTAGAACCTCTCACAGATAAATCGATTTATAAAAGGTTGGAAGACGAATTCAATAAAACCAAAAAGTCTATGCATCATTATGGTAATGTTAAAGTTGCTAATATTTATGAAGTAACTTTAGGTGAGATGGATAAGTCCTTCGACAATAAAGGTTGGGGAAATGTGGAACAATATTACCACGGAACTGGAATTGCGAATTGCCTTTCAATTTTTAAATCAGGTCTCTCTATCGCACCACCTTCTTCTGCTAGGATTGCTGGTAAGATGTTTGGTAATGGAGTTTATGGCGCAAACTGTTCATCTAAAAGTCTGGGATACAGTCTCGGACGATGGGGGCAAGGCGCATCTAATGATGGAGCTTGGCTCTTCGTGTGTGATTTCGCAATGGGTAAAACCAATCTCGCAAGAGGAACAGGATCACCACCAAGAGGATTTGACAGCATCACAGCACTAGCTAGAAATACTGGTCTACATAATGATGAATTTATTGTTTATGACAACGCGCAAGTTAATATTCGATACTTAATCGAATGTTCTGTTTAAATTTCCTTGACACTAAACCCTTTTCGGAGTAAGTTACCCGCATGTCATCAGCAACATATTTAGGAGAGTTTGTAGTCGTATGGAATATTTAGGATTTATTTATTGTTTACTTTTTGTTGTCTGCGGGATTCCGCAGACATTACAATTAATTAAAACCAAGAATTCAGAGAGTGTGTCCATCGGGACTTACGTTCTGAGCAACCTAGCCTTTATTCTGGCAATCGTATACACTGTATACTCAATACCTTACAACTTTTGGCTGTATTTCAACTACGCAGCATCATGGACGATCAACTCTCTGAACCTCTTTTTAATTCTCAAATACAGGAAATAACCTATGAAAGCCGATGATTACCAATACGACCTTATGAAAGCTAAGGTTCTTGACAAAACCAAACCTTACAAAGAACGGTTAAATAATATTTTTCAGTGGATCAAAGATGATAGGATAAATCCCACCCAAATGGCAGTTCTAAACGTCCTGCTACAAATGGCCTAAATAAACGTAAAATAAATTCTTGACAAATAACCCAAACCAAGTTAAAGTAAAACCACGATGAAAACAGCCCAATTGACGCTAAAAGAAGCCATTAAACAAACCGTGAAGTTCTTCACCGATAATGGCGGTGAATTCAGTAAATTCACAATCACCTCGATTATTCGTGGCGATGTTAATAACCTCAAATATGAATTGAGCGATGTAGCCGGAACTAATCTATGGCATCATGAAGTTCGAGAAACTTTTGAACAACTCTTGAATGATAGTGAACTCCAAATCCGATTTAATCGGGATCATTATGATGAAACCCATAAAACCACTTATCAGGTTTATGTCGGTGCTGATATTCCGGTGATTACCGCAGTTCAGAAACCTTCACCTAACAACCCATTCACAAGGGTAGTGACACCTAACTCCAACCCGTTCGCAGGACTTAAAACTAATCCCACTAAGGTCTCTGGTTCATCCACTACGGATAACCTACTTCGTGTTCGTAACTACTTGCGGAATAAAGGCACGGCTTCTTTGAAGAGCATCCAAAGTCGCCTCAAGCAAAAAGGTGTCACTTGCAAGGCTATCCTGAAGGATATTAATAGCCAGAGTGATCTCGTCGTAACTCCTTCAGAGAACCTTTCAGAATACAAGGTTACCTTTAAGTAAACTCTAACACGCACCCATAGCTCAAATGGATAGAGCATCGTTTTTCTAAAGCGAGGGTTATAGGTTCGAGTCCTATTGGGTGTGCCATATGATACATGAAATTATAGACGAATATAAACCTACATTAGAGGTAATTAAAGACGCGCAAGCTGAATTGGAAAAAGAATCAGGAGACACGTCTACTACACGTCTGCTTGGTTTGTTGGTAGAGTATGTAGAGTCCGCTATAAAGAACGAGGTGCAAGAAAAAGTGCAATTCGAAGTCGATACTGAACTCTTAAGAAGATTTTATATTAAGACCGAATCACGCATCAATAAACTAGAAAACAAATCAAAATAATATTATGTATGGATGTAACAAATATGTGAGATTTGATGATAACACTATCATCATCTTTTCACCAGATATCGCGCATGTGAATGCCGCAAGAGGACCGATGGTTATAAACCAATGGGATGATACTAGGAGATCTCCTGTTTCCGCAGGATTCATTGAAGGCGGAAAATGTGTTGGTAACTCGGTATCTCTTGGACTGAAATCTAAGGAGGGTGATACTGGAGTATTTCGAAGGATGCTAGGTCTACCTAAATTGGAAGAATAAAAGTTGACAAATTGGTGTAGTTTGCTATAAATAAAAACATCAAAGGGCTGCATGGTAACATGGGTGTTGCACTATCCTTGCAAGATAGCATTAAAGTTAAAAGAGTTCGATTCTCTTGTGGTCCACCAAAACGCATCCTTAGCTCAATTGGAAGAGCACCACGCTTCGAACGTGAAGGTTGAAGATTCGAGTTCTTCAGGGTGTGCCAAAAATAAATCAACAAAGTTCTTGATTTCTTATCAAGACCTGCTATAAATAAAAACATGAACAACGTTACTAACTTCAACCACGGCACAACAGTCGTAGTAGAACACGGAGAGGATACCACTCTTCCGTAAGGTAATATTTGTTTTAGAATCTAAGATTGAATTTGCCTTACTTTAACGAGTAAGGCTTTTTTGGTTTAGTAGCGTTGAGATTAAAATTCGTGATCCCCCTTCGGGCAGGACGGACGCTTTTACAACATCAAATATATAAGTATATAAGTATGAAACAATTCGACAAACTATTATCGACGATAACGACGCATATTACTGAAGCTGGTCCACCACAAAGACCGTCACTTGATATTGGACCTTTTCCGCCACTTAAAAAGGTTTCACGCGCCAAACCATCATCATTTATTGGAGATGAACCATCTTATGAAGGTGTTAAGGTTGAAGATATGCAAATGGCAAGAGATAGGTGGTTTATTTCTGTCGTAGGGTTGACGGGTAATTTACCAATATTGGGGGACGTATTCCCTGATATTGGCGATATTATTAGTTTTGATGTCTATAAGAGTGGACCTTCGTATGGTGGTAATGCGGGTATGCACCGTCCTGATGAATGGGCCAAAAATATCGAGATTTTGCAACGAGCTTAAAAATAAGATTGACAAACCGATCAAGGTGAGTTATATTCAAATCAATAAGAAGTTCCTATAGTTTAAGTGGTCAGAACAGCAGCCTTTCAAGTTGTAGATCCGAGTTCGAATCTCGGTGGGAATAGAGACAGAACATTACAATACTTCCACGTAGTCTGTCTTGGATGACTCCAATTTGGAGTCAACTAAATTTGTAATAATGTTAAGGTATTTTTGAGAAGTTGATTCTTTGAAATATTTCTGACCAGAACTATCGATGATACAAAGTTCAATCCCTTGTTCCAAGCAAGCTTGGAATTTTCGATGATCGTTGTTTTGAATTTTCTCCAATTTATCTTTACCATAAATTGGTTCATAATGAAAAATACCGTTCAGTTCAAATGCGAGGTTTAAGGATGGGATGTAAAAATCCAATTCTGATTTGATTGTAGTTTTATCTGAGTATAAAATTTCAAGATCGGGATAAATTTCAGTCAATCGTTTCTCAAGATATACTTCTAATTTGGAACGTCTGGTTCCTTTTGTTTTGTGGGTGTTGTTGTAAGTAGCGTTACACGAACTAGAACAAAAATTATTTTTCGATTTTTCAATTCTACTCTTTTCTTTATTAAAAGATGTGTTACATTGTTTACATGTTACGGGTTTGGAATAACCACGAACTTCCTCCCTACATTGTTCAGAACAAAAATGTCGCACACCTTTCTTTTTGAAATTATATCTATATGCCTTCCATTGATCGGAATTAACATCATACAAATTACTACAGTTATGACACCCTAATTGCTTCATAAAGGTAATTAGTAAAATAAACTTTCTAAATACGTAGTAATTACCAAATAGGACTGAAGCTGAAATGGTGGAAGCGCAAGATTGTCAATCTTGAAGAAGCGGGTTCAACTCCCGTCAGTCCTGCCAATTTTATAAGCATGTGTAACTCAGTGGTCAGAGTGTCTTCCTTCCAAGTAGATGGTCGCAGGTTCGAATCCTGTCACATGCTCCATACGGTCTCTAAGCATTAATGGTGATGCACTTCATTGGTATTGAAGAGATGTGGATTCAAGCTCCACAGAGACCTCCAAATCTTTTTAAGCTTCTTAAGTGTTAATGGTCGCACGTCAGTTTTGTAATCTGAAAGACTCGGTTCGATCCCGAGATGAAGCTCCAAAATGAAATAACATTTAAAAATATATGGGAGATTAGCTCAGTTGGAAGAGCGGTAGATTTACATTCTATGTCAGCACAGGTTCGAGTCCTGTATCTCCTACCAACTGCGCGTATCGTATAACGGTTATTATATGAGTTTGCCAAATTCGAGATGAGAGTTCGATTCTCTCTACGCGCACCAAATATTTTAGACCTCCTTAGTAGTTTATGTAGTTAAAATCTTCCTCTGTGAAAGGAAATAACTCGGCGCACATCCGAGCTAGGGAACAACTATAAAATAATAAAAATGAAAATACACGGAAATAAAATCGTATACATCATAGAACCAGAATGCCATGGAAATGGCGGCTGGTGTGGTTACAGAACCGTAGTTAAGATGCGTTATAGCGAATTTAAAAATGGTTTTAATCCTTACGAAAAATATGAGATGAATTATAGACCAAGTGATTATTATGACTTTGGCGACATCCGACCCAGAGCATCTTTAAACGAAAATCCTAATGATGCGTTCTCAATATTTTGTGTTGACGATTATTGTTGGGATTCGAAAATTTAATTAACGTTTTACATTGACTTATCTTCAAATTCTGTTATTTTAAATGAATGAAAGCAATCATAGTAAAGTTTTTTGAACCCGTAGACGATTCATCGTATGTATTATTCAGCACACCTTCACTCGATATAATACATGTAATAGATTCTATAGATACATTAGCCGATCCTTCTAATACAGGTTATAGATTCTTGAGAAAATCAGATTTTCAAAATCTAAAAGTTCCACAACATATTCTTAAAACTTATGGAGTGGATGATGCTAAGGAGTTGGCCGATTATTGTTATAACAACGAGTATTGTGAATTTGTTTTGGACTATACTTGTTTAGAGAAACAGTTGAAAGACCTCTACGAAAATTCCAAATACAAAGAACATTTTATTGTATAATTTATGGGTGAAGAATTAACACCGCAACAAGAAATCGGCGACATTGATCTAGTTTTACTAGAAAGTGTAGCTCTTCTAAAAGAACAAACAGATCCCAAAGAAATCAAAGCTTGGAACGAAAGTGTAGATGAGTTATTGGATGAGCGAGTGGTTTTTATGAGATTACTTGGATGGAAACCGGAATAGAGTCGCAGACTTTCTACACTATTTTCAAACAGAGGAAATCTGCTTAGTCTTTAATTCCTCTTTAAAACGCTTCTCCATTTCCTTGGATGCGTAGTTTGAAATCTTAACTCGTTCTGTTTTGAGTTCCGGTAGATCCTTGCTGCTAACTCCTAGATGGTTAAGAATGCACCTCACAGTTTGTTCTCTATTGTTTAAGAGATCTTTCTCGTATGAAATTCGCAGAGCATTTTTTCCTATGATGAATTTTTGTAGGAAAATATCCTCCGCTAAGATGTCATCATAACACCATTTAATATCTCCGTAAGAATAATCAACATCAAGCGGCGTATTACTATGCCACTTATTGGTTTGCCAAGATTTATATCTGGAGATGGCTTGGGCAACTTTGTTTTCTCTTTCTAAGTAAACGTAGTGTGTTAGTTTAAGTTTACTTTCAAGTAAACCCTCCAATTGGTCAAAACACCCGACAACCTTAACACCAAAAACTTCATTTTCGGTTTTTGTTGCATTAATGATACCGTCAACATATCCATCTCCTTTATTAAATCTTCCGAAATCCTGAATAAGTTCTTCGTTAAAAAACTCTTGAGGATCGCCCGCTCTTTTGGTTGATTTTAATAAATCACAAAGAAGAGTCGAACCACTCCTACTTCCGCAGACAATTGTATATTTGGATTTCATATTTTATCTTTTAATCTGATTTACTTCTTTGAGTATATTTTGGACGAAGGTGTCAATTTTAATATCTTCTTTGTCCATGGTCTTCAAGTAAGCATTAGCTTCTGCCACTTTAGCGAATAGATCAGGAATCTCTTCAGGATGGTCGAAGAACAGAGGATAGCCCTCTCCAAGATATTGGACAGTTGCAGATATACGGTTTACAATGATCGGGGTGTTTGAAGCGATACATTCAAGAATAACATTCGATGCTGAACATTCAAAATACTCCACAACCACAACACCAGACGTTAAGATTTCATCATATCGGGAAGGTAGAACAAAGTTAATATTATGATCTTCGGCTAGTCTATAACCACATCTTGTATTAAAATAGTTTTCACTTTCGAAATCGAAAGATGTTTCGCCATGGTTAGACCAGTATTTGGAAACCTTTGTATCATAGTTTTTCAACCAAGTCATGTCCGACCACAGTCTGTTGAATGCAATATCATCAACATTGGGGATCTGTTCAATCAATCGAGTGTTTCTCAGATAAAATCCAATTTGATACGCTTGTTTATCCTTATTCCATTTTTCAATATCCCACTGGGGGTTGCATTCAAGTCCGATTGGGTGTTTCAAAGATACAACTTTACAATCTAATTTTTCTCTGAGCCATTCAGCCAGTTCGTCGGAAAGCGCGATAGCTACTTTGAGTTCTTTACAACTTTCTTTAAACTCTTCCATTTCGAAAACTCTATTTAGGTTTTCTTTATAATTTCCAAAAAGTGGGATATTTTTGGGGTGGTGGAAAATTGCAATCCAAGGCTCTCTATAGATGTCGGGGATTGGTTTATAACAAAAATTTTGTTCAAGAAAATCATCGAATAAAATACCGTCTACGGATTCGTAAATGGATAGATTGTTAAAAACCCAAGGCCAACCAGTTCTGTGCTGGCCGACACCGATTACATCCTTTTTAGCTCGAAGCAACTTATAATCGGTATAATAGCCGCCGTCATTATCTCCCGCGCCAGAACCGTTATTTGTGGTGTGTCCGAAAATTCGTAATATCAATTTATCTAAACAAGATATAATCCAAGAGTAAAATACACTTATCAGCGCCATCATAACCTTATATATTGCGCGACGACAAGTAAAACAATATATAAAAATTACTTTTATTTGACAATTTTTCAACCTCCGTTACACTCGTATAAATATGAGTGATCTTTTCCATGCCCCTATAAAGCCTTCCATAGTCCACTGTAGAGAGTTTCACGACATTTACATAGGGAGACCTTCTAAACGGGGTAATCCTTACGAGATAGGCAAGGATGGGACCAGAAAACAGGTCATTGAAAAATATCGAGAATTAATATTGACAAAGGGAGAAATATTAGATAGCCTGCATGAGTTGGAAGGAAAGGTGCTTGGTTGTTGGTGTAAGCCTGTCATGGAGATCTTCTGATAGAATTATTCAACAAATACGTATAAAATGAACCCTATTGATAATCTAATCATCAGATACTGTAAGAAAAACAAGAGGCCCTATAATAGTCTCCGAAAATTGATCGGTAGGAAGTGCGGCATGTATCCAGAACATATCGACGCGCAGAGTGTGTTATTCTGGTTAACTAAAATCGTCGATGAGTATAAACCTTACGAAGATATATTTTCCTTTATTCAGGACACCTGCCCGTCTAACGATGGCTACTGCGCAGATCACTTTATCGAAGAACGAGAGCACCCAAGAAGGATTATCTCTAGGTTGATTAGTCGTATCAGGTTGTTGCAAATTAACAAAATTGAAGGTTTTAGATCTTCTATTAAATTTAAAAGACATCATGAAACTGATTAAAGAAATTAAAAGAAAAGATGGGTTTGTTTTATTCAAACGTTGGCGGGTGTTAAATTTGGGATTCATGACCGTGGATACCCACGAGTTCTTTTTACCCCCAGATAGCGAGGATTTAACTTTTGATCGCGACCACTTCTTGCATAACCATCCACGGAGATTATTGTCATATATTATGGATGGTGGCTATACTGAAGAGTTTAAATCCGATATCAACTCAAAAACCGAAGTCAGGGAGATCGCTAAGGGTAAGTTTAATTGGGTTAGTCTTAAGTGCTTTCATCGTATCAAGAAGCTCCATTCACGATATGTGAGAACACTCATATTCACTTCTAATAATTTGAAAGATTGGGGATTCTTAGATGATCGCAATCCCGATGATTTGAAAATTATTTCTAACGAGGAATATCGAGAATTGAAGCCTACCGGATATTGGGATGAAGTTTACACTAAATAAGTAGTATGACTAAATTTGGTCAATGCATTTCTGGAATTTTATCGGAAGATACCTTCTATCGGGATGAACCCTCACTAAGAAAGAAAGGTGAGATTACTCCTGATATGGAACGAGATATAGTCGCATTAGTTCAGGATCATATGGATGATGATGAGATTAATGTTTTCATGACACACGGACAAACCATTAATGTTGGTTATAATAGAAAAACACCTACAAGAGAAGGTTGGAAAAATGCCAGATATTCCTATGATGAATTTTTAAAAAACGCAAAGGAAGAATGGAGATACGATATCGGTGAAATTATTGATAAGTTGGATTATAAATTGGGATTGGATTTTGAGATTAGTGGCATCAGACCTTATAGTTTCAGTTTAATGACAGTAGAATAATAATTAATAGTATGAGCTTCGACAACAAATTAGAAGAAATTAAAAACACCATCATAAAGGAATCTATCCATGCATGGGAGAGGGAACACCTAATCAAATACCCTTCTAAAAGAGTTGTCAGACCTTTAGCGGAAAGAGAAAGAGTTAGATTCCAGTCTGCTCACGGGGTCCAATCAGTTAGGGACAGTGAAAACAATGTTTGGAACGTTCGTAGAGTAGGTAGAAAAGGTGCTAATCTTTTCGAAGTTGGCGAGCTTTTAGGACAATTTAAACCTAGATAATAATGAATTTCGAAAAAACCTTACAGTCGATTGGATCGACATTACTCCAAGAATTTTCGCCAGATACACAATATCTAGAAAATGAGATCGTTGGTGTTCACTACGTTCTTGAGGGTGGAAAGTATAACGGGCAATGGTCTGTCAAAAAAGGAAATAAGGTTTTGGTGAGACCCGATGGCGATAAATTCAGAACTAAAGGATTGATTCTGGATGACTGTAAATTTTATATTGCACAAAATACCACGAAAACAATTATCGCTAAGAATACTAAAAGTGTGCAATCGCTAGTATATGGTAAGGTTGATGATATCGACCTAACAATGGATGAGATCATCGAAGAGATTCGTTCGAGACCATACGAGCCAATTACATACAATCCCTTTAAAGTTAAGGAGTATATTAAATCTCGCAGCAGAACACCAAATTACGACAATCCTGAATTTGCCGATAACGCAACAAGACAATCTGCTCATGCCAAATATGGTGGTGAGTTTGATGAGTTGTCGGATGACGCAAAGGTTAGCCGCATGGTGAATGATAAATTTTCCTGTGGTCGTTGCGATAGAGCAGTGTTCTTCTTCACAGAATCACCTGTGGAAGTATTAGAGTCTAATTTATACATGATCAACCCAAGACCTTGTGATGACGATGACGTTGTAAATATCGACACAAATTACAATGGGTCGGTTCCTAAGTTTGTGTCAAATTAAACATAAGTAGTAATATGGGAAAATTCAACACATATTATAATAATATGATAACTGAAAGAAGTAATAACGTAAAACGATACTGGTTGTTTGCGTTTAATGACTATGAGGCTGCGGGTGGTATGGATGACCTTAAAGGTAGATTTGATACTATAGAAGAATTAACAAGTTCTGAACTTTGGGGTAGTGTGAAAGAATATGATGGTTCAGACGATTACCATATCTATGATTCGTATGTTGGGGAAGTTGTGAAGAGGGCTTAGGATTTAACTCCAATTAAAATAATTCACAATTTCCTTGAAAAAGTGCAAACATGTGGTATAAGTAAAAACGTAATGAAGAACATCTTCCAGCAACAATGGCAACAACCCTATCCACCGATGGATGGGTCTAGAAATTGTGTGTAGTTGATAAACTAAATTACAATATTTCTTGACCCTACCCGTTCATTCGGTTAGGGTTTTTTTATAGACAGAAGCGGCGAGATTAAAATTCGTGTTCCCCTGAAAAGCAGGACGGTCGCTATAAAATAAAGTTAAAAGATTGTTGACACAATCGATTTTGAATGCTAAAGTTCAGGGGTAATGACAACTGAAGAAGTAGTAGAAACGTTGGAAGCAAATCACGATTTGAAATTCGACAAATCCGACTATACCCTTAAGACATACAAAAGTAGGCATTTTCGGATTATAGGTAATATTCTTCATATCAGTGATACTGACTTTGACCGTTGGGCCAATTCAGTTGAAAGTGAAATTGATTTTTCTAGAATGAAGAGTAAAAGATTTTTGAGAGATTTTGAAGAATTAATTTGAAAAAGCCCATGACACATGGTATTTTATATCTAATGGAAACTTTAGATATAAAAACTTGGATGTTGAAAGATGCTATTAAAAAATCAAAAGAACTTGGAGTTTTGAATAACTCTATAACTTCGGGTAAAGGTAATAGGGCTGGCTACTTATCGGAAGCAGCAATAGCATCACATGTAGGTGCTGATGTCGTTTCATGTGATGAAGGGTATAAAAAATACAATCATGATTTAGAGTTTAATGGGAAAACTATTGAGGTTAAAACCAAAAGAAGAACGGTTGACCCGAGACTAAATTATGAGGTATCCATTGCAAAAACTAGCTTGCATCAAAAACCAGAAATATATGCGTTTGCATCTATAACTTATGGATCTAAATCGGGTAGTGGCGTAAACGTAAAATATAAAAACCTTAAAAAATTGTGGTTGTGTGGTTTCATATCATCAAAAGAATTCTTTGAGAAAGCTAAATTTGTAGATAAAGGTGACGTAGATCCTTCGAATGGTTTCAGATGTCATGTTCCTATGTGGAACTTACCTATTTCCTTGTTATACAAGGGTATTAATTTTTAATAAAGTCTTCAAGCGAGAATGCTGACTTCAGGCTCATCCGAATAAATGAAGGACTGCTTGAGAAAGTTGCAACTTTCTCTTGTAATATTTGAAGATTGTAGTAATACTAATAGTAGTGGTGTGAGAGACCACACGAAGAGCCTTTATCGACAATATGATCGGACCAAATGTGGAAGCTTTGAGGCGAGTATGTAAAGCTTTGTCAGAGTGTAAGATTTATAGGAAAACTGAAGAGTTTGATAAATTGTGTGAATTTTAATTGTAAATGATTTTGTATGTGGCTGAGTGGCTTAAAGCAACTGATTTAAAAAACTGGTGTCCCTTAACGGGGACCGGAGGTTCGAATCCTTCCATATGAATTAAATAATAGTAGTGGTGTGAGAGAGACCACACAGAGAGTCGGCGTAATGGATGTGGTAAGCACCCAAACCGAGTGAACCAAGTAATGGCTCTAGCGTTAGACAGACGTATTATTCTCAACATATAGGTGTGGTCTAGTTTGGCTATGACGCTCGTTTTGGGGGCGAGAGATCGAGGGTTCGAATCCCTCCACCTATACCATATCGAGGGATAGTTTAAGCAAAATGACCACTGTAGAGGTGGCGATGTGGGTGTCAAATCCTACTCCCTCGACCATTTATTATGAAAGCTGGTAAAGTATGCACTAAAGAAGATCCCGATAAAGAAGCCCAAGTTCACCCCGATGTTGAATCGGTAGAAAATGGGAGTGATTATAAAGATTCTTATAGGTGTCTTAATTGTAGTTTATATTTTAGTGTAGAAGTTCCATGTTAAAAACACGGGGATTATTATAGTGGCAGAATGCTGAGTTTGGATTTCAGATGTCGCAGGTTCGATTCCTGTCGCCGTGACCATTTTATAGGAGAGCTAATATGCTCCTTTGAAGCACGGATGTTGTATCCAGCCCTATAAACTTTAAAATACGGCGCATTCGTATACTGGTTATTACTTTCGGTTTTGATCCGAAAAAAGAAGGTTCGATTCCTTCATGCGCTTCCAAAATAAACATTGACATCCTGAGAAACGGTGTTACTATAACGACATGAAGAAACGCTACTGGTTATTCAGCCTACCTTACGAAGAAACCTCCGCAGGAGGGATGGAAAATTTTGTAGCAGATTTCAACACTTTAGAAAACCTCAAAGGATCAAAATCGTTTAAGAAACACGTAAAACTAAAATATGCCGATCTTGAGATTTACGATCTACACGAAGACGAGATCATAGAATATCATTAACAATATGTAAGAGCGGCAACGATGGCGTGTTGCGGTGGATTGTAATCCCACTTCCTTCGGGAATAGAGAGTTCGAATCTCTCCTCTTGCACCAAATAATTCAAAACAGTGCTTGACTTGATATCGGGTTGAGTGTATGATGCGTTATATAGAGATGGGGCTTGTTGTTGGGCTGGCTGATAAGTCACCGGACATATAACCATCTCGAACATGTAGTGGCTGTTATAAGTGAGATAAGCAGATTGTAAATCTGTGGGCTTCGGCCTGTGTGGGTGCGTTACCCACCCGCTGCACCTTCAGGAGATAGCATAAGTTAATGCGCCCACCGTTGGAGGTGGGAGATGAAGTATCGAATCTTCTCGCCTGACCAAATATGTTGTATCAAGTCAATGATCCCTGCCAAAAAACCAATAAGACCAGATAAATTTATAACCTAATATGAACGATATAGAATATACTTGTTGGTGTGATTGGGTTCCTGATATGTTATCCAACAAAACTCCTTGGGTTAAATTGGATCAAAACACCAAAAGAGCATTCAGAGAATGTTTGGTTCCAGAAACTATTTATGATACTCCTATGACTTTAGAAGTTTTCGAATTTGAAAGTAAGAAATGGATCGAAGCGAAACCCTTCTTTTGGAACAATCATGTTTATAGACTTAAAAATATTTGGACAGAAGAGGAACATAGAAATATAGAAGAATACCACTTTTTAAAAATATAACAGGATTATAGCTCAATGGTAGAGCGGGAGTCTCCAAAACTCTGTCTCGTCTCAGTTCGATTCTGAGTGGTCCTGCCAATTAAACCCTTCGCGCCTCTTCTTGAAAGCGTAATTCGAGGGGTATATTTCCCCGTATAAATTATGACAAGAAGAAATTGGATACACTCTTTGTTGGCACCATTGCTGCCAACAATAAACATTAACCTTCCAATTGCAACGGGTAACGATAAAGGTTACACAATGTTGGATTATAAATGCCGAGTTAATCCAGACTATGATGGTGTGGGTATTGTATATCTACCGTATATACCGAAAACAGTAATGAAAACAGTTAAATTATGACAACAAAAGACCTACCTAAATGGTTTATAGACCTCCCATATCAAACTCTACAGGAAGGTGGAGATTGCTGCGTAGCAACTTTTGAGGGTGAGATATTTATTTGGGTTTATGATACAGGTGGAGTTGTAGCTATAGCCCCAGATCCAGAAGAAATGGGCAGGGAAGCTATTTGTGAAGTCACCATTCCAGAACGAGGTTGGATCGAGAATTTTTCCAAAAACGGTTGGAATAAAATATTTAAACCTTGACAATCCATTTAAACATGGTAATGTCTAATAATGCAACATGGCGTAACGTAACGCACCTTATAGGAATTAGTAGGATCGAAAGACACCGAAATTTACAGTCGTAACAGACGGGTAGGAGTGTGCCTAAACTCCATATCTGAGGTTAAAGTCCTCAGTGTTGCACCAAAGAAGCGACCTATCTTCTTGGTTTGTCGAAGGTGGGCAGAAGACTTTGAATAAAATTTTTCAACAAGGCGGTTATACATCTGAAGGAAACCCCTAAATTTTGTAATATGAAATCCAACAAACGCAGAACTAGTTAGCAGCAACTATAGAGTTCTTATATTTTATACTTTTCATAATTTTCTTTATAAGTTTTCATAAATTCAATCTGACCCGAAAAGCTACTACCCGTAGACCCTGAGAAGTTTTCAGAGTTCACACAAACAAACAAATCAACAACCGCTCTCTTGAGTGTAGTTTGCCTCAATCCATCCAGTGGTTTGAAACCGGACTTAATGATTCTGTCGCCAAAAAGATTAACACACTCCTCATATTTTTTAATATCATCAGTGGCAATAAAAATAGGATGTTCGCTATTATCCACCAATCCCACCAATTCCTCATTCTTAATTTCTGCCCATCCACTACGATCTGTCCCTCTCAAATGTATTGCATCATATTTATCGGGCAATTTTAAATCTTCTATAGCTTTTAATACCGAATCATTTGGTTCGAACATCTTAAAAACATCATACCCTAGATCTGGGTAATCTAGAAACGGGTTACAACCGTTATCAATGAGATTCATATTATCTAAATCCTTGGGGTGTATGTTTTCAAGAATAGGGTGCCCTTCTATTGCATTAAATACTTCGGAGAAATATCCGTTACAAGCTTCGTCTTGTTTCCAATAAATAAAAAATGGGCCAGTATACAAATTTTTAAACGTCACTATAGCCCTTAGTCTATTACATAGACCGCAATTTGCAGAAAAAACCAAATCCATACTATTAATTATGGATTGTATAACTCTTTCGAGGGACTAACTATATAGATGACCGAATTTGATAAAGCTCTGGACCTATTAACCGAAACACTTTTGTTAGAAAGAGAAAACGTTTCCAAAGGATGCGCCATGATTTTTTTTAAACCCAGCGTTCTAAAACAACTTCAGGATAAAATCGAAGAAGACGATCTTTATATAAAAGACGGTGATTTTGGTTTGGAGACTGAACCGCATGTCACTCTTCTATATGGATTCATTAATGATCCAGATCCCAAAGATATTATTAATCATATCGAAGAATACGATATCCCAGAGCATCTTTCTTTAGATGGCATTTCGCTTTTCGAAAATGAATACGATGTTTTGAAGATCGATATGAAGAAGGAAGGTTTTCTAACAGATGTTAATAAGTCTCTGAGGAAAGATTTCGAATATGAAAATGATTACGATGATTTTCATCCTCATTGCACCATAGCCTATATTAAGAAAGGTAAAGGAAAGAAATATGTTGACATGTTTAAAGATTTTGAACAGTCCGATTTTGAAGTGGAGAAAATCGTGTATTCGGATGCGGATATGAAGAAGACCACTTCTTTCGGACTTTGATCTTGACAAAAACTTTTCCCTATGGCAATTTGACCGTATGTCCGAAACAAAACAGACCCCCTCGATTAATTTTACCTACAATAAATATTGTGGTCGTGTTGGATTCTCCAATGCAGAGTCATGGAATTTTGAAAACGATAAACCCAAAGCAGGGTATTTGGAACTAGGGCGATGCCAATCAAAAGACCTACAAGTTAGACCTAGGGAGTTGGGTGAGTCGGTGATGTTGGCACATGAAGAAAGTGGTGAAGAATTTTGGCTACACCTTATTTAAATAATATACGAAGTTAATGGCATTGTAGCGGAACGGTAAACGCACGAAACAGATAGGCACTCGCGTCACCCAAAGGGTTCTCAAGAGCTGTGGAGTCAAACACTCACTGAGCCTACCAAAGTGTCCAAGGTTCGAGTCCTTGGCAATGCCCCATGTTAATAGATATAGCTATAGGTGATGCCTACGGATCTGGTTTCGAATTTGTCGATCCTAAAATAGTAGAGAAAAATAATACGCTTGAACGATATTATGCTCACCCAACGAGTGACCTTGAAGGAGGTCAATACACCGACGACACTCAGATGTCTTTAGCCATTGCGGAGCTGTTGATTGATGAGTCTGAATGGACCCCTGAACTCATTGCACAGAAATTCGTTGACGTGTTTAAGAGAGATCCAAGAGACGGCTATGCTAGGGGGTTTCAAGCTCTCTTGGAGGAGGTTGAAGACGGGGAAGAATTCCTTGAAAAGATCAAACCAAAAAGCATGAGGAATGGTGCTGCAATGCGCTCAGTCCCTTTGGGATATATCGAAGATATCGACGAGCTACTCCATAAGGCCGAGATGCAAGCCAAAGTTACTCACGACACACCTATTGGTATTCTTAGTTCACAAGCAGTTGCTTTGCTTTCACACTACTCTCTCAGAACTAATCCGTTAGGTTATAATTTTATTAACGAAGACGGTCATGTTAAATTTTTAAAGAAGCATATCGGAATGGAATTCTCTTCTTCTTGGATCAAGAAGGTTGGTTGTGATGCATACGAAACCGTTGCTGGAGTTATCACGGTTCTGTCACACTCCTACAGCAGGAATGAAATCTTGACTAACTCGGTAGCCTTAACTGGGGATACTGATTCAGTAGCTTCAATTGCAAACGGGATTTTTAAATATCCCGTATGGCTAACCGCCAAAAACGATTATGACCTTCCTAAATTTCTCCTTAAAGATTTGGAGAACGGGCAATATGGTAGGAATTATATTTTAGCACTTGACGTAATGTTGAGATTACATTTTATTGATGGTGGCATACAGCAGCGATTTTAGAAAGAGGTAAACCCCATTTTGTAATTATAAACATGGTTACAAAATTCGAAGAACTTATCAATAAAATATTATCAGAAGAAGTAATAGAGGATTACAGATCGGGTTGGAATGCTGATGCCACTCCTGCCACACAAACTATTTTTAAGAACCCGACATCTAAAGAAATTTTATACGTTATAAAGATGTATAAAGAGAAGCACGATATTAAATACGGCTTACCTCCAATTAGAGGAATCTTCAACATACTAAATGGAGAAGTCGTCATGTGGACCGAGGAAATGGTGATGCATGGAGAAATGAGAAGAAAATTTGGTTTGAGTTACGAAAATTGTGTTGACTTTTATTTGAACTCCAAGTTTTATGTGAGGTTCCAAGATGTTAAGCATATGACCAAAGAAAAAGTTAAAAAATTTACTGACAGCAACTGGTTCAAAGAACTAAATCTAAAGCTACTTGATTAGGTGTCACCACAACAGAAATTTAAAAAGAGGTGGGACAAAATGTCACCCCTACAAAAAGAGAAGCACACCAAAAGAAAGGAGAAAAGTAAAGCCAAAAAGAAAAAACTTTTCGAGGCTAAACTTCTCCACTTTAAAGAATGTTGCCACGGCAATATCGTCGAATGGGGTTGCTACTGTTCTTACGGCTGCGATGCTTGCCATATTACCAAAGCATGTTCCGAGTGCAATCGCCCCTACTGTGACGATACCTTAAAAAATTACGAAAAGACCTTGACTCAAAATGAAAAATGAGTTAAGGTCTTTTCGTTATGAAAAAGAAATTCAATTGGTCGGAGTTCAAGACAGTCACTCTCGAAGAGGGTAGGTTGCCCCTCGCGGTGTGGGTAACAGATCTCAGATCTGGTCGGAGAAGCCTTGCTCACGCGGAAGCCTTCGATAAGGACGAGGAACCATACGAAGTCTACAAGAACTTCTTCAGTCCTTATGTTCCACTCACTGAAATATTTGCATGTTGGGTGGATAAGGCTGGTCGCTTCAATTCACTACAGCGTTAAAGTGTATTGTTTAAAATAAACCTTGACTTAAACTAAAAAATAAACTAATATCTCGTCGTTATGCAAAAGCTACCTTCCAATAATCACACTGTGGTTCGTTCACAAGAATTTGAACGTCACACTATGGGCGTCGCTCCAGAGAGCGTTAACCAAATCGCTGGATATCTACGAGATGGGATTTACTCAGATAGTATTTTAGCAAGTATTCGCGAATACACCACCAATGCTCTAGATGAGCATATCAAGCTCGGAATTACTCGACCTGTTGAAGTTCGTTTGGATAAAACCGAACTGAGAATCAGGGATTTTGGTCTCGGTCTTGCCAAAGATCCTATGTTCAAAATCTTTGGTCAACTTGGAATGTCTGGAAAGCGGGATGATAATACTCAAGCGGGTTGTTTTGGAATTGGCTCTTCGGCAGCGTTCAGTTATTCAGACTCATTCACTGGAGTATCTATCCATGATGGGGTCAAAAGTATCTACGCTTTCATCTTGGAAGATGTTGATGGTTGTAGTGTCCCTACCGCTAACCTGATTTCGGAAGACTTTTGTGATGAACCATCTGGTATTGAAATCACAATTCCAATCAAAGAAGGTGATTACCATAATTTTCTTCAAACTGCAAAGCATTTCTTCGTTGCAACATTTGCAAATATCGATTTCCAACATTTTGATGATGAATGGACGTCTGTTGATTTGACATTTAAAGATATACTTTGCGAGCACGAAGTTACGGTCGAAGGCTATAAAGTTCCGTTCAAGATTCATGAAAACTCGTATATGGACCATGCGTCTGTAAAAATGGGACCAGTTTGTTATTACTATCATTTCCCCGAGATCCGAAAACAAATCAACGCTAAAATTATTGTTGATGTTCCTATTGGTTCCATCGATTTGGCGATTTCTCGGGAAAGTATTAAACATACCCAAAAGACTAGGATCTTTATGGACAAGGTCGAAGCGGTTATTGTCCAATACATTGACGATCTTATTAAAGAGTTTGCCGCAGACCCAACCCCTCTGGATATCTTCCTTTCAGATCAAGGCGAGCTACCCCAAGGTAACGGTTGGTTCAGACCAAAAAAAATCAAAGAGCATATCGTTCTAGATAATCCTCTAGAGTTCATGAAAATTAATTCTAGTTTCTACGAAGAAATGTCTAAGTCTTGGTCTACAAATAAGCGGCTTGTGCCTCACAGTAAAAACATATACGACCATAATATTTGGGAGCATATTGTAATCATTGGAGAAAAAGCTTTCGGGGATAAAAAGCTTTGCCATTTCGAAAAAACCTTCAACATTCTGACAAAGAGATGTCTGTTTATTAAAGGGAATCGTTCTCCTGATGAGATCGATGAGAGCGTCCGTGAGCTTGTTTTGGATCTTCGCGATTACGACTGGCCGAAAGCTCCACGGCAGGTCAGAGACGCGAGCCAGCGGACTCTTAGGGCTAGATTGTCTGGTAATAAAAATTATTCATACCTCACCGAACAACGATGGGTCGATACCTATGGTGATTTGCCATCTGGTGGATTTATTGCTTGGGCAACAGATACAGAAATCCGTAATAAGAGTTATCGCGGAATCGGTGTATTTGTAGCCGATACGAAACGGGCAGAAGCTTTCGCGAAAAAACAAGGATTCGTCCATATTGACAAATGGATCAAGGACAACGCCAACCATTATAAAAAAGAAATCGAAATTAACTCCAAAGGAACTTATTTTACAACATTGCCTTTGCCTATTCAAAACTGTTTCGATAAAAAACTCTTTGAGGGAAAGCGGGTTTCCTTGGAGGCTCAAGTTGCTCAAGCATTTATTACCGAAAAGATTGAGATACATCTTGACAAAAAAGCCAAGAAGGTGCATGATCTCATCCGCAGGGATACCCTACTAGGGGCTGCATGTAAACTCTTACAATACTGTGAGTTTCTAGTCCCTCCAAAAGTGAAGAAGCAAATTATCGAAACAATCGAAAAACTATAACAAAATGAAAAACATTTATATTAACGAACGCACCCTAGTATGGCTAGAGGATGGAACGCAATACGCAGTTCCCAATGACCATATTAATATTGGCCCAATTCAAGAAATCCTTGACGGGGATGACGAAGCTAAATTCTTATCTCTCCTAGACGGTCGCAAACACCGAGAGACAGAGATTGATACCAGCGGATTGGTATTTGAGGATGAAGGGATTTTATTCAACGGGGTAAAACTGCACGGTGTCTTGGTTGAGACTATTGAAGCCCTAATTGACGGCGGATTTCCTAATCTGGACGGAATGAAAAACTTCTTGGAGAATCTTCTTGAGAATGAATCTGAAAATTCGGTTAGCGAGCTTTACGAATTCCTTTCATATAAACAGCTCCCTATTACTGAAGATGGTCATTTCTTGGCCTACAAATCCGTGAAGGGCAATGGCTATTCACACCACGGAAATACTAAGGTCACTGTTACTAGTGGTGAAGTTGATGATGATGGACATATCTTGAACGAGGTTGGTGCTGTTATTGCAGTTCCTCGCGACGAAGTTGATGACAACCTCTCGGTTCACTGTTCAACTGGATTGCATGTCGGTTCACTGGATTATGCTAAAGGTTTCGGGTATAATGATTCCAAACTTCTTATCTGTAAGATCGATCCTCGCGATGTTGTCTCAGTTCCAAATGATTGTAACTGTCAGAAAGTTCGGGTTTGTCGATACGAAGTGGTTGATAACTTCTCCGAAGAAATTGTCGAGCCACAAGTCAAAGTTGAAGACAACGGTGTCGAAGACTCTTGTGCTGAAATTAGAGAGACTGCTGAAATTAGAGAGACTGATGAAGTTAAGGTTCAAAGTTACCTTAATAACAAAATCGAGGATGGTGTGGAATCTGTGACTCTTAAACAGATCCAAAGCTCCTTCTCACCTAAGACTCCACCGATTCTGACCGTGTTGAATATCATTAATCACCTACCTTCAAATGGTGTTGACTTCGTTCTTGAATTTAACGCTAATTCAACGGGAAAGTCGATCATCCGATTCCGATAAGTAACGGTATGTTAATGTTATCCAAATGCCCTTGCTGCCACTCATCCACATTGAAGATGAGTGGCAGCATAATTGGCTGCTCCGATTGCAGCTATACGAGCCATGCTTCGGATATAGATGATATAACTGAAGAAGATGATTTAGAACTTGATTCCTTAGAAGATAGGGATATTCTAGATTTAGATGAGTGCTGATTATATTCAATCCAGATTAGACCCAACCATTAAAACCGTTTCTGTTGATTTTGGTGGCGGTAATATCTATACATATAAAACTCGTTTAGATTTTGAGCCACAGGATTATGGTTTGGTTCGGGTTGACCATGAGATTGCGGTTGTCGAAATTAAAGAGATCCATGACAACCCCGTAACGGAACCATCGGCCACTTTGCACCAATGGGTGTTCCAGAAAGTTGATCAGTCTTTGATTAACTCATTGGAACGTGGTGACAAGATATTCCGAGAGGCTATCAAACGAAAAGATGCAGACGGCAACCCCAAATTCAATAACGAACAACTGAAGTCAACTTTTATGACATACAACAAATCTTTTAAGAAAAAGGAAAAGTTTGTTGTTGACGATGAACCGACTATGTTGTAGTTTAAATCCATAAACGATGGAGTATATCTAATCAATACCAATTTCAATATGAATACAAAAAATAATAAACAAACAACTAATGACTTAACCGAAACCAACCAAGGTAGCGGTAGTGAGTTAGATACTGCGTCTTGTTCGCTATCATTTAAAGATAATGTCCGATTAGCAGTTAAACGACTAGAAGTGGTTGAAAACTTAACCAATCCAATCCCCGAAGAAACACTATTCAACGGGAGTGACGAATCTAATAAACTTAGAACTGATGCTTCCTATGAACTCGAAAAAGTCGGAGAATGGATGGATGAACACACTAAGAATCTAGCTGCTAAAGAAGGGATGACTGTGGATGAATTCACAGCTACTTACTCTTCTCGATCTCTAGCGACTTAATGAGACTTACGTTCTTGATTCAATTCAAGCCACTCTTTAGGGGTGTAATCTTCTTGCTCTAAATCTTGTATTTGCTTCTTAACGATTGCGAGATTCTCACGAAGAGTGCGCTCCTTTAGTTTTGGTTTTTCTGGCATGAGTTTAGTTGGTTGGGGTTTCCTAGCGAACGTCAATGTGGAGGCGCGATCTAAACCGAACTCCGTTCGGAATCTAAACGCGATAATACATAAACATAAACTAAGCTAGCGGTAGATCGTCGCTCTCCCACGCCTTGTTGTCTCTTCAAGTTTTTAGTTGACAAGTTTGATGTGACCACTAATTAAAAATATGAGCCAAGAAGCAATAATCAAAGAAATAAGATCTTCTGCAAAAGCAGGTATTGATTTGTGTGACAATATGTTGAAGAGAACTAACCTTCTTTCTGATCTTGTTCAGAATCAATTAGATCAAGAATCTCGTTCTCCAGAGAAACCAAGTCACGATAAAAATCCATAATTTCCTTTTCATTAGATTTGATGGCTTTAACTACTTTCATCAAGTCTTTGGGATTTAGGTTATTGTATTTTGACTTTTGGGCAGCACCTAAAGATTTTCTGGAAATTTTAATACTCTCCTTGAGATCCGAAAATTCGGCTATTTTTGTTTCTAGTGACATAGATTTTTAATTTCTGAGACAACGTCAAAGTGGAGGCGCGTTCTAAACCGAACTCCGTTCGGAATCTAAACGCGATCTAATATAAAACAAACTAAGCTGGCGGTAGATCGTCGTCCTCCCACGTCTTGTTCTAATCCATTAAATTTCTTGTGAATTTAAACGTCAGCCATAATTAACTTTATGGCTGACGATCCACAAGATTATTTGAGATTCAATATAGGCTCCATCGATGGGCTTATAAAACAAAAATTAAGTGCTGAGTTTCCCGATGTAACCCAAAGGGGTTCTTCTGCAACTATTTTGTCCGAAGCAGTTTCTTCGGTTTTTTCGCTGTTGATGTTCCAATTAAATAGGACTGCGGCTAATAGTTCATTTACAAAGACCAATTCCGTCGAATCACTAATTAACCAAACTAAAATGCTTGGTTATAATCCGGTGGGACACCAATCGTCTTCAATGTTCTTGGATATTGCTACATCTAGAACACTAAGCTTTATAACATACTCTATTCCTCGCTACAGCTCCATAGAAACGTCTTCGGGGCGGTTCTCTACGGATAGAGACCTAACGTTCACTAACGAGTTCGCCCACGAATCTACGGTGTTTGAGGATCAAATATTTCGAGGCGGATCTTATGTCGAATATCCTATAATTCCCGCTACTGGTGAAAAGAATCAGAAATATGCTATTTTTCGTGGAGACAACAAAATCGATCATAATAGTGTCGATGTCTATATTAAAGAACCTAGTGGTCAATGGGAAGAATTTGAGCAGGTTGATAGCCTATTCCTTTCTAGTGGTAGTGATAAGTCTTTCGAATCTCGTTATAACGACAGAGGCTCTTATGATATAACATTCGGCGATGGTATTAACGGTTATAGCCCCCCAGCCAATTCCGAAATTGCGATTTATTATCTTTCGGTAAACAATGATATTGATGTTATTGCGTTGGGGGCGGTCGAATCGGAACCTTTAGGTAGATTGAACACCACCCGTTTCAATTCTATTCTTTTGGATGTAGTGGATACAACCAAATCACTATACCTTAACGATCTTGCGACTTCTTTTGTTGGGTCAAACACATCTACATCCACACCCAAGTCAGATCCTGAAACTGTTGCAGAGATCAGAAGAAATGCACCTTCAACGTTTAAATCCCAAAACAGGCTGGTCACCGGAGAAGATTATCGGAGTTTTGTTTTGAATAACTTCGCCCACTTCGTTTCGGATGTGTTAATACTCTCAAATGAGGAGTATCTTGAAAACTACATTAAATATTATACCAACTTAGGCTTGGATAAACCCTTCGAAGAAAATCGCGCATTGTTTAATCAAATATACTTCTCTAGTTCTGTAAATTTTAATAACGTATACCTATTCCTAATTCCTAAAAACGGAAATTATATTTCCAACGTCCAAAAGCAATTAATTGTGGATAAGATGGAAAAAACCAAAACCCTATCTGCCGAGATTATCCCATCGGATGCGATTATCATAAATTTTGGTATTGCCACACCCATAGATTCTATCCTTTTCACAGACTTACAGAGTAGTGGACTAACAATCACCAAATCACCAAACACAAACAGAAGTGAGGAAGATTTAAAACTAGAAGTTATCAACAATATCGAATTATACTTCGCGGAGAGGTCGTTACTATTCAACCAGACAATAGACGTTTCGCAAATTAATAGTAAATTACTTTCCATAGACGGAGTTCGAGGAATCGAAACATATAATGGCGATATTGTAAATTCTGGATTAAGTTTGTATGAATGGAATCCGTCATACCCCGAAAGGATCTCTAGCGCCCCGCCAACCAATGTATTTACCGGTATATTCGTTCCTCGATTTGTAAAGGACGATATTCTTAATCAAATCAATTTTAAATAATGTCTAATAATACCCTAATTCTTTCTGGAAGAAATTATCTTAGATTTCCTGTCAATGAAGATTTCTATCCAACCAATACGATTTGTATTGACTTCGATTTGACACTTCGTAGTTGGAATCAGCCCAATAGTTCGCAGATTGTTGGAAATTTCGATAACCAAGGTTACGGGGTGTTCTACCAAAACGGACTTGAAGAAATTTCGAACCTGACGATTACCGATTGCGGGAATAACCATTTATCCTTTTTCAACCAAGAAGGTAAACTATTATCCCAACGCGATTTTCCCGATCAAGAAAATCCTATAGAAATTTCGACACAAACCATCGACCATTTCGGTAACAAGTATTATTACGATCAAGGTAACAATAAAGTTTTTAGATTCGATACTAATAATATTCTTGTAAAAGAATTTACCCTTGTTGGGGAGTTGTTTGAAATCATTACCATTAACATCGATAGCGTTGGTGACGTATATTTCCTAAATTTGGCGGAAGATCACATATTAAAATATACAAATGCAGGTTCATATGTTTCTACTATTGCATTAAGTCAAAGTGGCCATACCAATTTTGTAATCACTAGTCAGGATGAGATAAAATCATTTTACTCCAATAAAGGAACGCCTATGTTGACAGATTGCGAAGACAATCATTATAACTTATTCGGAAATACCATCTATAAGAATGGTAATGGGTTTTTCTTTGCCAGTATTAAAACGGATACTTTCGGAATTGATGTTAATGATGATATATGGATAGTATACCAAGGGAATAAGCTTATCAAAATGGATAAACGGGGTAGGGTTATATTTAACAAAGAATTTCATAACATTAAACCGTGTATTACCGATCCATGCGATAATACTAAAAAAGGAGTTAGTATATCGTTCACCAGAAAACTTACTATAGATGGTTATGAAGAATATACTTGGGTTGTATTAGAAGAATCCAACTATGCTCTGAAATTAAATGGCAATGCCGACATTATTGATTGTATCTTGTTGACTAATTTGTTGGATGTTGAAAGATATCCCGAGACTTCATTTGAGAATGTAAGATTTTGTGCAAACGGTGATTTTACTTCATTCAGACACAAAAAAACCTACAGTGTTAACTGTGCAAACAATAATGATTCTAGGATTGTAGCTAGAGTCGCTATTGTGGATGCTTGTGATGGTAATGTGAAATATAGAACCTTATCACACGATGTAACCTCTCTAACAGGAACACATAATTTCAAGTTTCTGTATAACGGTCTGGACGGACAAGGTAAATTATTTTTAAACGGTAATGTTGTTGATTCTTTCGAACAATCCGGTGTTATATTTTACGACGATGAAAACAGCAGACCTACTTTGATTGGTGCTGACAGTGGAAACTTCAGAGCGAAGAAGGAAGAGCTAGGTATCGAAGATCCGGTTTTCTTTAAAGGCGTTATTGATAATTTAGCTCTATCCAAATCATTTAATACATTTTCACAAAAGAAAAGAATATTGGGCCCAATCAAAATGGAGCTTCCCACTAAATACCCCGTCTCTTTCAAAGAAGATATCGATCTATTCTATATGTTTAGACCCACCGGATTTAAATCTTCTCGGTTCAATGTAAACCTAATTAATAGTGGGTTTGAAGACCCAGAAGATCAATTAAAAATCAGTGAAGAGGTTTTTGATGTTGTGGAACAAAATGTTCCTGTTACCAATATTATAAATAAACTAAACTGGAAATCTGATTTGAAAATCAAAGATCTCCGTGAATACTCATCATAAATAATATGCCACTCAGAATCGACAATCAAATAGGATACGCAAAGTTAGACTCTTTTTGTTTTAAAATAAGCGGTGATAATCCGCCACAGACTCTACTAGATTTCGGGGATGGTAATACGGCAATGGTTGATAGCCGTAGTGTTATTTCACACACATACGACACCTACGGCACTTTTAAAGCTTGTCTTAGGACTTGTGAGGAAAATGCCAATGAGGTCTTAGACTGCATTGTAGTGGCAGTAAAGCCATACGTTACAGACTCTATCAAATTTGAAGAGTATCCCGAGGATGGATTTGCTTCTGTCGATGACGGTATGAACTTTAAAGTTTATGTTACCACTAATTGCCCTCCCCCTATCAGAGTCAAGCTATCTGTAGACAATACGGTTTCCCCGCCTGTAGAGGATCTACCAGAAACACCATTTCAGCATTGTTTACCGCGACATTATTTCACGACAGACGAAACATTTGATTTCAAAGAGGGCGTAGTTATATTAAACAATCCTTCTAAGGTATTCGTCAATGGACAGCTTTGCGGCTGGCGCGATAGTTTTTGTTTTGGATATTATGACGACTACCCTTCAGAGAAGAGCATCACTGCTGTATTAGAAAGAACCTGTGAGGAGTGTTTTGAGATTGATTGGAGTGTTTGCGACCCCGTGGAAAATTGTTACATTAATGATGAAGGATACCTACCATTAATTGACGATGATATAGGAATTTAAGCTTGCTTTGCGGTGGTTGTGTGGTAATTAATACCAATGATAGGTATCACCATCTCTTCACCCAATTATAGTAATTCGGGGATTGCGGAAGAAGCGCGAAAACGATTTATGCGGCACACAGGTCTCAACTGTTTTGTGTTGCATACAACACACGAACGAAATTATACTGCCAAGTTACAATTATCTAGTATTCCTAAAAAAGGGTCGGTTGTATTTTTCGATGCAGACCTTTGGTTTATGAAAGATGTTGATCTCTCGCCTTTCGATGATAAAGAGGAATTTATCGCAGTTAAAGATTGTGACGGCCATCCGTATAATTGCGAAACTTGGCCCGATGCCTTTTCATATAAAGATTGTAAAAGATTGGGCATGGATACCTCCAAATATTTCAACGGAGGCTTTATGATTTTCAACCACCGTCATGTAAAGATCTTCGACGATGCTCTGACGCATTTAAGAACCAAACCTGAAGACTTCTCGGACTTTGGAGAGCAATCGGCGGTTAACTATGCAGTTCAGAACTCAGGCGTAGAGTTAAAACTATTGCCAGTAAACTACAATACTATGATTGGAGGGTCTATTGATATTGAAGATCTTTGTAGTGACCCATATGCGATTCATGCTGCGGGGGTTCCGTTTGAACATAAGTTGGATTTATTGAACTTTATTATTGAACAAGACTTAAATAATACTAACGAAAAAGATTAAAATGAGTAAAGATGTTATAGCGATAATTAACGATTATCCGACCCAAACTAAATTTAGGCGAACTTGTATTAATTCTATTAAACAATATGCCCAACAAATAGGCCGCCCGATTATAGAGTATAAGACCGAAGAAATTCAATTTGAGGGGGCTACCCCACACTGGAAGAAGATTTCTTTAATTAAAAGCTTTGTGGAAGACCCGCAATTTGAAGAGTATGACAATCTCTTATATATTGATACTGACATTTTCTTCAATAAGAAGTCTTCAATAGACGGCCTACCAAACGAGAACAATATATTCTACTGGTTCCACAAACAAAATGTAGACTTCATGGCTGTTGGTGATTTTTGTATGCATGAAGAGTGGATTCAGGATTTTAGGGGTGAAATACTTAAACATTACCAACTGGAGTGTCCGCATTTTTATAGTTACTTTAATTCTGGAGTATTAGTTTTAAATAAAAAAGCCGCCAAAGCAATCTTGGGTGTTGCAATTCAACATCCCCCGATAGAATCACTACGAGGCTCCAATTATGAGCAAGGATATTTCAATTTTCTAGTAATCAAATCAGTTCTAGAAGAGGGTATGCGGTATCGAGAGCTAGGGACTATGTGGAATAATATAGTTCTTTCCGAGGGCAATTGTAGCTTGGGTATTTTTAACCATTTTGCCGGACCGTTTGAATTTAAACTAGAGCCATTTAGGAAAAGATGGAATGTGTGATATCATCACGAACAGCTAGTGTATTTAAATGATCGATGTTTTTTACAGTATAACCAAACTGTGCTATGATTTGGCGATAGTTTGGTTCCTTGATGTGTTCATGTTCAAAGTAAATTTCTTGTGGTCTAAATGTCCTAGACGATAGATATTTTCTTATGATATCATAGTCATAACCCTCCGTATCAATATAAAGATATTTTGCGTCGGGTAGTAGAGAAGCATCAAGTGCGTCTACAACCTGTTTTTCAATTTCAGTAATTCCGAATGTTGCAGCATGTTCTTCATAAATAGAAGCTAATTGGTTGCTCCAGCTAATTTCTGAGTCTATCGGCAAAAACATCGTGCAAGAATTAGTATCATCACAAACTATAGCTTTTTGGACTACTTTTATGTTCGGGTTATCTTTATAGAATCCTTCACAACATATGAATAGATTCCCAATCGGTTCGAACAGAAGACAACGACTGACCAGATTTCGAGAGATGAGTGATGAAACGTGATCATCTCCGATATGAGCACCTATCTGAATAAGATCCAATAATTCTTCTTTGTTATTCATTGATAATACTGGCTAAGTTTACTGTTTCCACAACACTCTCTTTAACTTCAAAATAATTAAAGCTGGTATCTCGGCTGATTTGGATATGTAAGTGATCGTATGGGATTTTGTTAATACCCTCTTCTTTAAGAATATACGCAGCCAAGCTTGATGAGATCACATATGCTGGTTGAAGAAGCGAGGTCTCATTACAAAAATCAAAATCTTCATTGTAATACTCGCTGTCTACCTTAGTCCATTCTCTCACAAATTCGATTCGGTGGAGTTGTAAGTGGTCAAGCTCTTTTGGTATTTTCTCTAGGCAATTCTTTAATTTATTTACATCAAGAATATTAAAGTCATCCTCAAATACCACCCCATAAGAATCCCCACTGTCCACAATCTGTTTAAGAGCCATCAAATGTCCGTGGTAGCAGCACTTCTCCCCGAGGGAAATCGGACAACCCCAATACCCCTCCTCGTGCGAGAGAGTGCCTTCAGGGATCAACTTTTTATCAAACGAATTAATCCTAATGATAGATTCCCCCAGCACAGTTTCTTGTTTTTCTATGTTTTCAAGTCTTCCGTTGCGAGGGACCGAAACTACATAATATTTCATATTTTTATTTATCAACCTGTTAGTAAATTTCAATAAAATTTTATTGAAATTTACTAATTATATGTGATATGAATGATATTAAAGATACCACAGAATTGATCAGTCTCATTGCGGTTTTGGCAAAAGCTTTTAACGAAGCTAATGCTGATGGTAAAATAGATGCGCTTGATCTCGCAGTTTTGATTCAAGTCATCCCCGCCATTACCCCCGCACTTGAGGGTATTGCATCTATCCCCGAAGAACTCAAGGATCTTGACGATGCTGAGATCGCTGAGATCGCCGATGCCGTAAAGGGTATCGTTGGTGAGATTGCGGGTGGAAAGTATATTGACGTTGCAGAACATGCTCTTAAGGCTGGTTCTGCAATCTTTGAGATCGTTAAGATTCTCAAAGCCTAATTAAAACCACTATTAACCTAACGCAAAAGGAGGCTCGTTTGAGCCTCCTTTTTATAATTAATGTTATGGGAAATTTCAAAGACTATTTCAAACTATTAACAGAGTCGAGCGGCAAAACACATATCAGTGTTGACGTTCAACCTGCTTATGAATTCCCTTTTGATATCGTATCATACTACGAATGGTTGAACGATACTTTCGAGGAAGTTATCGTTTATATAAATGGAGAAGAGTTGGGATTTCCCTCTGCCGACGAACACAAAAATTGGTTATATGATGAAGGTGTCCCTGAAGAAATAATCTTTGATTCCAAATTCGAATACAGGGAGAAGGGTTATGCCTTTTTTAGAGCTTGTATGGATGAAGGGATTGAGAACTGTTTAGTTGACATTATCCAGTTTATGTTTGAGAGAGAAATTTACGATTCCCGCTCATTGGAAGATGAGCACTTCGAAGAGATCAAAACTGGTTATGAGAACTGCGATGAAATTATTGACTTCCTGCAAGACAACGAAGACATGATTAATATTCCCGATCTAATGTTCGATCTACAAAAAGATCGACTCCACGGAAAACAACTTAGTGTTTCCGGTGGAGCCGATACTGAATGTTTGGAAGAAATTAGATTAGCATTGAGAGCATTGAAGGTTAACTTCACTGATGACAATGACTGGATCTATTAAAGTTGTTTTACGAACGCATCATATAGATTAATTTCCTTTTGGCATGGTGGTGGATCACTCTGGAATTTTGTCAAGTGATATTCCAAAGAACCTTCACTGAGCCACTTCAAACGATGCTTTTTTTCTTCGATATTTTTGGCACTAGAGAATAGCTCTCCTTTTTTGCCTTGGGTTTCAAACCATTTGAAGTCTTTAGATTTCATAACAAAAAGATCTTAACCCAAATGTTAATTTAAGTCAAGATCTTTCTGCGTCTATTTCATATTAAGAGTCAAGTAGTTCTTGATACGCTTCAAGAAGCCATCGTGAGGCTAAACCATCGTCGAAGGTGAATCCTTGCTTGTCCACAAGTCCTTCCACAACGTCTACCTGTTCTTTGCACAACTTTGTCACTTGTTCTACTGTAAAGTTCTCAGGATTGGTTTTTAGTTCCAAGCACAGAGCATGAACTGGAGTTCCGAGCAAGTCTACTGGATAGTGTCCTGTCTCGAAAAAGGTTCCAGCACAATAAGCGAGTCGAACCATATGACTTACGTTTTTAGGTGAGAAGCCATATTCAACCAAGCAAGCTTTTCGCTTACCGCCAAGCTTACCAGTTCTTTCACCAAGAGCCAAACGAGATTCGTTATGAGTATAACCTCTAAGGCTAGCTAATAGTTTACTACTGTTAACAAACCAATGTTTGTTACGTTGTAGCGATCCGAAAACCTCAGAGTATTCTGAGAAAGCTTCGCGAGGCGCAAAGAGACATTCCAAACTATTGGTGTTGGTTTTCTTCAGAAGCTGAAGAAAGTATTTAAATTCATAGAAAGAATAATCTTCTGTCTCTGAAGTTTTAACTTTGGATTCATCTTTCTTGAATCCAAAAAATGAACTCAGATCAGATGTGAGATAAACTCCTCGCTCATCCAAATCGGAGGCGGGAGTGTTGAGGGAGTATAGGTGTGAACCTCCCAGATATTTGCATAAAAATTTCATTGTAATATTGTTTCGATTAATTTTTTAAGATAGCCCCAAAACCCTCTTTTCGGTTTCTGATAGTTTTTTGAGGGCTTGTGTTTTTATTTCACGGTCACTTACGATGCCACCAAAATACACTGGTGATACTCGCTG